AAATAGGTTTGCTGGTCATATAGATCCTTAAAGTGGGTTTGATTAGAGGTCCTGGATATTTCGAGTATCGCGAGGCCACTGTTTATTTAATGGAATATAATTATGAAAACAATTGATCGTTCAATTACTGATATTATTGATACAGAATATTTAGAATATTCAATGTATGTGCTTGAGCAAAGAGCTATTCCATCAGTGTGCGATGGATTTAAGAATGTTCATAGAAAATTAGTTTATGCCATGCTTACTGAACATATAGGCAAAAAAGTAAAATTGGCAGATTTATCTGGCATTAGTAAGTTTAATTATCATCATGGCGAATCTTCTGCAGCCGGTGCTGCAGTAACATTGACCGCGGATTGGAATAACAACTGTCCTGTATTTACTGGTCATGGTAATTTTGGTTCTAGATTAGTTCAAGAAGCAGCGGCGCCTCGTTATATTTTTGTTACATTATCTCCTGAATTTAAAAAGTATTTTATCGACACAGAAGTCGCTCCTAAATCTTTTGATGAAGAGAATCCAGAGCCGGCGCATTATCTTCCAATTATTCCATGGGTTATAATTAACGGAATCTCTGGAATCGCCGTCGGTTTTGCATGCAATATTTTACCGCATTCGATTAAATCCGTCACTGCATTAGTTAAGTTGTATCTAAAGAATCCACAAAAGTTTCTTAAAGACCAACCGGTTATTCAGCCGACGTTTCCATATTTCAAAGGTGAAGTAGCTAAAGAATCCGATGATGGTTTGTCTTGGTCTACTACTGGCATCATCGAGTACATCGGCAAGTATACATTCAAGATCTCGGAATTACCGGTCGGATATGATCGCGAGCAGTATGTTAATATTCTAAACAATCTGGTCGACGCTGATAAGATTAAAGATTATGAGGACGGCTGCTCCGAGGATGGCTTCGGATTCTTAGTAAAAGTATCTACCGCGCAGAAAGAGAAGATCGATCTCGATCCGATTAAGTATTTTAAATTGCGCAAGAATCATACTCAGAATTTGACTACGCTTGGCGTAGATGGTAAATTGAAGATCTTCAAATCCGTCGCCGATTTGATTGCTTATTTTTGTGATTATCGACTACAGAAATTTGCAGACAAGATTCAATACGAAAAGAATGAGCTAGCTCAGAATATCGAAATCTTGACCGACAAGGTGAAGTTTATACAAATGGTGATCGATGGCAAGGTTAAATTCAAACAGCTTACTAAGCAGCAATTGATAGATTTTATCAGAGATAATGTGACTGTCAAAGATCACGGCAAAGCCTTTATTAATATACCCGTTTACAACATGTCGCTAGATGTGTTAGAAGGGCTCCAGAAGATGATTCGAGAAAATAATGATAGTTACCAAGCGCTAGAGAAAATAACACCTCTAACACGATTTATGGAAGTACTAAAATGACAACACGTAGAACTGTAGTGCGCAATCATGGCAACATGAATAAAGGCGGATCCAAAACTATTTTTAGATATGATTCTGGTGGATCTTTACAATCTACTACGAATGTGCGTGGTAGTTTAAACAATAAACGCGGTGGGATGGATAATCAATATACGATTAACACTGACATGGCCGCGCGTCCTAACGCTAGTAAAAGAAGTAATGGCTCTCTGAAGAGTAATTCTGGAGAAGGTGACGCAGCTTTAGGATTGGCTGGGCTGTTTCTATGCGGAATAGCATTTGTCATCTACTTAATCTATGGTGCAATAGTTTGGGGGTTTAATCTATTCGTTTCTATGTTCAGTGCCATTTTTCATCTGTTATTTTAAATAATTTGCACAAAGCCAGAACTAGTTTATAATTACTCCATACTCTCTCAAACAAGGAAACTTAAAATGTCTAAGATCAAGAACTCTCTTTCTCTCGAACAACTCGACGAGTTGTCCTATTCAGAAGAATATTCTGATTACATCATGGAAAATTGTGGTGGTGATGATCGTTGCATATGCAATGGTGACACGCTGCTTGAAGCGATGGAAGATAATTATCTGTTCGAAGCATTCGTTGCATCTTTTGTCAAATCTCTCGAAACCGGAACTGTTGTATGAATATAAATACTGGTCGTAGTGATGCGATTTGCTATATCGCAAAAATTGAAAATAAATACAACGCAAAATGGGTTGGTCAGTTTCCGCTGAAAACTAAATCAGGTAATTGGTCTTCCGATAATTGCGCCGATGTTTATTATCAGGAAACTCCACCCGTTGAAGGTTATTCTAACTACTTTGGATTGATTATTCAATGCGGAGAATTGTATATCACTTCTGCCGCATGCCTAGAGAACATCGAAGTAATTGGAGTGGTTTCAGATGATAACGAAGTGATTTATTCTCGTTATGACCATGATATGCGTTATTCTACAGATAAATCGGTTTGGATTGACGGCGGGTTTAGCTATATTCGTAGCTGCGTCGGCGCTAAACTTGTTAGTCTCAAATTAGTTAAAAACGAATTAATTTTAAATAAATGAACAAAATTGTGAACGAAAAGAAAAACCATTATTTGACAATTGTCTTTAAAGACCCGAGTCATGAATTGGTGCAAGAAGTAATTGGCGATGAAACCTGTGTTTTTATGTCATGGAATCATGTTCCCAATGAACGCGATCGGCTGGCAGAAGAACTGAAGGAATACAAATGAGATTTGTCGCCAAATATCTGATATACCCAGTTTTGTCAACTATGGCAATGCTGATATTCATCGTATGTGTTGGCGCATCAATTATCGAAGCTGCGTTTTCTCAAATGAAGATAAAAAGTGGAGTGTGAATAAATGAATATATTCGATGCTAGGCCTCAGACAGAGATAATGCGAGAAGCTCTTAGACCTCGTGGATCGGCGAATGTTTCTGTGCTAGATATGGGTAATAGATTCGTCAATTATGATTTTGTGCTAAAATGTATTGACGAACTAGAACGCATGCCAGTGAAATTTCAATTAAGTGGTCAAGCCAGCAATTTAGAGAAATTAGCATATATGCTTTTATGCGATTCTGCTGGTATTAATACGAATTGAAATTTGGAGTTTGAAAATGACTGATAGTGATGTTTTAAATTGGATTCAAGAAAATATGACGCAGCTAAGTATAACATTTGGCGAACAATTCGTCATTGGTTATCTAGATGATGAAGGAATTACTCGATATCAGTATGGCGAATCTTTAAGAGATTGTGTTATGAAAGCAAGTGCAAAAAATGAGTGAATATACTCCCGATGCTTGGGTTATCGTAGAAGTAAAATCCAAAGAGCATGGAACAATAAAGAAAATTCTTGCCGGATGGTACGGTGGATCAAATTCATGGAAATTGAGTTCAGGGAATCTGACAGAATATGTCGATGGTGATTATATCGTATTTCCCCAAGAATCCGGGTCTGTATATCGGTGTCATAAAGACGCTCAGCGAATGACTGGGTATACTGCACAAATTTATGCCGGATTTGTTAAGACAATCGCAGAGTCTGATGAAGAAACGACAATCGCAGTAGTCAATTATGAATGATTTAGTAGACAGATTAAGAATTCGCGCCAGGATTAGACGCGCTATTCCGACGAGAAAATCTGTTCTAGAAGGCGCGCCCGATCGTATTGCCGACTTGCTTGAAGAAGCTGCCAATGAATTAGAGAAGTGTTATAAATTAAAAATTGCTATTTTGAAAGAATGTAGTGGTGAAATAAAGTATGAATACGTCGATTAATAAATATTTTTACGAAGGCTTTAGAACTACTGATTTTAGTTGTGAGTGGTTGCTATATCTTGGTTGTCCGATGATCTATGACGGTGGACTCTGTGTTAATCGAACACCAGAGGAATTCGAACATCATTGTCCTTATAAGTATCATTTGCGATTGGAAGTCTGAAATGAATGAAACATTTCGCGAAATGTGCAATATTGTGACGTCGTGGTATATTTACGACTGCACAGAAGTGGAGCAGATGCTGTTTAAGAATTCTTCGGCGAATGATTTGCATGCGTATCATCATTCGCTTGGTACTAAGATTCGAAACTATTTTAAGTTATGGGAACGCAATTGGACTCCGCTAATGTATGATATGTGTGATCATTCACCAGATCATCCGGATAATCTCTCAATGAGAATCATACAAAGTGTTTGGAATGATCTGCAAGACTAAAGGAATATAATGAGCGAATTAGAACAACTTAGAAAAGAAGTCAACGAACTACGTGAGCGCATCGTTAAACTTGAATCTGGTGTCAAGCATGTCGTAGGCCCTATCACGACATACGAATTTAGAGATAACACCTATGTCCCGCCTGTATACAACCCACCATGGCCTAGCCCGTATTGTTGATTAATTTGCACAAAGCCAGCACTAGTTTATAATTACTCCATACCAAAACACAAACGGAGTAAATCATGAAAAAGAAAATTATCAAAGTTCCGGCAGCTAATGTTCAGATTGAATCGACAGAAACTGGCTTGACTAAAATTTCTGTTTCAGAAGGTTATTTCGGCGAACCCAATTGGGTTTTCTATGTTCCTCAATCGACTCGTGAATCATTTGGGTTCGTTCCTACCGAGATTGTTAAGTCTCGCATGATGCACGATTTTGGTGTTGAACTTGGTCATTACTCGGTAACTCTTTGCAAATAATTATGAATGGAGCGTGGAAATATAATGAGTGATTTTGTATTAGGAATGATATTTGGAGCTTGTTTCTGTTTTATGATTAGTTTGATTGGGTCGGCTGCTAATCCAAATTCTTATAGAAACATTATTGAGCGCACGATATCGGAGTGTGAAAAAGATTTACCACGTTCACAAACATGCGTTTTAAACGCAATACCCGCTACGCTAAAATGAAACGCACTAAACTTTTTACCTGCTGGACTGACTATCCAATTGCTGAAATTCCTAACAAGAAGATTCATCATGTTCAAGTCATCTCTTATGACGGCGATAAATACGTTACTGTTCGAGTTATCGGATATGATGTAGTTATGGAAATTAAGAGTGGATATCTCTATTCTAATTGCGCAACTTACAAATATGCGAAGTTTGTTAATCGTAGAAAAATTTTACGAATGATCAATTCTAAGCTATAATTAAATTTTGGGAATGTCGTCTAATTGGTTAAGACTCAGCACTCATAATGCTGCAGATGACAGTTCAAATCTGTCCGTTCCCACCAAACAAAATTCAACTCTCTTTAAAGGAAATTTTATCATGCAAACAATGTCAATCACACGCGGGCTCACTGAACTAAAGCGTCTCAATTCTCGTATTGAGCACGCCATCTCTCAGGGAAAATATGTTGCCACTACTCAGGGTGCCAATAAATTCAAGAAAATTCTTGGGTCGTCAGATTCTCTAGAGGCGATGACAGCCAAAATTCAGGCATCGTTTGATGCGGTGGATTCTCTGATTGAAAATCGCCAGGCGATTAAATCGGCAATTGTGATTAGCAATGCTCAGACATTCGTGACTCTGATGGGTTGTTCTATGACTGTCGCCGAAGCTATTGAGCTGAAGTCTACGGTTGCTTATCGTAAGCTGTATCTAGGGACTCTGCAACGGCAATTCATTGCCGCATCTACTAGTGTAGATAAAGCCAATTCTCAATTGGATGTCACTATTGACACGCTGTTGACTACAGTCTACGGAGCAGATAAATCCAAAGCTACGCCAGAAGCGTTCCAAGCGGTCGCCGGACCACAGCGCGAACAAAAGCAATGTGAAGTATTTGATCCTCGGAAAATTGAGCTCAAGATCGAGCGGCTGACCGAAGAGATCTCCGTCATCGAAGCCGAGCTAGATATCGTATTGAGCGAACAAAACGCTAAATCAATGATCACTATTTAAATTTATCTAATAAAAGTTTAAGCTGAATTTCCGAATAATTTAACCAAATTAAACGTGGTTCAATTTTTTTCGGAAATGTGATTTTAAAAATTTGATTTAATAATTCTTTTTGCGTATGATTAGTGCACAAATTAACAACAAATGTTTTTCTTTCTTTAGAATTTAAAGAATTCATTGTAATATGTTTGCTTAATTATATAGAAATAAGGTGAACGATTATCATGTATCATATATTACCTTTAATAAATAGATTTTTGGGACAGCTTGGTTGTTACCTTACTGGGTTGATTAAAGTCCTAAGTTTAATCTTACCATATCTATTTATTAAAATGCTAAATGCCAAGAACGTTATCGAAGTCTAATAAATAAAGGAGTTGGTTCGACATAGACGAACAAAGATAAATTGAGTGTTCTTTGGTGCTTAGAACTAAAATTAGTACCACCTATACTTGGATGTATACGAACTAACGTTTATAGTTTATGCTCTAACGAGCGTGCCATATCAAAGTTCAAAGATCAGAGATCATAGGTTAACGGTTAGAAGGTCAACTTTTAAATTGTCAAGTTTTGAAGATTTAAACGCCAAAGATCCTTTAAATCCTGATTAGTTGTTTTTGCGCACTCTCGCTTTCTTTGTACTACAGGCTGTTTATGTTGAATCAGCTCCTTTTCTATTGTGACATTTGCTCTCAAGAACAGCATAGATAAAGCTGCCAACTAAGAGCGTTATGTCACAATAGAAAAGGAGCATGTCATGAAAGCTAAAGGTGTTACTGGGTTTTTGTTAAAAACGTTTGATCACGAAAAACAGCATTTCAAATTTGTTTTTCGTGTATACGGAGATAACGATGATTTCGAAGATTTCGATATCAATCACTATGATCTAGAAGTTACCATCGTAGATGATGACGCACATTTTATCAACGGACGAATTGATTACGAGGATTAAACATGTATCTTGCTTATGTTAATTTGCAGACTAAGAACGGCGAAACAGTCTTTGCTATCTTTGGAAATGATTCCGAGGATATTTACCAAAACGCATTAAAATTTGGAAGTGATCCCTATTTTGTTTCTGGGATGTATCAGCTTAACGAGGATTGGTGATGCAGCCAGAAACGTTGCTTGAAAAACGAATTTTTGAAATAATGAATTTAACTCCTGACTCAATGTCTATATGCGAGGCTATCGTGCGTAAATGCGCTTACATCGCAGAAATTGAGTCTATTCGTGGTGATGGGATAAGTACACCGGAAAAAGAGATCAAGCGATACTTTGGCTTAGAATAATTTGCACAAAGTCAGAACTAGTTTATAATTGCTCCATACCAGAGGAATTATATGAAAGTAGTCGGCAATTATCATGATGGCAAAATGTTCTACGAAAACCAAGACAAAAGTGGTCGCTGGGCCAAGGTGATGGTTACAAAACTTTCTAAAAAGAATTTGATTACCTGCGCTATCGGAGATGCTCGCACTTACTCTGCATTTGAAACCTTTGATGTCGAAAAGCAGATTCATGGCGCAGAGATTGCTCGCCGTTGGGTTGAAAAAGCGTGGTATTGATCAAATAAATTTTATGCGCCCGTAGCTCAGCGAATAGAGTAGTGGTCTTCTACACCATTTGTCGGGGGTTTGAATCCCTCCGGGCGCACCATTAATACGAGAAAATTATGAGAGTTAGTTATTGGTCAAATTCTAGTTTCGCCGACAAATTGCGCAAACTAGCTGGTATTTCTAAACAACCTTCATCAGCAACTTTAGAAGGCTGGAATGAATACGAATCTGAATCAAGAGCGATATCGCCTACTATGCATGCAGTAATAGAATTTCTAGACAAAGCGCAAGCGCTGTTTTGTTGGATTCCTGATCAATTTGATGCCGCTGTTTATTATGTAGTTAATGTGAAAAATGAGTCGCAGTATCTCAGAACACGAACTAAGCGTGGTCAGTGGTCCGATTTAGTTACAAAGATTCCTGACGCGTTAATGTTCTCTGTTATAGATTTCGTCGAGAAGGAATGCTTCTGGATGAATGTTATGTGCACAGAAGAACCCGGCATTCTAAGAGATTATGCAAAACAGTCATACATTAAACGTAAACTATTTTCTATAAAGATTAGTGATTCTATTCGTGGTCAAGAAGGCATTAAGTGGATAGAATGGCAGATTAAAGCTAGTGAAGGATCTTCTGACGAATATTACACTCCGATTATCGAAGCATATAAATTCGCCAAAGAACGTTATTTCAAATTCGATGCCTGGGAAGAGTCTGGTTATAATGAAGCCGAACGCGCCGGAGTATTTGGCGCAACTATTTGGACTAACTCAAATAAAGAAGATAGATCCAGATTCTATAAAAAGATTGAAGAGCTAGAAGCCGAGTTTGACGATCAAGTCACTCTGCATTGCACAAATATTGTAAAACATCGTAAAGGATTGTGGACATGAATATAACGACGTTGCTGAAAGCTGTAAACTATGATAACAATAGAATAGTTTTCACTGATTACAAAGAATCATATTTTCTAAATAAGCTGAAGGGCGTATCACTAGATTCTAAGATTTTTGCAATTTTTGATCAAGAAACTTCTCAAGTTTATTATGTCTATGCGACGTCTGGATTCAAACCCTTGTTTCATTTTATTGAAGATTGGCCTAATAAATGCAACACGGAATCGGTTTCTGAAAAAGAGATTTTACGAGTGATTCAGACTAATCTTGAAAAAGAACCAGACGAATATATCGATTTTGAAATGGATTCAGATGTACTAGCTGGGATTGACAAATTGGCTGCCGACGTCGATATTACACGAAATGCAATGCTTATTAAAGTTCTAACCGAATACGCAAAGAAAGTTTTAGAGAAAGAAAATGTTTCATAATTCTCCGTTTTATTCGCCAGAAGTGAATCTTGAAATTGCTGTTGGAGAGATACAATTCAAAGATGAAGTTATCAAGAATCTTCGTCAGCAAATAGTCGCATTAAGAAAATCATTAGTCAATTATGGAATGAATGAAGCATCGATAGACAACGTACAATTCAAACATCAGAGAACATAATGAGCAAATATATTTTAGATTTTGATAAAATTCAAACTATTGAAGACATCAAAATAGTTTTGCAGCTTTTAGCAACAACGATTGCGATGTCAGATAAGTATGTACTAACACAATTGGCGTTAGAAAAAATTCCAGATCTACAGCGTTTATGCACACCTAAAATTGGATAATAAATGAGCACTTTTATCGCAAGCGATCTCCATCTTTCGCATCACAATATTTTGAAGTATTGCCCTTCTCGGCGTATTGGCCAAGACATGCCAGACCACGAAGATCATATCAAGAATATGATCAATAGAATGAATGAAAAGATTATTTCTAATTTTAATTCTATGGTTCTTCCGGGTGACGATGTTTATATTCTCGGTGATGTCGCCATGTCAATCATCGCCCATGCCCCGCCGCTGATTCGCCGTCTAAATGGCAATAAAATGCTAGTAGCCGGGAATCATGACAAGACTCTACGCAAGCTGATTAAGAATTCTAACGGTGAACTGGATGATCTTTTTGTGTGGATTAAAGACTATCATGAAATGGTCTTTAAGACAGAGTCTGGTAAAAAAGTTATGATCTGTATGTCTCATTTTCCTATGTCACATTGGAACGGGATGAATACGGGCAATATAATGCTGCACGGGCACCTCCATGGGCTATCTTCTGGTATCACTGGACGCATTTTCGATGTCGGAATTGATGATAATAATCTCTACCCTCATCTACTAGACACAGTTGTTGAAAAGATGCTAAAAATTGATGTAATCAGAGACCACCATGAAAATGACGCCTGAAGAAAATCAAAACTATATCAGATCTGTTATTCAGAAATACGCAGATCTTGAAAAAGAAAATGCGCGATTGCTTGCCGCGAATCGATGGGAATCCGATATTGCAGAGCAAGCATTGCAGGAGATTGCTCGTTTTAGAGCAATCCAACCGACTCTGTGGTTTAATGAAACTACGAGTTCATTCACTCATGAGATTGAGATCTTTGATGATTGGCTAGCTAATGGTAATACGGCATATCCACTGTACAAGGAGACTAAAATTGAATGATTTGACATTGATGACCTGCGCTTGGCTGGTTTCATCTACGACAACGTGGATTTTTACCGGGATTTTTGAAGCAGTTGCGTTAATTACACTATTGACTATTTTTATGTACTCATGTGTGTATTGGATTACTCTATGAGCATTCAGACATCATGTAGCTTAATGGTTGGCTTACCATATCACGATATCAAAGATAATATGGGTCTGAGTGAGTTACTCGCGAACGGGATACTTGAAAACGGTTCTTCTTGGTATGATTCTTCTTATGAAGACAATATCATTGGGTTTCGTATTATGACATGTGATTCGTATGATCAGCTAGATCTGATGACTGTCGGCGCTAATTTTGAGGCAAAGTCTAAAGAGTTTTACTCGCTGACCGGTCAGCATGGCAATCTGTACATGACGCTTGACGTGTTTTAATTTGCACAAAGCCAGAACTAGTTTATAATTGCTTCATACACAAACAAGAAAACTTAAAAATGAAAATTTTGATCTATACAACATACGGCTGCTTTTGCTTCACGTCTGAAGCAAAAGCAAAATTCACTGAATTGACTGGTATACCACTGGACAGTGCGTATTCGGAAGAATACAGGACTAGTCCTGTAATGATTAAAATTCTTGAAGATAACCCAGAATTTGCTGGTAATTTGAAAATCGTCGATGTTCCTGATGATGTAGATTGGGAAATTGAAGATTATGACGGTGTCGAGTGGGTTGCCGAGAAGCACAGGACTTGGAGCTAACATGATTTACATGACACTAGTACGCGGGATTCCGGGCAGCGGAAAAAGCACAACGGCAAAACATATTTTGTTTCATGCTCGCTCTGCTGGTCGAGAATGCATGCATTACGAAGCAGATATGTTCTTCGTAGATTGCGATGGCAATTATAATTTTGATCAGAATTGCATTGCAGATGCTCATGATTGGTGTAGAGATTCTGTGTATGAATCTTTAGCTGCCGGCGAAGATGTGATCGTATCGAATACGTTTACTACGATTCGTGAACTTCGCCCGTACTTCAACATGGCCGCAGACTTTGGAATTATTCCACACGTCATCACATGTCAGTCAAACTTTGGTTCTATTCATGGTGTTCCGGCCGAAACTATTGAAAAAATGAAGAATCGTTTTGTCTATGATTTGTCTCTGCTTTTTGAAAGTTTAACATGCCGAACAGAACAGAATTGAACGAGTTATATTTAGATGCTCACGTGTTGAAGCAAGTCACTGAAGAACGTGATGAGCTAAAAGTAAAGCTAGAAGAAATTCAGGAACAAGAAGCTGTAGCTTGGCGCTGGGCAGAAATCAACTCATCTGGAAAAGAACATTGGTTTAGTTGGACTTCAGATTGGGATCACTATCAACGAGCTATTGATCTGGGATGCAAGATCGAGTATGCAGTACCTATAGTAAAGGAGAAACTTGAATGATTGAAATCACTACGCCGGCCGGCGTAAAGCATTTTGTTAACAAAGACGCTATCGCGCAAATAACGGTCGCTGGTGTTGCCAGCCAATGGCATGGAACCCGTTGCTATGTAAAGTTGTTCGACGGTACCGTGATTGATTGCCGAGATACTGCAAACGAAGTCGCGTCAGCAATAGAGAAGTAGGCGTGAAATATTTAGTTGATGAAGATTTAGCGCAATCTTTAAAAGAGTATTTACAAGCGCATAATGAAACGTATTTGCTGCAACAGCTAAATGAACTAGTTCTTTCCGATATATTTGAAGAAAATGCATTGTTACACGCAGAAATTTCTAAATTAAATCGTGAAAAAGAAGGTCCAGGGTTGTTTAAAACGTGGAAAGACATGGCAATCTATGAAAGAAATCTGAGAGAAGACTATGAAAAAATTATACAAAGTAATGGTTCAATTTGAATATGTTCTCTATTCAGAAGAAGGCCGAGAAAACATTGAAGCGTCAGAGACTGCGTCTGACGCATTTCGTGATCTGTCAACATACGATGTCATCGAAAGTATAGAGCCCTATGAAGGCGGAATATTTGGATGGGATGATGATTCTATTCCGTACGGACAATGTCATGACGCGCCGATCGGCGTATTGAAAGCTATCAATGCTTAAGACTAACGTAATTTATATTCATGGCTATAAGCTGGTGCTGACCTGTTATGGTTGTCCAGAGCAATATGACGTGTTTGACCCAGAAGGTGATCAAGTCTGTTATATTCGGCTTAGACACGGAACGGTTAAAGCGCATTACCCCGATTTCGGTGGGGCGGTGATTTATGAATGCAAAACTATAGGTGATGGCGTATTTGATCAGAGCGAACGTTTGTTTCATATGTACTCGATTATAGCAGATTTACAAAAACACATATTAAAAGAGATGCACTCGTTCGTGTCTGGTTATGATTAATTTTCAATTCCACGTTAATACGTTTGCAAAACCCAAGTTTAAGTTAATGCATAGCTATATGTGTGCATTAACGAAAAACAAAACATTCGAGTTTAACTGCTATAGACTAACTAGTCGATTGTTTGAATTTAGCGGAATATTGAATGAGAGATTTAAAGATCATGGTGGTTATATTTTTACATTTGGGCTTTTTGGATTTATAATTGAACTCTCTGTTACAGATAATAGACACTGGGATCACTTAACTAATGATTGGGAAAACGATGATGGAAAATGATGTAGAGAAACACTTGATTGAGTTGCATAATGAAACTTTGAAGAATATGTCTGATGAGTTTCAGCAAAAGATTGAGTTGTTGCAAAAATATTTTAATGAGAGTTTAGAAAAGAATAAACTGATCTTTGATGATTGTGTTAATCGCGTTATTCGCGAGAATTTTCGTCTAGAAGAACGAAATACCGAACGAGACAAAGCAATGTCAGTCGAATATTCTAAAATGATTAAAAGCAATTTAGTAGCAGCTACTGCACAATTGATTGCTCAGGGTCATGATCCTCTGACCGCCTGGCGCCTCGTTAATTCTATTATGAAATATGAAACATGATGATGTAAAGTTTTATCTCGATGTTGCTAAATTAGCCGCGTCGAGATCTAAAGCAATTAGATTGAAGGTCGGCGGCGTTGTAGTAGATTCAAACTCTGATCTGGTTGCTTTCGGATATAACGGGACGCCTCGGGGTTTTTCGAATGAATGCGAACGCAAAGAATACGCGGCATACGCCGATCGAGGATTATCTGAGTATTTTCCGTTGATAGACAATAAAATTGATTCTACACCATATCGGTTAGTCACTAACGATAATGTAATTCACTGCGAAGCTAATTTAGTAGCACACGCCGCTAGGAGAGGAATTTCAATCAACGGAGGGACGGTATTGCTTACGCATTCGCCCTGTGAGCATTGCGCATCTCTTTTATATCAGGCTGGCATTAAAGTAGTATTTTTCATCGAGAAATTTAGAACGTTTGATGATATGTTTAGAAAATTTTCCAGAAATATATCATTCTATCAATACGATGAAAAAGAAGATACTGTGAAATTGCTATAGTAATTAAATAGTTCTTTAATAAACGAGACTGTCATGACACCCGCAGAATTTGAACCATATAGACTTAATTATGCATCGATTGATAAACAGCATCTAGAATTATTCAATCACATGGAGCGTATAGTTGAGTATTATTCTGGCCACTATGATAAAGAAGTTATGCTTCGCTTGGGTCAAGAATTTGAATCACTGATTGTTGCGCATTTTGATCATGAATCGGCTCTTATGCGCGAAATGCAATACGATGTACTTAACCCTAACAAATATAATGCGCATGAGCTCGAGCATAAGTATACTCTGTCAGAGATTAGAGGATTCAGCCTACGGCAGATCATAGATTTTGATGATCCGTATCCGATCAAGTACATCAGCGATATATTAGCACATCACATTGTTAATCACGATAAAGTTTTTATAGACTGGTATTTTGCACAAAAGGCTGGTCTGTGATAGAATAGCATCTTTAACTGGTGATCATGACATGGCGAATAACCATTTTGCACAAAAAATAGCTTCTGACGAGTTGTTGGATACAATTTTCTTCTCGTCGAGTAGAAGGGCTTCTAAGACCCGTTTACCCGATTCAGTAGTACTAACCATGGATGATTTGAAAGTGTCTATAACGACGTTTAAACACATCGTGGTGGGGAAACGTCGTTGCAAATCAGTATACGAAGCTAAATCTGAAATCATGAATCTGTTTGCATAATTTGCACAAATGATCGAGTAGTTTATAATTACTCCATACTCTCTAAAACTCAAAAGGAAACTCAAAATGGCAAAGCAAACAGTTTACACGATCGAATCTACTTCCTATCGCACCGGCGCATCGCACAAGATGACTGGCACTCTTGAAGAACTTTGCCAGTCTTTTAGTTATACTCTTGAATGCGGGCACAGCTATCAACATGAAAAGGGCAACTCGAAAATCAACACGAAACCCAAAACCATCAAAAGCCTTATTACTAACATCAACAATGCAGAAACTAATCGTACTGCTAATGGATGCGCTTCTCGTTATTTCTCGCTCATTTAATTTGCACAAACGAGCGACTGGTTTATAATTACTCTATCGAAACTACAAAAGGAAATTTATTATGTCACATGAAATTACAATCCGCAAGAACGGTAAGGCCGAGTTTGCATACGCCGGCGATAAGGCTTGGCATGGTCTTGGAAGTGAACTGACTCAAGGTGCTTCTATTGAAGACTGGATTATGGAATCCGGCCTGAATTGGGAGATCTTTGAATCTCAGGTTTCGTATGACACCATGGAAGGCCAGAAGCATAGCGCAGAAAAGCGGGTCTTGTTTCGGTCTGATACTCTTGACATGCTTTCTATCGTTGGTTCTGGCTATAAGTTGGTTCAGCCAGCCGAAGTCCTAGAATTCTTTCGTGATCTGACTACGATCAATGGCATGTCTCTTTCGGCTGCCGGGTCTTTGTTTGGTGGAAAGAAGTTCTGGGCAACTGCCAAGACGAATCATTCTACTACTCCTATCGTCGGCGATACGACAGATGGTTATTTGCTTTTTGTTACGTCATGCGATCTGACGGTTTCCAATACTGTTAAATTTTCCAGCACTCGTACGGTGTGTAATAACACTCTTAGCGTAGCGCTGAACGATGGAAATAAACGAGTCGTAAAACAATCTCATCGTTCGGTTTGGGATCCTGTCAGCGTCAAACTTGACATGGGTTTGCTTGATGAATCGTGGTACAACTTTAGCGAATCTTTGAAGAAACTTGCAGAACTTGAAGTTTCTGACAAATATGTTCGTCAATACGTGCAATCTAAGGTTTATATGCCCGGCATTCCTGTCGAAGATCAGAATATGGCTCGTGTTAAAGAAGCCGACAAGCTTATTGAACTATACAATCATGGAGATGGTGCTAATTTTGCCAAGGGTTCTGCTTATGGAATTCTTCAGGCATTTACAAACGCCGGAACGCATGGAACCGGTAAGCGGGATCCTTCTGCGCAGTTTATGACGAACTTTTTCGGAAAATTTGAAAAACTGAAAAACGAAGTCTTCAACGACATGATTGCTCTGCTTGCATGAAATTTGCAATGTTAGTTCTGCGATTGGCACTTCTGGTGCCTTTTGCAATTCTACTTTCTCTGTTATGCAGAGTATCGATTAAAGAGAATGTATCGCGAGTGATCGATCTAGAAATATGTCATTTTAATTTACACAAATGACAGACTAGTTTATAATTACTTCATACTCTACAAACAAGGAAACTTAAATGGCTTGCAAAGCAACTCGGGATTTTGTTACTACATTCGTTAAATCTGTAAATTTCGTGCTGGCTAACTCAGTCTGTTCTGCCGATGTCCGGCAAGGCGAAATTAATGTAATTTCGCAAATGTTGCATGCTGCTAAAATGTACAAAGGTTTTCGCTATCTGATGCTAGATCAAGTTCCTAATGGAGAATTGCCTGGTATCGTAGTTCACGGCACTGTGGAAGCAACTCCTCATGAAGTTCGCTTCGCAAAAGGATGTGTTGATACAACACGCATTGAATTTTTCATCTAAGGAATTTGTTATGTCTAGGAAATTTAAAATTGGTGATCGCGTTATCTTTGCTGCAGGTACATGCCGATCAGACACCGGTACCATTACTGGCTATCATGAGGACCATTTCGAGCGCGCCGATCGTTACTGGGCAAAATGTGATTCTGATGGAAATGTAGATCATATTTCCAGCGAATATATAACTTTGTTATCAGAAGAGCCGTCACAATTCATCCCGACGAATTCTCCATATCAATTGACCGCAATGGAGTTGATGTATAAAGCAGCGATTTTATCGATTGAGAATGGTGATTTTGACTTCGCTTCTAAAATTTTGAATGTTATTCAAGGAAAATAATTATGTCGGTTTACTCTGTTATTCAAGAGCTTGCTTCTACTCGGTCAGGTAATGACAAGAAAGCCATTTTGCAGCGCGAAGTTGATAATAAAGATCTGAAAACGTTTTTTCGACTAGCATTATCAAACCAGATTAGGTTCTATCAGAAGAAGCCAATTAATTCTACATGTAAGTCAGTTGGCATTGAACTGCGTGATGCAATGCAGCGTCTTTATGATAATATTGCAATGCGTAGTATCACTGGAAACTCGGCACGTGATTACATCGAAGATCTTTTGAGTTGGGTGACCGATGAAGATGAATTCGTTCTTAAACTGATTCTTCAGAAGAAGTCAGGATGCGATATCGGATCTGCTATTGTTAACAAGATCTGGCCGAAGCTGATTCCAGATTTTCCATGTCTATTGGCGACAAACTATGATGATAAGCTCGGTACAAAACTATTTGCTTCGTCAGATCTAAGCATCGCTCAAGTCAAATCCGATGGGCTTCGCGTTAACATTGTTGTTGATGAAGAGGGTGGAGTTACCTGCTACACTCGTTCTGGAAATACTCTCGAGCTATTTGGTGTATTTGACGTTGTTGGCCAATGCGTCAAGAGTGTAGTTATCGATGGTGAACTTCTTACAATTAATAAATCTACTGGAAAGTATAATCCACGTACCACGTCGAACGGAATTTGCTCGAAGGCTATTCATGGGACTATGTCTAAAGAAGAGTCAGAGCAATTGCATATGACTGCTTGGGATATGATTCCGCTTGCAGATTTTAAAGCCGAAAAGTCTAATCTCATTTATACAACTCGTATGTATGATTTACAGAACATGCTGCGGAAAAACCCTCAACTGGCTACGCTGATCTCGCTGATCGAAACCAAGCCGGTTAAGTCTATCGAAGAAGCTAATGAGTACTACCAAGAAGTTCAATCTCGAGGTGAAGAAGGCATTGTGCTTAAGTCATCTAAGATGCTTTGGGAAAACAAGCGTTCTAAGCTTCAGCTAAAGCTAAAATCAGAGCTTATCTGCGAACTGCGAGTAAAAGGTTGGCTGCCCGGAAAGGGCGAATTATTGGGTAATCTGGGCGCGTTGCAATGTTTCTCCGAAGACGAGAAAGTTGAAGTTAACATGTCAGGATTCTCTCTGAAACTGAGATCTGAGATTTTCGCCAATCTGACTGGGCAAGCTGTCAAATATGGGATGGTTGTTGGAGATGAGATGAAAACCTTTACAGCATATCCCGGAGATTGTGATATAAATATTGATAGCATTATTTCTGTCAAGTACAATGGCAAAATCAAAGCTAAGAATTCAGGTGTTTACTCATTGTTTTTGCCACGGTTCGAATGTGTACGCAACGACAAAACCTCCGCGAATCTGATTGAAGAGATTCTATGACATGAACAAAATGAGTAAAGAAGCTGGCAAGGGATCGGCGCCTCGAAAGGGCGCCGATCAAAAGAAGTATGAAGAAAATTATGAAAAGATTTTCGGTAAAAAGAAACCCAAAGAGAAAGAACCAAAATGACTAAATTTGTATTTAAATCAATCGACGAAGAAGCTACGACAACCGTAGAATTTGAGACCGATGTCTGGATTAGCGCTTTTCCGCAATTTCTAAATTTGATGAAAGCGACCGGATTCACTATCAGCGATCGTGCAGCACTGTATAGCCCTGGACTCTCGGAAGCTGTACACGGTGATGAAGAGTATTTGCTATTCGATTCAGATCTGGTCGAGAATCAAGACGACGCCAAATGCTGCGGTAAATGCTCTACTCCGAAAGCGAATAATGATCACAGTTCATGGTAAGGAAGGTATCTCTGCAACGGTGATTGCAGACTCGATCACTATGTTCGGCCAACGTATGACCACGTTTGAGCTAGTGTATCCACGATTTATACACGCCGAGCTGATGACGCATCGCATGTTGTCTAAGAATGCCGCCAGTTCTCGCGCAGTTCCATACGCTGTTAATGCAGAATTAGTCACCAATAAGCCGGCTATGCCAGTGTATTGGGGCAAAAATCAACCCGGAATGAAAGCTAAAGAAGAACTAGAACCATTCGTGATTGAAGGAATGAAGGGTGTATGGAAAGCTGCACTACGAGCAGCTATATCTCATACATCGGTGATGAATGATTCGAGTGTACATAAACAAATTGTCAATCGTTTGCTCGAACCCTGGAGCATGATGAAGACCGTTATTTCCGGGACCGAATGGAATAATTTCTTTTGGCTTCGAGATCATCCAGACGCGCAGCCGGAATTCGCAGAATTAGCTAAGCGTACTCGAGAAGCAATGCTACACTCTACTCCAAATAAGCTCAAATGCGGAGAATGGCATCTACCTTATGTGCCATATAAACACGGCGAGTACTGGGTAGATGAAGAAACTAATGTAGATTTAGAGACGGCAAAAATTGTATCTGTTTCCTGTTGCGCTCAAGTTTCTTATCGTAAATTAGACGAATCGATTGAAAAGGCTAGAAAAATTTACGATATGCTAAACATCGGATCTTCTACTAGTCCGAGCCACGCTAGCCCGTTAGAGCATCAAGCTACGCCGATGATGCCTCCATCATACGAAGAATTTAAAAACATTCAGCACTATGTTAGCACATGGGAGAATGGCATTACGCATACTCGACGGGATGGTTCGCTGTGGTCTGGTAATTTGCAAGGCTGGATTCAGCTGAGGCAACTGACTTTAAATGAAGCGCGCTGGTAGTATTTTAGTGTCATTTAGAGAATACTGTGAAGTTCTCAGCGAGCTCGGTATTCTCGATGACGACGAAGATTGGGAATTGTATAAACAGCAGGAAAAGAAGTTTGAGTTAGACGAAGTTGGAGAAGAATTCTGGATTAATCTGCACAAAGCCAGAACTAGTTTATAATTGCTCTATACTCTAAAACAAGGAAACTTAAAATGCGCACATATGATGAAATTTGCATAGAACTTGGATACGACAAAAATCTAAAATGCCCTATTACCGTAGAGAAAACCATTCATGCTTATAAAAATGGAATCTGCGCAAAGTTCGATACCATTGAACAAGCTAAGAAATTTTCTACAAACGTTTCACAAGAAGTCGATCTAGAATCTAAAGCTGCCTATGATGCTTGGTGGAAAGATCGTACTAATGCCGAAGCAAAAGTAGTTGTTGTGTGGGAGAAAGAATTTCGTAAAGAATTTTCTGAATTGAGTGATAAACTTTTCAATATTTGCTACGATGAAGCGTATGATCGTTCTCACTCTTATGGATTCGATGAAATGCTTAATACAATGTATAACGTTGTTGCTTTCGCCAACGATATTATGAAAGCACAAAATGAATAAAGAACTTTTGGACGCTCTAGATCAAAATGGTCTAGTAGAAGTTGTGTTTTCCACTAAAGGTGGTTCTAAGAGAGCAATGAATTGCACTCGAAAACTGGACGAGATTCAATACTCGAAACGATCAGGAATTGATAATCCCAAATTGAACGCGCCGCTTATTTGTTGTGTGTTTGATTGGCTCAATGGTGATTGGAGAGCTTTTCGGTGGGATTCTGTTATTTCATGGGAAGTAGTTGAATTGGGTTATGATGATTAATAAACAAAATCCGGCGACGGAATCAGAAACAGAAGTTTTGAATCTGATTACAGAAGAATGCGCCGAAGTGATACAGATTATTTCTAAAATAGCTCGCTTCGGATTTGATAGTTATCATCCAACAGATCCGACTAAAGAAACAAACAGAAGTCATCTAGAAACTGAAATTGGCGATTTGCTATGCTTACTAGAAATTGCTAGTGATAGAGACATATTTGATCTGATGGAAGTTCAGAAAGCAGTATTTGCGAAAAAAGAAAAACTTAAAATCTATTCTAACGTTTTTAATGAACAGGAGTAAGTATGAGCGAACCTCGTTGCAAAGTTGGTCAGATGGCTTTCGTAAAGAAAGCAATTCGTAAAGAAAATGTAGGTAAAACCGTTACATGTATTCGATATCTGGGTTACCATTCTCAGGGTGATGTCATCGAGATCTCTGGTGAACGGTTTTTAGCCATTGACACCGATCATTATTGGCTTATTAGAGCGCATTCTCTAGAAACCCAGTACGGCTCTGCCATAGAAGCATATACCGTGGATTCTTGGTTACAGCCGATAGAACCTCTCAATGATGAAGACTTGGTGGAAGATAAAGAATTGGAAGAAGTATGAAATTCGTTTTCTCTATTCTGTTGTGCACTATGCTGTCAGGGTGTTTAGTTACAGTCAGTAGCCATGTGCGAATTCCAGTAGAAGTTCGACCTTATGAAGTCAGGCGAGTGGAAGTTTGGAGGCCGGTGCCTCCACCTCCTCGATATCGCCGTCATTATTAAATAATGATTTAAGGGATTGAATCATGAAATTACTAACGATATCTTTACTATTATCTGCGGCGCTTATAAGTGGATGCGAGACTTATCAAAATAAGTATTACGACACTCAAAAAAGCATTGCAGAAGAAAACACTAAAGTTGCAAATGCTAAATACGAAGCTATTGGTAAATTAGCGGCTGGTGGAGGCGATACTGCCAGAGTCGCTGGCATAATCAGCTTAATGTCTATGTCTCAGCAATCTAGTCAAGTACAACTTGCTGCGCCAAAATCTAATTCTGATACCGTCTTGCAGTATTTGAGTGTACTAGTCCCTGGCGCTGTTCAGAGTTATGGAATAGCTAGAAATGCCGATGTCGCGATCAATTCGTCAATAATGGCTCGGGATACGGCAGTGTCTACAAATGCCACGTTTTTGGGAATGTCTAGTAATATACAAGCGCCGGGTTCTATCACCACCAACACGCTTTCTGGGACCGGTAGCCTAGGTTCTGGCACGTATTCTATTGCGCCATCCCCGGTCGTAATTACGCCGGTAGTTCAGGTAGTTCCGACCGTAGTTCAGCCGACAGTGATCACCCCGGTAATTCAGACTCCACAATAATTTGCACAAATGATGTTCTGAGTTATAATTACTCCATACTCCAAAAACAACCAAACGGAACTTAAATGTATACATTCTCAAACATCGAAATCTCTGATCTTTACAAAGACGTTTATGGGTTTCGCCCATCGATGGCATATCGCAATTGGTGGGAATTGTTGACTGATGACGACAAGCAAGACGAATGGGATCGTCTGGTGAATAAACTTTGAAAACTGGTAGGAATTATTATGAATTTATTTGAAAATACGTTTGGCAAGACGCCGGCGGCAATGTATTTAGTTCGTAAATTAAACGAACTAAATGATCCGATTGTTACTAAATCTGTATCTCGGAGAATTGTTACTACAAAAACGCATGTCGCGAATTTAGTTGCTGCATATCAATCTGGAGTATTAACGCCAAAGACGATGGCTAATACTTTGCGGCTAATGCGACTAGAAATTACCAAAGATGAATTGTACGCGCCAGAATTCATATATCGATTGGCAGCAAATGTTCAGATTGGCGCAATCAAACAAGCAATTCGTTTGGCACAAGTTGCTAGGAAAGCCGAAACTCGCATGAATAATGTTGCTCTAACTTCGACAGAACCAGATGGGTTATCTGGGTTTACTCATCACTGGTATGACTATGTTTCTAAAACATATATTAAAGCTGGTCGGAGTGTTGAACAAGAACGTATGATAAAGATATTCAAATTAGACGAAGTATCTGATGTAACACCGGAACTTTTGCATGATCGATCACTTCGTCGTTGTATTCGGTTAAATAAATCTCACACTAAAGGAAATGTATGAATATTAAAGAAAATGATGGTATCGTTAAGCTAAAGATGACTGAGTTTGAATTTAGCGTTATTTGTTCAGTACTTAGCCATGTACGAATGGGTAATGGAGAAAATTCAGAAGTTATTTTCAATCTAATGTCTAAAGTTGAAGATTTGTTTGGTCCTGATCGCATGACGTCAATCCCTGTTACTTGCGATGTAACAATTGCGCACGCGCTTTTTGACAATGAGTTTACACTAAATGTTTAAAAAATGAAACCAATCATACTAAGACGAGAATCAGATAAAAATAGATTGAAAGAGCATTTGAATGCTTTTTCCGAACATGACAAGTATCTTAGATTTGGCTATAGTGTTAACACTAGTAGCATAAGCAAGTATATTGATTCGTCATATCTGAAGATTAATAACATTTGGTTGGCCGTTTTAGAAAATGATGAAATAATTGCTACTTCTCATGTCGTCATTGACCCAAGTAGTTCACTGTCTGAATTCGGTTTGACGGTAAATGAATCTAAACGCGGTCTTGGAATTGGTAAGACGTTATTCGAGAGCGGTCTAAATATATGCAAAGAAAATAAAATAAAAAAGATTTTGTTATTTTGCCTTAGACAGAATGCTGCTATGCGACATATCGCTACTCGGTTTGGATTGATATCAAGCACCGATGGTGATAATGAGGTTAGTGCTCATATTGACTTAGTATATGATATATGATATATGATTATGTTATTAGATCAAATATTTTGGCTAGCGTAGATGTGTTCAGAGATAATGAAATAGCTGATTTATATAAATCAGTTACTAGATATTATCCGTCGGACGAGTACATGAAGTGGTGGGAGTCTCTTCTCGAAAACGATAAACAGATCGAATGGGATCGTTTGCAAGACAAGCTTAAATTTGCACAAATGACTAACTAAGTTTATAATTACTCCATACTCCAAACAAACAAACGGAAAGCGGAAAATGATTAAATTTAATGAAAAAAGTGGCAAATACTCTTTCACGAGCTCGACTGGCAAAGTCTACTCTTCTGCTAACAAAAAGTATGTCGAGTATCAATTTGCTCGCAATGGCGTCCAGACCGAAATTAGCGAAATGATTGAAGAAAAAGCCGAAGAAGAGTTTTCTATCAACGAGCGTTTTGACTTCATTTCAAAGTTTGTGACGATGGTCTCAGACAAGATTCAGCCGGCAATGATCATTACTGGTCAGGGTGGCTTGGGTAAGACGGTCACGGTTAATAAGGCACTTCAGGCGATGGGATTCGTCGATGTTTCTAACACCGAAAACTTCATTGAAGGTGAACGTCTTCCTTCTAAGCATTATCGCGTAATCAAGGGTTATTCTACAGCCAAGTCGCTGTTTCGTACACTTTACGAGAATCGCGATTCGATTCTGGTTTTTGACGATTGCGATTCAGTTCTTGCATTTCCCGATGCGGCTAATCTTCTCAAGGGAGCGTTGGATTCTAACTCTGAACGTATTATCTCTTGGAATTCAGAAGGTCGGATGGGTGAAGATGATCTGCCTCGTTCTTTCCGATTCACTGGTGGCGTTATCTTTATTTCGAATATGAATAAAGACAAGATCCCTCAAGCTCTTCGCACACGCTCTGTCTGCGTGGATGTTTCGATGACTCTGGAACAGAAAATTGAACGCATGGAATTCATCGTTAAAGAAGATGATTTTATGCCAGAAGCCGATATGTCGATCAAGACTCTTGCGATGAAAATCGTTAAGCAAAATAAAGACAAGGCTCGTGAAGTTTCTATGCGGTCTCTGATGCAAGTTGTTCGAATCGGTATGAAGTTTACTGGAAAACAATTTGAAGATATGAGCAAGTATGCTCTTTGCAATTGAATGGAAATGACTATGTCTGCTTTTAAAGCTATTTTGACAATGCTAGTTTTGACTGGGTTGTTCGGGTTCGGGATCTTGTGGATTCTGGATATGAACGCAACATATCGATTGCAGTTAATTAAGACGGTGTTATTCATTATTAGTTGCCTGATTCTTTCTACAGGCGTTTTGTCTCTTATTGTTTTGCTATTTTAATATGATAAACATTCCAGAATCATTAATTAAGTCAATTGCTAAGTTAGCAAAAGAATCTTCTAATGTTGATTTCGGATATATTGAATTGGAAGAATCCGATGTATATGAAGAAATTATTAAAATTGCGTTGCTTGATTATATGTCAATCGAACCCGAAGTACGCGAACTAGCTCTAATGGTCGCTGTAGTGAATCTAATGACTCAGATCACTATCAAACAGCTTGACCAAGAGTTACTACAAGACGAACGTTAGAAGTGCTCTAACACGTGATTTCTTAATTTGCACAAAGCCAGAACTAGTTTGTAATTATCTCTACCAAAGGAACTTAAAAAATGACTGTTAAAGAATTAATCGAGATTTTGTCTAAAATGAACCAATCGTCTGAAGTTACGATTTGGAATTGTGAATGGGATTGTCATGACCCTATTAATAGTGTATCTGAAAAACAGACTCAAGATGGCGAGTCTGTTGTATCTTTTTCTTAAAAGGCTTGTATATGAATATCGATGTTGAATTGTTAAACGCGACACTTAAAGTCGGAGTCGTGGTGGTATTATTTACCAAACGCAATGGTGAAGAACGCAATATGGTTTGCACCAAAGATTTTACTCGAGTACCCGAAGATAAGCTACCGGCTCAAGATTCTATGCCGATTGCGGTGAATGAAGACGTTATGCGAGTATATGATCTAGAAAAAGCCGATTGGCGATCTTTCCGTAAGGATTCCATCATTAACTGGGATGCAGTTTAATGCATGCATTTCCAACGATCAAATCATTCTTTGCTCCAATTTTGTCTCAAGAACTACCGCCATCAAAAGTGTTTGTGATCAAAGACGGATCTCTGTTTAGAGTAGAAGCAAATGAAGTAGCTGTTATTGACCAAACACATTATTTGGTTGACGTTACTAATAACTCGGCAGAATATGATTATCTACCGAACATGCCCATTATTGCAAGGAAGAAAAATGTCTGAACAAGAGCTCAAAGAATTGCGCGAACGCAATGAAAAACGTTTGATTGAAGCAAAGATTAAATTGGGCGAAAAATGGCTGATGCACCCTGTCAATCGCATCTACGGTAAACGGTTTACTAAGAGTTAATCCAATCTTCGACAGACATAACGCCCTCAATTTTTTGAGGAGTGTAATTAGAAGCTGCTTCTGTTATTCTGAAAGCTTCTAAACCATCATCAAAGAATCCGAATGGGGACATATTCTCGCGAATATAGTCCTCATTTTTTTGTGCCAAAATTTTGCGAATATTTATGTTAGTGATATCGGCAAACAGCGTTTGCTTGGTTAACCAAGCAAACAAGAAAAGACATGCAGTCAAGTCGTCATTAATCTGAGTATCCGATGCGGAATAAGATGCTCCCTTTTGTTCGTACACTGCTAATTCTTTAAGAATATCATAGCTATTCAATTCTAATTGATCGCTTTCTATTAATTCTTTTAATACCGAGCATCCGATAGATTTTACTTTCTTAGTAGTTCGAACTCCAGGATAACCCTGACCCTCGGTCATTTTCTCATGATGGCTAAAATACACATTTGAATACTCGAATTCATAGAAAATAGTATTTGCTATTTCCTGTCCTGCGTCGTTAATCTCGATCAAGCAATACGCATCATTATACTGTTTGGCAGTATTGTAGATCATGAATGGATAGCTCATCAATCCAATCGTATTGTCTTTAAATGTAGCTACTACTTTATACGGAGTGGTAGTGATATCAATAATGACGAAAGCAGAATAGTCTAAGTGCTGACCTCGAGAAGTATCAACCGTGCAAACATAAGCATTTCCTTTGATCGGATCTACATATATCTTGAGTTTATTATTTTCAAATGATGGGTCTTTGAATGGTATTGTTGCGAGTTTTTGGCCGTCGATCAGTGTTTTAGATGAACCAGAAAACTCGGTCAATACTTCTTGCGCAAATTTAATTGGCCCAAGATTCTTTTTTTGTTCTTCAAGCCAAGTTTCATCGCGATCTGGATTTTCTTGCCAAGTTATTCTAACCGGAATGAATCCATTTCTATTAGCCTCGGCATCTACCCAGATCTTATGAAATACATTCATACCTTTGGGCGTAGACGTTATGAAGATTTTAGTTTTAGTACCAGAAGAAATAACTGGGAAAACAGACGCCAGAAAATCTTCTGCAATGTTATTAGGAATGAACGAAATTTCGTCGATGTATACTTTAGAACAGCTATTTCCGCGGATAGCATTCGGTGATGTTGCAGATGCAAATATCTTTGAATTGTTGTCTAGTTTTATAGATCCTTTATTCCATTCAATTACTCCTTGCTGAAGCCAGAATGGTAAATTTTCATATGCGAATTGAATTCTAGATAAGATTTCGCGCGCCATCGCTGCCTTATTGGCCAGAATAGCTATGTTTTCATCGGCGTTAAAAAGTACACACCAGAGAAAATACGCGGCAGTAGTAATCGTATTATGTGATAGTATGTTATTGGTATAATATGTATGATCTTCTGAATCTACACTTAGATCATACATATTCTCATATATGCCAGTTGCTAATACTGATATTACTTGATCATTTCCAAATTTAGTCTTGATAAACTGATTTAAAGAATCCTTGGCAAAAATCTCATTACCACAGTAATCTATTAATATATGAGTATCCGCACATTCTAGTTTAATCCCAGATCGTGTTAAAATAGAATATATTTCATATTCTATAGTTTTATTTGTAGAAATAATATCACTGTAACCAGTATCAGATTCTACTTCCCATTCTGATATATTGAACTGTTCAACAAATTTTCTACTGATTGTTTCTGATAATTTCATTTTTATTCTTTATAGATTCTCTTTATTTTCCGTAGAATCGTTACGATTCTACGCTTTTCATCTCTAATAAATTTTTCTTCAATTCTGCATTCGTTACATTTCTGTTTGCGGTACGTCTGATAATCGAATATTTTGTTGCATTTTACACATTTCATGAAATTCGCCTATAGTAACAGTTAATAACTCGCCGGTCTCTTTGTTACGTATATTTATTAGCGTGTCAAACTTGGTGCACTTGCCATATTGTCTGGGTGCAAGAGCAACGACTTTTCTATTATTATGCAGTGCATCGATTAATCGTTCTTGATATTCATATAAAGCAAATGGGACCGTTCCTTTGTCTACGTGAACGACTTTTACGTATGTCTTGATGAAGTATATCGGATCTTTAGAACACTTGATGTACTCTTGAACTTGATCTAGAGTATACTCTATCTGTACACCGGCCGCCTTTAGACTAGCGTTTCCAAGATAGTTCTGTGGCTTTCTGCTGATCATACTTTAGTCAATTCGACACTTCTAGAATATTCATTGTGGTCCTCAATGAGAGGGTATAATATTGCTTTTCCACCCAGTGGGATTTCTTTCCATGCTTCCATTTTTTTGGCATCATTGGGATTAAACACAAACGATATCAGAACTTCGCCATTAGATGGAATTATTCCATCGTTAATTTTCATTATAGTCTGCGGTATCGGCTGAGCTAAAACACGACATGCCCACAATTTGCCGGCCGGCAAATTACTTAGTTTAAGCTGAACAGTCGCTCCGATTGAAATAGTCGTCGAGATAATATCATAGACTGCGCCCGTCGGTGCCGGTGCCGGAGTCGTCGATGTAAATCTGAATGTGCTTGGAGATCCTGGCGGCACCCACTGCGCGCACCAGCCGTCCATCTGACCAGCCGTCCAACCAAAATACGTATCTAACTGAGAATTAGCTATTCCATTATCTCGTGTATAGTTGTATAGAGCTTGCTCCATGGTGATGCCCAGTGAATTTCCTGTCTGCGTAACCAGATCGACCAAAGCTTGCTTTTGCGTAGACGTAGCCGGAATTATAGGGTTTGCTGTCCACCAGGTAGTAGACGTCGCAACCGGCGCGGGCGCAACACCGGCGGACGATGGCCAAACTTCTTTAGAGGCGACCATCGTTGTGCCATCAAATATTTGTAATCTAATGCTACCTGTTGGCAATAGCGCAGGTAACGTATATGATATCTGATGAGCTTTAGTAGCAGACACTGTTTCTAGCGTTAGTGTAACTGTCCCTGAATTCGCATTTCTATATTTCAGTATAGGTGTAAGCATTTTGGAAGACGTTTTGTCCGCATTCATTACACTAAGAGCCCATGTTACATATCCACCGCCGGCGCTAATATTCTCGGTCTGGCAATTTAGCGTCCACGATGTAGACCCAGAGACCGTAGCAGTTCCGGGCAGTATTACCGTCGTGTCGGGCGTATATGGCTGTAGCGGCGTTTCGGTCGGAGTAGAAGTCGGCGACGGAGTAGGAGTAGTAATTACTAGCGGCGTCGGGACTACCACATCATCTGGTAAAATCGGTGTATCGTCAGGCAATATGACCATCGTTGTAGCCGCGGTCAGATCTTCTTCGTAAATAGTGTATTTGTTTTTAGCTTTTCTTTTTACCGATTCGGCAGCCAGCTTATCTCTTAGACTCTGTGAAATATATGGATAGAGTATGTTATAAAAATACTCGTATTCTTTTGTTTCTACTTTCATTTTTCACTACCTTCTTTAGAATCACCATAAATGTCGGTTAGTGAAACTGCCGTAGAAAAGTCAATGACCGACTTGTTTGCCTCTGCCAACAATAGCAGATTTGGTTTAATGAACGCGTTTAACTGAGCCATCGTATTAGCGTAATTAGTATCAAATGTGGGAAGCTTAGCGAACGTATCAGATAATCCGTCTGCGTTTCTATCTTCTTTAATCAGAAATACATCTCTATACACAATATGAGCATCAAGTATGGCATTTAGAGCCGATATCTTAGACGCGTCAAGAATACCATAGAAATTCTTTATTTCTACTTCTGAAATTTCGGTTGGATTTAGATCTTTGGCAGATTTTAATGCTTTTAGCGTGGCTGGAGCATTCTGCCCATCCGTGTTTTGCAGATTGACCAACGAGTTGAGATGCTTTTCAATCTTAACTGCCAGATCGTATAACGCTTTAAGTTTATCTTCTACTTTGCGCATTTTAACGACTGCTAAGCCGCATTCTTTTGCACTGAAAGTTGGCGGCGGAACGGCTACTGGAAATGTCGCGGTGCACGTTTCGTAAAGAGTTTCCCAATCTGCAGGGATAGTGTCGACATTGAATCGCGCCGTCTTTAGATCATACTTGACGGGAAATGATTCTGGCTTAAGCATCTCGGTAATGGTCTCCGAATACGCGGCCAGGCTGACACTCTCTTTGAATGGTAAGATGTCAGCCTTGTTATAAGTAAGTGCCATTGATTTTATCCACAAAAAACATCGGGTGAACCCGTCATAACTTTAGATCCGCAAACTATTGAATCACCAACTCTGCCCAAAGGTAAGTTATTGACGAAAACTGTCGGAGCGCCGTCTTGCAGAACTGATTCATGACAAGATCCGCTACAGCAATGAGTAGCCCAACTATCACCGACTCTATGCGCTCCTAGATTATTTATTATCACGTCGGGTGACGCAGATATGGCAGCTCTAGACGGGAAACAGCCATGGCCAGAACATGTATCTGTCAGACGAGCAACCGAGACTCCACCGCCTCCACTGAATGATTCATTTTTAGCTAGAGCGGACGCAGATACAGAATACGCAGATCTGGTGCTAAAAGATCCCTCTTGAATCTCACTAGTCTTGGAAGTAGTGATTGAGCCTATTTCTGCGTTGGCTCGTACACCGCTAATGTCTAGATCTACGTTAGCTGGTATTCGGATTATACCGGTTCCGCTCTCTGCAGAATTGCCGAGTAGTTCTAGACTAACAGCACTGGACGTTCCAAATGATGATACATTACCAGTAGAACTAACAGACGATAGATCTATCGAGAGCCCGCCGACAATGTTTTCTATCTGTGTAGTGGTGCTGACGCCGCTGATAGAACTAGTGCAGGCCGACGAAGCACTAACAAAACCGGCCTGAGCTAAACTTGACGTATTTGTTAGTGCAACACTCTTGGCGTTAGAAGCAGTTACATTTCCGTCTGCAAGAGTCGCAGACACTCCAGATAACGCGGCATACTCGACTAGATCTACGCCGACCGATCCGGCAGCTGCCGTCGCATTAACCGTATATACACTTACATCAAAATCTGTTTGTAGATCGACAGAGCCACTTTGCGTATTTGTAGACACGCCCGAGAGCACTTCAGACGAATCTTGTGTAGTAACTATACTGTACAGTGCTGCAGATGATTGTAGACCCGTTAGACCCACCGAGACGGCGCTGCTAGCATCTACAGAACCTGCCTCTGCGATCGCAAAGACTGTAGCTATGCCGGTTGCGCTGTTTTGACTAGTCGATACAGACCCTAGCGTAGCGGAAGTAGAACTTCCAGTCAGAGGTAGATCAAATGCAACTCCTACAGATCCGCTAGTCGGAGTTGCCGCCACTGTGCTAAGAGTTATCGAGACTGTCGCAGAAGCGGAAACAGAATCTACTTGAGCCGTTAGCTGATTGCCAGTAATACTATGATCTACTGCCGCCGTCGTAGAGACAGAACCCGGAACACCCGTCGCAGACGCTGTTGATATTGCAGTGTCGACTATTGCAGAAGTAGATATAGACCCGATACTACCGGTGGCGTAACTTCCGCTTAGCAGGAATGCAGTATCATATGCTAACGATCCGATCTGACCAGAAGCATAAACTGTGCTAATGTCTAGAGATACGCCAGAGATAGCAGATATAGAACCTGGCGCGCCGGTGGCAGAAACACCATCAATTCCGATCGAAACAACGCTAGAAGGTGTTAAATCGCCCGCTCGAGCTTCTATAGAATTAGTAGATAGTGCAGAGTAATAATCTAGAGCTACTCCGACGGATCCTGTTGTCGCTGTCGTAGAATTACTAGAGATTCCGGCGATGTCAAATCGAATTTCTCCGATGTTGTTTGCGTTACCAGCCGTCGAAATACCAGTCAACTCGGCAGATACAACGGATATTGTATTAACTGAACCGACTTCTGAAGTTATCGATTCACCAACGATAGTAACATTAGAGCCGACTGTATAGTCTAGTATACTAGTCTGTAGCTCTGTCTGATTGCCAGTGATACTTAGAGTTACGACCGCGCCGGTTGTCGGTGTTTCTACTTCAGTGGTTGTTGAAACGCCAGATAGCGAAAAGCTCGATTCAACCGACCCAGTGATATTAGAGTCATTAATAACAAGAGCTTGAACTCCAGTCAGAGTAAACGAAATTTCACTGCTTGCGCTTATAGACTGCAAAGGCACTGTGGAACTATTTCCTACAATGCCAATTGATACTTCTATGCTTGGTGAAACGGTTCCGGCAGTTGCTGTCGACGCGTTCCCACTAATGTCGAGAGAGAATTCTGGTGGAGATAAGTTCCCTAGTGCAAATGTTCCCTCGTTTCCAGCGAGAGTTATATTTACATCCTGAGAATTGATCAGAGACTCGATTGCTGTCGTCGTCTGATTACCAGTAATTGACAGATCTACGGTCTGTGAAGTCGCGATAGACTCTATAGTGGCCGAACACTCTACGCCAGATAGCGTTACATTTACGTCTTGTGAAGTGGTAACCGGCTCGATCGCCGTCGATGTCTGATTGCCGGTAATTGACAGATCTACTGTCTGCGAATTTGTTACAGAATTTACAGAGACGGTTGTCTGAGATCCGCTTAAAGTCTGTGAACAGACTTGCGATGTCGTAACCGACCCTCTAGTAGCCGTTGCACTTACAGTAGTTAATGCACGACTTAGCGCTTGAGATGAAGCAACCGACCCTGGAGTTGCTGTCGCGCTTACTGTAGTTAATGCACGACTTAGCGCTTGAGATGAAGCAACCGACCCTGGAGTTGCTGTCGCGCTTACTCCAGCCAACGTAATGCTGACTTCGGAGGATGCGACTACATTACCGGTATGTGATGTGTATTCTTCGGCAAAATATAATGCACCAGATTCGTCTGTGTAGATTGAACTACCGGTGCTGACACTCGCTGAATTAGAATATAGTTGTTCGGTTGCCATTGATCATGATCAATGCTTGAAAGTGGTACAATCAGACCAGACGAATGAGTCCCGTCGTTGCGTCGTTAGTAGGCATAGTCAGCGTTAATGTTCCGGCAGTAATTGTCTGAGACGTGAACGTGTGAACCGATACTGCCTTATTTGCCTGTGAAGTATTGAATATCAATACGGCATTGAAAGCAGTCGTCAGCGTTACGATCGGATAAACGATATTAGCAGACGGAGTCACAAAGGCGGTTGTGCCACTTGTATTAGGGACGGTGCCAAATGTTACGGCTACGCCACCAGCTGTATAGCCTGTGCCAGTTACTTCGCCAGTGTCGGCGACTGATCCGACTGTTCCGCCGTATGTAGTTGTCGTGGCGTCCTTGGTGGCAGTAGTTACGTATAGAGCGGCGCGAAATGAATCGACGCCAGTACCACCTCTAGTAACTCCGACACCAAAATTGTGGTGCCCGAGTAGTAATTCTTTTTTGAATGATGTGCATAAAGCCTGCGTATTACTCACATTGATACCTTACTTTCTTGTTAATTGAATTTGTTTACATTGATGCTAGACCGGGAGCAAACAGACCCTGTTTGAGCTGAAGCTGCGCCTCACGTTTGACGATTTCTCCGTCCTTGCGCCATTCTTGCCAATTGATAATTTCATTTTCATTTTCTTCTTTGCCTTCGGTCTTGATCAATTCAGATTCTTCAACCATTCCGAGTGTCGTAAAAATTTGCGCCATAATTAACTCCATTATAAATGATTATAAATGTTCATCACCACGATGAACCTTGTTTGTTATTTAATCACTTCAATCCAAGGAATTTTGGAATTGTTAACATCAGCTTACTAATGAATCCGCCGATCTTAGTCTTGTCTGTCAGATCAGTCACCGGTTTATCCCAGACGGCAGTAGCTATAGCACCAGAATCAACTGATGTATTAGCCCAAGCAGAAAGTGTAATATGCGAAGTTGTATCTAATGTAACTGCCATCGGGAATTCTAAATTCAGCATTCTTGTAATTCCAGTATACGACATTGCTTTAGCATACTGTTTTTCTCCTGTTCCATGATTAACATAAACTAAGCATGGTGTATAGTAATTATTAATCGCAGCTGCATCCAACCCTAGCGTAATAGTATACTCTGTTGCCGAAGTTACATGACCAGAATACCCTTTAGCACGCTCTAAAACAGAGTATGAAACATACATCTGATCTATGTTGAGTATGACGTCTGATAAAGCAGTAGAGTAAAATCTAACTTTCACGTCACCTATCAAACCTGGCTGATTCCCAACAAATGATTGATACATGACAAATCTATAAGTGTTATCACTGGTAGAACCGGCTATAGTTCCGACGAATTCCCATGCAGAATTATGATAATTCCACATAGCGACATTCATTATTTCATGTTTATCTCCGACTCTACCAGTTATGACTAACTCTGTAGGAATAGTATCTAGCCCTATGTCAAATAGATATGTTACATCAAATAGCATAGTAGAGTCAGAGATCACATGATATACATGATCTAAATTTCTAGTATTTGCAATAGAACCAGATGTTACAACGCCAGAAATTAGAGAGAATTCAACAGCTGCAGCATTAATGCATGCACTGCCTATAGCGATATTGTCTATAGACTCTAGAATCGTGCTAGACGATGTAAGCAATCTTTGCAACTGTGTACTATTAGAATCAATCTCTTGACGAATCTGAACCGGAGTTGGCGGAACAGGTATTGTTGGAAACGCCGTAGTAAGCGTTCGATTATTAAATGCCCATATTTCTGAGGCAGATGGAGCAGCTCCACCACCCGAGTAAACAGTGTTAACTACCGATGATACTTCGGCAGGATATATTGCAAGCTCTGTGACAGAATCATAATATGCTGTTGGATAGTTGTCAGAAAATAGAACACCGAGAACTTTGGTCTGTCTTAGATCTATGAATAATTTCCAACCATTATACAGAAAGAATGTTGCGCCTGATCGGCCCCCGGGAATCGCGTCAAAACCAGAATATCTGATTGCCGGCAAAAACCTAGTTTCTCTGGCAATCCATCTAACCCAGGCAGAATATACATCTGCCATAATATCTAGAGTCGTTACTCCAGAATTTACATGAATCTCTTTAGTAAATCCGTTAAATGAAACCTTTTCCTCTAGAGCCCATTCAACGCCGAAGTTATCCCATACTAATGCAGACATTATGCAAGTTCTTTATATCCAAGCATAGCGCCGGCAGTTACTACCGAAGCAGCTAATTTGGTTATAACTACCGTGAACGTATAAGAATCTGAATCATCTGCAAGTCTATGATACCCTTCATCATTTGTTTCGTAATATTCTCTCAGATCTAAATTAGTCACGCCCTCTGGAACGTATAGTGAAATATATGCTTCACCGCCTGTGGCCGCCGTGGCACCGATATCGCCCTGAGCTTCGCCGCCTCCGGTTATTCCCCAAGTTGCGCCAGTTAACACCGCGTCGTCGATGATAGAAACTCGTGCGCCACCGGTTCCTGTAACTAAAATGCTAAGCTTCTCAGGGTATATACCGACTCTAGATCCAGGCTTTACTCGCATAGAAAGCAGAGGAGTTTTTGTTCCGACCGTGACTGGCGTAATTCTTTCGATATCTGAATAGCGCCAGTAAGTGTAGTTAGTTTCACTTTCCGAGTATATGGCAGTGCATATTACTTTTAGCTCTGATGTTGAGGCCGTTGCGCCAGTATTAGTATTTTCGTATCTGACCGGTAGAGAACCGGTCCTCATATACGCGCCGATGCGAGTATTTGGATTGTGAAATGTATGACAGACCCATCTTGATCCGTCCGGAGCCAGAACACCAAAACGAACTGGCCCGACTCCTAACCAGGCATAGTCAATAAAATAGAAATTTGCCATTGTGACGTCGATCGTCATCCCAGACATACCAGTTCCGTCTAGCTTATCACCATTCCATGACTCCTGAGGAATTCTTTCCTCTACAATAGAGCCTGAAACGCTCGAGCGTAGTATTACGCTCAAAGTAGTTCCATTTAGTTCAAAGAAGATACCGTCTTCTACATCAAAATAGCCCCATCTGCGAAAGTTATTCGCCTTTCCGGCATCTCCATTAGCGATGGTCAGAATGACTAAATTGCCCACGCCCGGCTGATAGTAATGATAACGATTTGTGGTGCGAGTAGCAAAACTGCCAGATGTAGAATTTACGGCCATCACAGTATTTGCTGCCGTCTGATTCCACGTTAACGTTCCACCGACTCCAGTTTTATCTTGAAAAAGATCTGCCATGTCAGTATTAGTATATTCATAGCCACCGAGAATATGGGCCGTACCAACTCGTAAATTTGCAAAAGCATCCATTGTCGGAGAACCTTCTGCAAATCTTACATACGCCTGACCGCGAATATCTACTTGTTGAACTTTTGTAGGATCATTCGCATCGGCCACATGCATCACTTGAGTGTGGACAGTGTCGGCACCAACGACATTCTGTTTGGCAAACATTTTTTTGCCGACGCTGTCGGGTGGCACCTGTATATACGAATTAGTCATTATTAATTATCCTTAAATTGATCACTTACTATATTTATGCAACGTAACTTACATCGGCCTCGGCCGTTGCAGATATAGAAATGCCTTTGGATTCGATGATAGTACCAGTAGACACACCCGGCTTTGCGACGCCAGGATTTCCCCAGACTAACGTCACGTTTCTATTGGTTCCACCAGCATACCCTGATTGTGTATTGCTAGAAAAGTCAAACGAGAATGGAATAGATGCCGCAGAAATGGTTCCGGTGATATCTGTCGCGTTTTTGTCTTTAACGATGACAGCGGTTCCTTCACCGAAATCATCTCCAGCAGGAGTTGTCGTGTAATACAAAGTGTAGTAACCAGTTCCATCAGAAGTCAGATTTGCGTTGAAATTCAGAGTACCGGCCGATGCGTATGGAAAAATATGCTCTACGCCGCTGTCATCAATAAACACGATGTCGTTCAAGTCGGCGTCAAGCGGCGTAAAGAATGCTTTAGTGTAGAGAGTAGGGCCGACGAACCAGCAGATCAAGTCAGCAGTTTTGCCAGTAATTGTTCCACCCGTTCCACCCGTGTTAATGTCCGTGCCTTGGCGAAGCAGATATTGCATCTTGGTGTAAATCTGAAAACGAGTCAGATTCGTGTGAGTGATGTGCTTCTTGAATGGATAGCTACCGGCGCCGATTGTTTTGTTCGTAATTGCTGTGTCATACTTAATAGTGCAAGTATCATACGGAGCTAGAAGAATGGCAGTATCATCTGCCTTCAAGTTCAAGTCGGCCGAGGTGTTAATGCCGAATGGAAGCTTGTAGGCGCCAGTAGCATTTTCTGAAATGTCTGTCAACGATACGTCATCGAATGTGTAACCATACGTACGATTGAATGACTTGAAGAATGTTCTGCTGTCAAACGATCCGTTAGAAGCATCACCAAATACCTGAATAGCTTCGTTCGGCAAATCAGTGAATGTATAGTTGATTGCCGACCCGGTCGATGACTTCTGGTAATAGCATTGAGATCCTGGAGAAACAGAACCCTGAAGAACTGCTCCGAAATACTGTCGATTTAATACTCCTGCGTTTGAGTACTCAGACCAACCAGCATTGCGAATCATTTGACGAGTAGCATCAGATCCTGGCTTCCAACCATTTGCTGTACCGCCCGGATCTTTACCGAATACATACTGACCCGATCGATTATCAATCTTATTCATTGGGAATGGATAAGGCTTGTACGTAGCAGTTGCCCAAAGGTCAACAAACTTTGACCAGATAGCATTACCGTCAACGCCATCTTTAGCGATTAATCCGCCAGTGGTTGAGCCGTCTGCAGATGCGATAAAATCGAATGTCTTAGCAGCAGTGTTAAATGTGATGTTAGTCCCAACTACTAAGGCATCTGGGTCAGTTATCATTGTCATTTTCTTGTTTCCTAACGTTTATTGTTATTTAATGTTAATCCAGATATGATAGATCTGGTGGTTGAATAATCGGTACAGATGCATCTGTAGTAGATAAAGGATAATTTCTAATTGCTGCTGGATAGAATCCTGGCTTGTTGATGACGATATCGACGGTTTTAGCTACTTCATAGATATAACCAAAAGAAGTTCCAGCATAATCTTCTGTGTTCGATAGAACATTTTCTGTTCCAGATTCTATAATAGTGATATCAGAACCAGATTGCAAACCGTTAATCGTCAATGTGTTAACAGAAGCAGGATAATAATTTGCGGGTGAGTTATCCAATTCTGTAAAAATACGAACAGCTTGTAACTTGCTAGATGGTTGTGGAGCAAATACACCGACCGTATTAACAGCAGTAATTGTTCCATGAACACCAACAAGTGCTACAGAACCTGATGCATTAGATAAACCGGGAGCTGTATTTCCATATGATGCGGATGTTACAGTAAATGTAGTAGCATCAATCACGGCATGGACATAATATGTAGTACCGGCAGTCAGACCGCCTAGTGTTGTAGCTACTCTGAATCCCATACCAGGAAATAGATCTGCTGTACTTGCACATACAACAGAAGTATAACCGCCGGTTAGTGTAGTTACAACTACACCTTGAGGGAAATTTACTGTCCATGTTGAACCAGATCCAGTTCCAGCGATATTTGATACAATATATGTACCATTGACCACGCCTGTACCAGTAATCAACATGCCGACCTTAATAGTACCAGAAGCAAGTGTGCCGACTGTTAATGTTGTTCCAGAGATATTTGAACTTGTCATTGATGCTGGTGTGTTCGCTACTGTATTAGTAATTGTTGTATTGATCGTGGTTGAGAAAATAGTATTACCAGTTACCCAGGCACCTGTCAAATTATTACATACCAAACTTCCTGTTGTATTAGTTGTTACCGTTTCGTCATCAACTACAGTAGCGGTGGCGGTGGCAGCAGCTGCCAGTACATTATTACGAAGTACTTCACCGGGAATAAATTGAGCAAATTGACTGGTATATTTCAACACATACCGACTAGAAACTCTGAACTTGATTCTAAATCCAGTTGACGGATCGATTGCTGCTTCAGATGATAGATTGGCGATACCTTTAGCACCATTAACTTGTTTCCAAGTACCAGAATAACCAGCACCACGATCTAGATCATACTCAACTAGAGCACCCAGTGAAGTTACGGGACTTAGACCAATATCAATGCCATAGATATGAGGCCTGCGTTTTGAGAAACCAGTCACGCCCTTGATGATATGTGGCCATTCAAAAGTTGCCACATCATTATTGGTAGTAAATGCCAGACCGCCTGCGTTATCAAAGTACAATGAACCAGAATCAAATGTATATGGTTTAACAGCTTTATTTGAAGCTGACATTCTCAGATCTAAACAACCTTTATTGACTGGACCAAATGTCATTTCATGGAACATGTTGTCATATACAGCTGCCAAGTTAGCTGTTGCAACTGGCAAACTATCTTGAGTCGGATTTGTAGAAAGATTCCAAGTCGTCTGGTTGTTAACAGGTAATGAATCAGCACCAGGCACACCCTTGTATATAGTATCTAGTGACTGCGCACCCCATGCGCTTCTACCACTCAGCGTAGATTTTACATTCTGTAGCTTAATACCAGATGACGCATTGTTAATGATCGAATCGAAGTATAGTGCAGCAATATAGTTACGAGGATTTACCATCGTAATGTTATGTAGGTAAATGTTATATCCTGCAGTTGTATAGTTCAACAAGTTACCAGTACTTCCATTAAAAGGAATTACAGCATTCTTGATAGTGATGCCGTTAGTACCTGTTGATGGGAATACAAGAGTATTACGATCAGCCATGAGTGTACTAACTGGATTATAGTTATCAACTACGTGATTAGTAGAAGATGCATATGCGAATGTTGCATCTGCTGCAGCAGAGAATTCCGTACTATAAACTTGATTCTGGTCAGATGGCACAAAATTCGATGTAGTATCTACGTGCAGGTGAGCATACTGTTGCGCAGACGGAGCAGCTTGGATATTAGTTACAATACCAGCAGGAGCATCATGCAAGAAGTAACCAGCTAGACCGTCGGTAACGTTGAACAATTGCTGTGGCAACACTTGAGTAATTAAAGTAGTCGTTGCTGCGGTAGGAACAGGAATATCCGAACCAACCGTAACCATTGCTCTTGTAGCCTCAACTACCGACCCCATCAAAGGTAACTTAATCACAGCATTTGTTGTGTTTGCTGTAGTAGTAAATGTAACAGAATATCGTTTCCACTGGTTAGTTAGTGTTAGATTAGCAGTAGCAGTACCTAGCGTCAAATCAGCTGTGATGTAACTTCTCAAATCTGGGTGTCTTGCTCTTAGGTAGATTGAAAATGTATATGGAACTCCAACACCAGTGTTAATGGTCTGTGTTAGTGTACCGTTAGCTGTAGATGCATATAGTGAAGAGCCTGTACCAGCAGCAGCTGCACCGTTAACGCCGATAAAGATATCTAGTGGAGTATAAGCAGCAGCATTAGTTGCGGTAATGCCAGATGTAGTCCATGTAGTTGCTAGAGTGTTTGACTGCAGTGCATTATTTTGAATAACTTTTGGTGCAGTAGCGATAGCAGCAATCTCTGGTAATTCAGCACCAACCACGAATCTTAGAGTTTGGTTTGTGAAGGTATTTGTGTTCGCTGCAGTTACTGTCATTGATGTAGCAGAATCAATAGTATCTACTTTACTATCGAGACCAACATTTGAACCGAAAATGTACATGCCTGGCGCCGGGCTGAAACCTACATAAGTGCGATTATTGCCACGAGAAGTCACATCAGCAGTTAGATTTGCAGATAGTATGATTGTATCAAAATCTGGTACATCCGTTACAGTTGTCCCTACAGGAATACCCGGTCCCGTTACTATCGCTCCTGGAATAATACCAGTAGCAAAGAAGTTGAATACTAGAGAGGATAAAACATTAGTGCCCGTTTTACCATCAATTTCAAAAGAGGATTGCCAGTAGTACCAAGAACCGTGTGTTGTTATAGTGGACGCAGCAGCCGTACCTGAACAGTTAGTAATGGATGCTGCACCGCCACCAGATAATTTACGAAGTCTGTAGTAATATGTTGTGTCTTTAACAACACCATAAGTATCACCAAATATCATCTGGCCCGCAGTAATAGACTGTGTAGCGCCGACCAGCGTTGTTTCATCTCTTTCAGTAAATCCCGAAGTAGTCGATCTATAAAGAGCATATGCACCTTTATAGAAAGTTGCAGTTAAACCTGTTGCTGTTTTCAGTGCTGGTCGGTTGATCACAAAAGTCGTTGCATTGGTGATACTTGTGACGATAGCGGCATTTGCTTGTGACCCTAATGCACCAGCACCGAACCATATTGCTCCTGTGGCAACCATATTACCACCATTGAATGAAACAACTGTACCAACTTGTAAACCAGCAGTTGAAGCACAAGTAATAGTAGAACTTCCGAGTGTAGTAGCAACCGATGTAGCAGTATTCAGTGCCTGATTGAATTCAGTTGACTGATGGAATATCGAGATACGGTTATGAACTGGCATAACATCTGTATACAGCGTCCAAGTTGGAGTTGCTAATGAAACATCGGCAGTATATGCAAATTTCCCTGTCAATGTTGATATAACACCAACAGCATTACCGCTGTTCGCCATAGCAATCCACTGAGTGCAGTCAGGAAGATATTTTAGAGCAGACCAAGTAATACCATCAGTAGAAGTACAGAAGCAAGACGATACAGATGCCGGCGCGAATACGCTATGAGAAGTAGCAGTAAATGCTGGTCCAGCCAAAGCAACGAATACAGTTCCAGTGAATAGTATTTTGTTGTACGTCATCCCTGATGGCAATGTTGCTGCAGTACCTGCAGTCCATGATGTGCCATCAGTAGAATATGCAGTCGGTCCGTTAGTTGCTGAACCAGAGATCGCAACGAATCTTGAAGAACCATATGCAATAGATTGCCACAATGATGATGCAGGTAGTGCAACCGCAGCAGACCATGTTGCGCCATCCGTTGACCATGATGATCCAGTACTAGCAACAGAACCGCCAGCAATAGCTACAAATCTGCCGGCATCACTAGAAGTAACAGAGATCCAAGTTGCAGATGGTAATGTTCTGGTAACGCATGTAAATGTGCCAGCTGTCAGAGAAACGCTGAGTGCTGATGTAGAAACGGCGGTACCGCCAGCTACACCGACCCATTTATTAGTAGCTTGAGAATTATTAAATGAAAGATTCTGCCATTGTGCCGAAGCTGGATTATTATTATTTGTAGACCAATCTTTGCCATTTTTAGAGATAGCGAATAGAGCAGTTGCTGCGCCGCCTCNNGAATAGAGCAGTTGCTGCGCCGCCTCCGCCGATTGCCATAAAGTAATTCTCCGTTGGGCACCAAATTAAATCTCTCCAGTAAACAGAAGTCGTTGTTACTGCTACTGGCAACTGATATGCAGTCCATGTCGCACCATTGTCATCAGACACCATTGCTGTATTTGCACCTGAAGCAACTTCACCTGATAGGAATACCCATGAACCATTACCATAAGCAAGTGCTGGTGCGACTTCTTGAGCATACTTAGGAACAATACCGACACGTTGTGGCATCTGCAGATACTTTGGAAAATTGCCATGAACCGCACATAGAGGCATGGAATCTATATAACCAGTTTCGTCGTGATAATTATGAGTCTTGTAAGAACGAGACTTGAACCAGTACTGAGTATCTTTAGGAATTGGTATTCCATTCTTCACATCTGAGAATACACGAGCAAGAGATGCCCAATTGTACCCCTCGTTGTTGATACCTTGTTTATGAGTTACGTTGGTAACTTTTGTGTTACTGACCACAGAGCAACCAATAACACCATTCACATTGTACAGCTTGATGTTTGAATATGTGTGATTTGCACCAGCAGTATTAGGCGAAAATGCTGTATTATAAGGACGAACTTTTGGATATGAACCAACCATCATACCCTTGAAATTATTCACAGTCACGTCATTAGAATATCCAAAACCTAAGAATCCAGCAAAGGTAGAACCGATAGCCGGCGAAGTACCAGTACCTGACGCAGCATGACCACCGAATGTCATTGTAACATTCTGAAGATTTGCATTAGATACATAAATCCAAGGTGCATTAGTTGTAGTATTTCCAAAACCAGCCACGCTGGCCTGCAACATTCTATTATCGCGGTATGACCACGGGCCATAATAAGAGTATGTTACATTACCAGTGCCAGTCGTATGTGCTGCAGTAGAGATCACAAGTGATGTTGTAGAATTCACTGTTGTAACTGTTGCCGCATGAATTGTGGTAGAAGTTATTAGGGCACCGGGTAGAATAGCAGTTGATGCCGGAATAGTAATAGTGGCTGATGTTGCTGTAGATGATCCTGTAGCAGCCAGAGCGACGGCACTTGGTGCCACCTGTCCGACAGGTGGCAGACCAAAGGCAACATTATTCATTGATACCTGATAACACTCAGATATGAATGGTACGTACTGACCACCACAATTTGTCATTGTGACTGATGCTGCTTGGGTTAAGTTGGAATACGACTCACCAAACAGAGTTTTATCAAAAGTGAATTTACCTCCACCGGCAGATGTTCTTAGATGGAATGGTGCATTAGTACTAGCAAACACGTTGTTCATATAGTTTGCTGGAGAGTAGTCTGTCAGCAAGATATTTTGAACACGAACTTTTGCCCCAGTTGGTGGAATCTTTCCATTTACATCATCACCAAATCTCAATGTTGATGTATTCTGTACATAAAGAGGTCGGATTGCGACCATTGGAATATTTGCAAAACCAGCAGTAGATGAAGAAGAAGCGTAAGCTACTACGACATTAATAGTAAATATTGTAGCACTGAGTACTTCCTGCACGATCGCTGTGGTACCACGACCATATACCCATGTTCCTGGCACAAGACCAGTTGTAGAGTCGCATGTTATAACATTGGTCAATGCCATGACATTGCAATTTGATAGCATCAGATACTGACATGCTGCTTGATTAGTATCTTGAGTGAATGCCTTACCACCTTCTTCATTACCAACTGATCTTAAACCATTGCGGAAATAGTTGTATTGGTTAAATTCTGGAGCGCCAGTTACATTGACCCATGGTTCATAGATACCAGAACCAGCCGCAGTCTCGATTTCCACCACAGGAATATAATCACCGAATGTATATGGAGAAGTGAATGTCTGACCTGCTGCACCAGTGGAAGTTCCAATTTCAATATAGTTACCAGCTGATTCAAATTCACCAAGACCATTTGTGCAGTCAATTGTAGTTAATTGATTACCAGATGCCATTCTTCCGGTACCGAATCTAATTGGTTCTGTTGTGCTTGTGTTTTGAACTAGAACCTTACCATTCGTGATAACAAGGGCTGTAGCACCTGCCAGATATATTTTCCGATCAGTGTTGACTGTTAGAGTTGCACTGTTGTTAACTGTGATACCGTCACCAGTTACCAATCGTGGCTGAATTAGTTTGAATTCACGATTGTAAGTGGCCGACGTGATTGTTGAGCTCGACCAATTGATGCCGTCATAAGAGAATGCTCCGACCGTTGATGATATTGTCAATGCAGTAAACATCTGGAAACCATCCCAAGCTGCTTTCCCGCCGGCGACAATCCAGTTACCGCTTGCTGGCAATGTAGATGATGACCATGTTGCACCATTATCTGTTGAATATGCAGCAGTCGTTCCAGTTGATGGAACGCATACCCATGTGCCGTTAACTCCACCAAGATTTGCCCATGATAGCATCGTCCACGCAGAAGCAGAAGGAAGTGCAGTTGAACGCAGTGTCCACGTCGAACCATCTGGAGAAGTATATACATCGCTCGATCCATTAGCTACTAAAACGAAATAGCCATTAGCAAATTTTAGATCAATCCACGCTAATGCAGCAGGAAGAACAATTGGAGACCAAGTAACACCATTATCGTCAGAAACCGCGCAAGCAGTTGAAGATGGTGCAATTGTTACGAAAGTGTTATTCCCAAAAGCAAGTAATGACCATGCCGCAGCAGAAGGTAGAGTAGAAGCCGTCCAACCGATAGCTTCTTTATGTCGCATATATGCAGCTGCAGTAGTGGAAGTGTTTACAGATACAAATGACCCATTACCATATACACATTTTTTCCATGCAGTACCAACGGGTAACATTGATGCTTGGTTGGCAGGAGCACTACCTGTTGTTATTGGAGCGATTGTTGCTGTAGATGTTCGGTCGGCAGCAACATAAACTAAAAGGCCATCGTCTGAAATATCCCAACCAGTCCATACAATGTTAACAGATGTGATTAGACCTGAAGTTGTCCAGTTTTGCCCGTTGACAGAATAGTATGCAGCACGGCCGTTATTAATAGTAGTCCAGAACTGGAACCCTACTTCATCAATCGACTGATTAGTCGTTACCACATATTGAGTCATTGATACACCTCAGGCCATCCGTTTTCGATATCTAAATTCTCTGGAGTTTCCATGTTGTAAACTTGTTCTAGAAGATACTCTGCATAGCCAAATAGAACTGATTCTTGATACATTTGACCTCTATAAATCTGCACAGCTAAATCTGGCGTCATTAGAATTTTCTCTCCAGACATAGTTTTCCACGACAAACCTTCTGGAAGGACTGCTCCAGCAATCATGATTGATAGTTGTTGTAATTTTGAATGTGTATCAGAATGGAACCAATGATCGCCTACTTTAGCTCCGCCAGTCAACATAAAAACATCGCGTTTATTCGCAATGATTTTTGCTAAGTTGTCTGCTATATCTTTTCGTGCTAGATCAATATGCCCAAAATCACCATTGCTGGCGCGCGTAAAGAGTTCTCGATTATATTCATCAGTGTCATCTTTATGAGCGATAAATGGAATCTCGGATTCTTGTCCATCAAATAAAACTATTAGTTCTATTGATGTTCTAGTTCTCCACTTTGGATTTATTGCTGAGATATATTGCATTTTCTATTGGCACCATGTTTGTTTTGCTTCACCGTAGTAAGGTCTAGCTAATCCAGCTTTTATCAATTCTTGGCTCAAATTCTTAGAATTAACAATAACATTAGCATCGATCCGACCACCATATTTATCATATTTAAAGTCAGTTAAAATAATCGTTTTAGAATTTCCGATTAGTTTTATCAACATAGCTTTAGCTTCTATAGCTTTTTTATTTTCTTCTAGACATTTTCCAGCCATTTCTGGAGTATCAATTCCAAGCAATCTGACTGATGCTTTATCAAGCGGAGCTGGCATTTTGGGAAGAGTAATCATTATCGTATCGCCATCATGGACATAACGAACTTTTACGACAAATTCTGCCGCGAAAGCGTTGTTGATGAATAGTAGAGCAATGATTATAAATTTTTTCATGCAAAAAATATATTGTAAATGATGTAAATGTTTTCTGCAAAAAGAATAAAAAGAATAATGAATGCTATTATTTCAAGTTTCTTTGAGAGTAAATGTAAATTAGAAATTCCAATGATCAGAGAGGCAAACCACATCGTAACAAACATACCAAGCAAACTACTAATCAATAACAACATGCTCCACAGCACATCAGCTATAAACAAACGTAAGTCTATCTGACCATCGTTTATTATACTCGGAATCACCGTTAGCCCATTTCTCTGTTACATCATTATCTGCACCAATCGTAACTTTTCGTATTCTCCAAAGCAACGCAGTCTCTGATGCACCAACTATGGCTTCACCTTTATAGAGTTCATTGTCAGAGATAAAATCGATTCGTTTAGAGTATGGCATTTCTTCGTCTGTTGTAGATGTAGTGCCTCCAGTCGAAGGAGTAGAAAACACAATCTTATTTAATGTAGCGTCATACGTCATCACCTTACCATGTGCAAGATTAGACAAGTCAATATCATCCATTCGAAGAATTTTAACTTCGCCGCCGCCGCCGCCGCCTCCCCATCCAGTAGAAGAAGGCCTAGAATCGACGTGACGCTTCAAATTCGTGATATCGTCCTGAAGTTTTTTGACTATCGCAACAAGCTTCTTTTCAGTATCAGTCGCAAGCTTATCTACTCTAGAATCAACTAATTCGGATAGATCTTCTTCTGTTACTTGATTAGCTTCTAGCTCATCGATCTTGTCGATAACTTGAGCGCGTTTCTCCGTTATCTTTTTGGCAGTAGATACTGTCTTGAAAAGATCTGAGAGAAGAGGTGCTACTTCTGTTTTCTTGCGATGTTCTTCTGCGATTGCACGTGCTGCTTTATCGGCAGCAGCCTGCTTCATCAGCTCTGCAAAAGAGGCAAGATTAGTCATTTAAATGTTAATGACGGCAAAGTAAAACGTTTACTTTCGCATTGGTCCCAGTTAATGTAGTAGCATTAATTCTAAAGTAACCCCACGGTGAAGTGATCAGAATTTTATCAGATACTACAGTAGTGCCGAGAGTCAGCGTAACCGAACCAACAGTAAGCCAATTAGTACCATTGTTAGATGCTTCAACAGTAACGACGGCAGATCCGGAACCAGCCGTAGTCAATCCGATGGCTTGAAAAGTGAATGATGAATCTGATGATGAAGCCATCGGATAAGAATTAGAAATTTGTCCACCAGAGCGCAGAGCAGTTGCATAACAAACGCCTGCCGGCATAATGGTTGAACCAATGTTAATGCTAATATTAGCAGGAACCGTAAATGTAGTGGCGTCAGTAACAGTGACGGTGAATTCTTTTCCAACTGCTTGCCAGAATGTTACCGTATCGCCAGTTACTAGAAGGTGATTACTCGCTGTGACTACTGTCACAACGTCATTTAGAACAGTAGAACTACTGATAGCGAGAGATCTTGATAGATTTGTGATTTTCATATTTTATTTTCTTATTCGATCATGGTGATTGAACCATCACAATCTTCAGTCAAGTACTTGACCGTGTCGTGTGGAGTGTCTTTAATATCAACGATTGCTGGAGTAACCTGTGCCAGAACATCATTGACAAATTTGGCGCATTGCCATTTGTTTGGATTATTAGTATCAGAAGTGAAAAATGCCTTAAGCGCTTCCCATTTAGAGTATTTTAGTCCGACTTTAGACAGCATGTACTCTTCGTGCTCTTTAGTAAACTTGAACTTAGTTTTTATCAGATAACAAGGAAGTTCTTTAGACAGAGGATAGATTCGAATGTCAGGCACTACAGACTCTACAACAAAAACTCTGCCGCCAGTCACGAAGGCAAGACCTACATGATTGTATTCTGACATAGTAAACATTTTTATCAGATTAAGCTGTATTTGGCGTATGGATGTCCACGGACCTGATTCGTCCCATGCCAACACGTCAAAAGTCTTTATCTCATGTCTAATATCTTCATATTTCATTATTCTTTCCTCCAGTAAATTCTATTTAATATTAAATAAACAGTGGCCTCGCGATATTACAAGTATCCAGGACCTCTAGTCAACCCACTTTAAGGATCTATATGACCAGCAAATCTATTTATTATTGCGTTTACCGTATCACTAACTTAGTAGAAAAGAAACACTACTACGGCTACAAATCTTCTAGCATTCATCCATCTAAAGTTATCGGAGTAACTTATTTCAGCTCACTTACAGGAGTTGAAGGTGCGGCATTTAGAAAAGACCAAAAAGAAAATCCGCAAAATTATAAGTACAAAATAGTTCAGATGTTTAGCACTAAAGAAGAAGCATTAGCAAGAGAAATTTTACTGCATGCTAAATTTAATGTAAAGAATCATCTCAATTTTTACAATAAATCAAACCAAACATCGGTTGGTTTTGATACTAGCGGCAAAGTTGCAGTCAAAGATAAAAACGGGAATAAATTTTTTCTAGAAAACAATGATTCTAGATTTTTATCAGGAGAATTAATTAGTATTAAACGCGGAAAAGTCACTGTTAAAGACATTAATGGAAAATGTAATATGGTGGACAAAACCGACCCCAGATATATTTTGGGTGAATTGGTAAGTATTAACAAAGGTAATGTTGTAGTTATAGATAAAAATAATCATAAGTTTTCAACATCTACAACAGATCCGAGATATATTTCTGGAGAATTGAAGGCTATCGTTGCAATCAGATACATGGAAGATGCTAATGGAAATAAAATTTTATTGGATAAAACAGACCATAGATTTATTTCCGGAGAATTTATTTCTTCATTAAAGGGAAAAATAGCTACTAGAGATAAAAATAAAAAATTATTAGTATCTATAGACGATCCGAGATATATTTCTGGAGAATTGATTGCATGGCAGAAAAACAAAATTATGGTTAAAGATAAAGATGACAATAATCTTAAAGTGTCTATAGACGATCCGAGGTATATTTCAGGAGAGTTAACTCACATATCTAAAAATAAAGTTGTCGTGGTGTGTGCCACGTCAGGAAATACATTTCAAATATCTAAAGACGATCCGAGATATATTTCTGGCGAATTAAAAGCTTTACTGAACTATAGAGTTATCGTCGAAGATCTAAATGGAAAAACATTCATGGTATCTAAAGACGACCCGAGAATAATATCAGGGGAATTGAAAAATTTTCTTAAAGGAAAAATCATAGTAAAAGATTCAGACGGAAATATATTTCGAGTAGATAAAACTGATTCTAGATATATTTCTGGAGAATTAGTTAGCGCAAATAAAGGAAACCAATCTGGAAAAGATAATCCATCATTTAAGCAGTATTATAATACTCCGTGGGGTATATTTGACAACTGTTTAAAAATCACACCAACTTTATCATCAAATCCATTTAGTACATTTTGTAAACTCAACGATCTAGTCATGACTAAAATGAGATATAACAATCACGAAATGCTAATAAATACTTTTACAGTCGATGATATCGGCAAAACTTTTAAAGAATTGGGATTTAATTTAATACCAAAAGAGCTATATCAAAGAAATACTGTGTAATTTACACAGTACTGAGCTGTATTTCATTATGCCACCGGCTCGGCTTTCTTCTTAACCAGTGCTACCACGGCGTCGATAATCAGTGATAGAGATGGCTTAGCTTTTTCATACGCTTCGGTCAATTCGCTAGTCACCAGAACAGCTTGCTCTAGAGCAATGTTTAGAATAGCTTTTTTGGCTACTCCGTTGCCAGAATCAGGAAATGCGGATTCAAGCGACACTACCGCTTCTTTGATAAGCGGTAGCATTCTGATGATAAGTGTCAATACGTTAATAAAATTTGTCATATAATTCCTTCAATATTTGCATGTATATTTGACGGTAACTCCGTCTATTATATTTAAACTACCTATGAGAGTAAGTTGTGTCAAGCCCTGCCAGCGGATTGTTGGCATTATTGACAAACCGCAATGCTTTTTTGCGAGTATCGTCTGCAATGTTTCCGTTTGGCATTCCTGCGCCGACATCACTATCGCTCTCATTTCCAAGTTGTTCGGCTGCGCTGTTATTTGCTGGCAATATTCCGGCACGCTTAGAGGTGGCAGCAGTGAGCATGATGTTAACAATAGCAACGATACCACCGCCGATAGCATTAGCAGCATCGACGTCGACCGGAAGCGCGACACCATAAATTTGCGCCACATTAATAATGGCAAGAATAAGAGCACCAAGAACTGTGCTCGTAATCTGTCCAGTTTTCCATGCTTCGACATTAGCGACCTCCGAGCCTTTTCTGAACAAATTTAAAAATGCTTTTAGTTTATCAAACATCGTCTGCTCCGTAACGTAAGTTTTGTGCAATTCGTCTAGACCAACCACGAGAAGCGTTTGGCCAGTTTTTAAGTTTAGTCATAAATTCTAGTCGTTCTGCCAAGAATCTCATTATCAGATCATGAGCCTGCAATTCTTCGATTGCTTCTTTAGAAACTGGCCCAATATGTCCATCGTCTGCGACGCCGATTGCTCGTTGTAGCATTCTGATCGCGGTTCCTACACCAGAATTGACAGCACAGTCCATTAATTGATAAGCGACACCTTCAGGTAGACTATCAATATTAATCGGATCGTAGAAGTCTTTTTTGTAGAGAGCAACCGCCTGTTCGCGAGTCAATGCTCTTATGTCTAGATTAGGATAACTACGCTGACTAATTCCCCATTGAGTCAGACCTCCCGGATCTTGTGGATTATCTACTAATCCACCCTCGTGTGACAGCACTCTATCGATAATTTTTTCAAATGTCATTCAATCTTCCTCATGCTCTTTTATTATTTAACGTTATACGAGAATAAACATTCCAGTGATTTAAATCTATTTCGGGTTTTTGAATTTTATGTCTAACCGATCCATATTTATTATATGTGTCTATGTATTTAACATTCGTATCGATTATTGACTGGACAGCACTGACACTTGACGAATCATTTACCGATGTAGTGAAATTGCCATTAATTTGTACAAAATCTGTCGTAGCCGATAGCTCATACACATTAGATCTATGTTGAACTACTGTCGACCGAGAATCCGATACTGCAACCGAATCTGACATAGCTATGTCTGCTATGTCATTGGATCCATTTATCGAATCTATGGCAAAAAACGCATCATTAGCCGCAACGACTCTGATGACACTGCATGTAACGCTGTCAGAAACGTTACTAGATTCTGCTACTAAACTAGATCTAAGAGCTGTTGCATTAGTAGAGTCGAATCCAGTTACAGAATCGTTAATAGCTCTTACACTAAGTACATTAGAAGAAATATTGCTCGAGCACGAAGTAGATTCCGAAGCGACCGCCGTCGTACTGTATGTCGAATTTTGTAATGTAGAAGTGCTAGTAGAGTCTGAGACCGAGCTGACTTGCGAACCAGAATATTCCTCTGTAGTGCTAGTTGCCAGTGTATCTGATATCGCAAAAGAGTACACGATCGAACTAGACTGAGAAGCATTTGCGGTAGAAGTTTCTGATAAAGTCGCTGAAACTATTCTAGAAACAAGCTCCGAGCTGGCCATAGAGCTTGTTTCTGACAAGCTAGACGAACGAACAGCGCCTGCCGATGATGTTTCCGTTGCCGCTATCGTCTCGGCGATCGTTCTGCTAATAATCGTTCCTAGTATAGCAGAGTCGCCGGTATTAGAAGATTCATTGACAGCAGAAGCAGTAATTTTTGCGCCAGACTCTGACGTAGAAGAAATTGCCGACTCTGCTATGGAGCGAATAGCTAGCTGGGTGCTAGATTCGCTAGAAGTAGCAATTGCAGATTCGGCTCTATTTCCACCGGCTATCAGATAGTTATTAATCGCAGAAGTTGCAGCGGCAGATTCTGATATAGTTTCGGTCTGAATAGAACCATTTGTTTCAATCGTCGATGTATTAGCCGACTCTGTCACAGAACCAACGAATATCGCAGCACTATTTTCTGTAGAAGTGACGCTAGCAGATTCGTTCTTATTAACAGCCGCGACATAAGAAGAATTCTGAGCAGAAGCAGTAGCGGTCGTTTCAGAAATAGAGCCGGCATAGACGATCGCGATCGCTTCTGTGACAGAAGCGATATTGCTTTCAGATAAAGAACTAGATGCTACATTATTAGATGCTTGAGCAGAAGCGGATGCAACAGAATCGGCAGCAGTTGCGACATAGATGCTGGTCGCGGATTGATTAGAAACAATTCCAGAAGTTTCTGATGCATCCGCGGTTGCTATAGCAGATGAATTCTGAGATGTTGAGCTTGTAGTAGAATCGCTTGCAGCAGAAGAAAATACGGCAAGTGCGGACTCTGTAGTAGAATTATTTACCGAATCGGATGTACTAGCAGCGAAAGTTAACGCAGAAGATGTCGACTCTGCCGGAGTAGAAGATTCTGCAATGGCTGCGAGATTAACCGCGGTAGAATTTTCTATTGATGACGCGGCAGTTGTATCGTCTAGACTAGAGCTAGCTAAATAAGTGTTAGATTCTGCGCTAGTTACGGTAAATGGTTCGTCGATCGAATCAGAATGGACGGTGCCGTCGATATAGTCTTCTAAGCTGCTGGCGGATATAGCTTCGTCTATCGCATCATCGTAGACTACACTTGATAGAGGAATTTCAGTTGCTTCTGCTCCAACGAAGATCGGAGTCTTTATCGGCTGGAAAATTTGCCAGGGGTTGTCTGACAGTGACTTGATTTCTGCGTCGGATAGGGCGCGGTTCCAAGCGAGTCCAATCATGAGAGTAGCAGGATTAAACACTGCAGCGCTTACACGCAGTAATGCACCAACTGCAGTCCTATTGAATGTCGTTGATACAGCCGTTGAAGCGATAGCTGTATCAAATTTCCCATCAATGTAACTCCGCACATCGGAATTGTTTATTACTATTGCCCCAGAGTGAGAAACTCCATTTTCAAACAGACGGCCTACGGTAACTGCATCAGGAAATTCGGCCCAATTCGAGTCTCGAGCCCACACACGCATCTTAGCGCCGCTGCCGACAGTATTACCTGAACCAATAGCTAGAATTGGGCCAGAATTTAGAGTAGAGCCGAAACCGTATATTCTACGATCGAGCGGGATAGCTTGGACTCCAACCACCGAAGCAAATATAGTTACCTGGCCCAAAAGATTTAATGACGACGGAGCAGAGTTTTTGTACCAATACGTGGATACACCGTCGCCAGAAAACCCAACCCCCTTAGACGTTGGGGTTTTAGTAGCTGCACCTAACGGGATCACATCTAGCTGTTGAGGTGTAGTTACATCAACTAACCCCCTAGTAAGCGGATTAGCCCAATCTATCCCAACCGCACCCTGCGGTTGGCTCGTGCGTATAATCTTAGAAGTCGTCATGCTGATACTCCTATGATACGTTGGTCAGGTTTGAAGATTTGCCAGGGGTTGTCGGTAAGCGCAAGCATCTGCGCAGGGGTCAACGCCTTTTGCGCAAACGCAAGGAGGCTTTGTGACGTAGTGGATAGTTCTGCGGGGGCAGCAGCATATTGCCAAGCCGTACCACCTACATCCGCGCCAACGGCAGAATTAAATGCAACACCGTCTTTGTACCACGCATACAAGCCTGTTGAACGGTTATACGTCAGCCCAACTACATGCTCCTCGCCAACTGGCATGGTCACACCACTATCAAAAATAACAACACCATCATAAAAAGCGGCACGTCCAGGATACGATCCGTGATTTAGAGCTAATGCGATATTATTGGCAGCATCCGTACACCCAATAGTGTACGGATATGCGTTTTTAGCTATTTGAGCGCCATAAAACAGAATCGTCCAACTAGCTGTTTTCGGTATGCCTAGAGCCGCGACTTGCCCCCCCGAAAGGGCAACGATGTTCGATACCCCTCCGAGGGTTATAGACCTGCCGCTGGAAATAGTTTTGCGCCCCGTAGCTACATTAAACCCTGCGACAATTGCATGTGTAAAGCCAGACCGGGCATCAATCCCCACCGGTCCTTGCGGCTGCGTAGTCCTGACTTTCTTAATCACAATAGGCACATCTGCTTCGCTAGTAACGCTCGGCACACTAGTCCCTAACATCATCGATTGTCTCTGTGTAAAGTAGTTCTTAGGGACAAATATCTGAGACTTCGCGCTTAGTTCAAACTGAGGGTTAACTGCGATTGGCTGAAAGATTTGCCATGGGTTGTCTGAGAGGGACTTGATTTCTGCGTCTGAGAGGGCGCGATTCCAGGCAAGCCCGATATGTATCAGCCCACTAAAAGGGAGTGTTGCTAAAGTCGCTGCTCTCGATCCGATGACTACACCAGCGGGCGAAAAATTCCCGGTTGATGCAGTTGACACGCTTGCTTTTACGCCGTCAACCCATATAGACTTCTCGCCCGTTCCAGACCTTGCAACAGCGCATAGCGAATATTGCTTTTCTGCAACCACTGCGACATTTGTCTGGACAGTTATTGTCGCGACTGCTGAATCCCGCAGTTGCATCGCCCAGCCCTGCGTGGACGTTCTTTGGTTGATAATAAAAAACGAATTCGCGAATGTCGAAACCGACATTACGGCTTTTTCAGACGCAACTTGATTTGGTTTGGCTATGCAAAATAGCGTCATCCCAGCGGGATTGACAGGAATAGCCCTAATACTATCCGTAATACCTATGCGCGAACTTGATCCGTCATACAACGGCGATAGACCCGCTTTAGATACCGCTTGGTTTGTAAGACCAACGAATACAGGGGATGCTCCAAGGGCGTTGCGGCTTACAGTTTTGTTTGTTACCGCAACGACAAGCCCTCGTGTAATCGGATTACTCCAATCAATCCCTACAGGTCCTTGTGGCTGACTCGTACGAGGTATTTTGAATATACTCATTTACCACCCCATATAAGTTGTTGATTGGGTTTGAAGATTTGCCATGGGTTGTCTGACAGAGATTTGATTTCTGCGGGCTGTGGCGCTCTGTTGTAGCCCCATGAAATGATTGTGTCACTCGGATTATCATAGCCTGAGTACCCCGCTAGACCGCCGACACAAACAGATGTAAGAGCTTCATTTGTAAAGCCGATAACATCCCGCAGAGTGAGCGATGCCGAGGCAACTAGCGCTCTGTCTATCCATATTTCATGCAAACTTCCCCGTCGTACAGCGGTAAACAGGTGATATTTTCCGTCTATACCACCAGCGAACTGAACACCAGAACCACCTCCAAGGCCATTATCTGTCAAAAAACAGAGCGTTCCCGCTGAGACGGCGTACGCCGTCGTCATGTTGGCGACTATGTAAAACTGCCCAGCAGCTAACCAATCTTGGCTAAATAACGCATACTTTGTAGCAGTTGATGCTGGGTTAGCTAGCACAGAGACAGCGAAGTCGCCTGTTCCGGAACCATCGCTAGTCAAGATCGGATACTCCGAAAAGACCATACCCTTACCCGATGCAGCCTTTGCAGAAATCCCTTTTACTGTTGCAAACTTTCTCGTGTTATTCGTGGACGCAACTTTTCCTGTGACCAGGTTTATTGCGGCAGTTGCAGGATGGACAAGGAAGCCAAGTCCTTTAGTAACAGGATTACTCCAATCAGGATTACTCCAATCAATCTCCGCAACACCCTGCGGCTGCCTAGTCTGCACAATTGGATAAGGCTTAGTAAAAGCAGGCTCCTGCACAGTCGTAGTAACCAAATCCGTGATTCCACGCATCTTTGATTCTCGCATAGACCATGGGGACTTAGGAGAGTATGAGATAAACTGACGCTTGGGTTTGAAAATTTGCCATGGATTTTCACTTAGGGACTTGATTTCTATTTTAGATAGAATCCTGTTAAAAAGAAATACGTGGTTTACACTTACCCCCCATGCTGCGCTACCTCCCACAAGAAGTCTGCTGCGTCCAGTTCCCCAAGGCGTGTTCTCATTAATTATAGGCGTCAATGCTCCTTGATCTACAGCATTGACGTATTCATTAACCTTAGTTGTAGTACCTCTGAAATCCCACGTAATTGCATGATGTCTTGAATTTCCTAGTGTAGGTAGCGCAGCACATGTACCTTCTGTAACAAACCCAGAATTAGCAGAAATATATCTCCTATGTACTGCGGTATCTCGCGAAGAAAACATGAAATAGTCTTTTTCTGTATACCCAGCGTTTTCATATCTCATGCCAAATATTTCACTCCAAGCAGCCGAAGTATTTGCATTTCTGTATTCTGTCGTAACTAAAGTCCCTGATCGCACTCTATCTGACATTAGAACACTTAACTGTGTATATAATATGCCCAATCTACCAATATTAGATTTAGAATCACTATCTGAAGGAGTCCAAATATACTCTAGACCATTAGTTATTGAGTTGCTCCAATCTACTAAAGACATTCTTGCATATCTGTATGCAGGCTGCGAAGTACAAGGCACGTCTACAAACATTCCAATATCTGCCATAAAATTCCTTTCGGGCAGATGCCCATCACGTAAATGTATTAGTAGATAACTCTATATCACAAGAGTTATCGCAAATACAACTACTTAGTTGTAGTAGATCTCAGTAGCAGAAATGCCATGACCCGAAGCCGCTAAATTCGAACCGGTTTGGTTTTGCACGACGATGCCATACTTACGAGGTAGCATACCTAGGCAGCTTACCAAGCTCATAGGTTCAGATTTAAACTGAATTGACTGAGTGTGGCAATTAATGCTTCCTAGGAACTTCAAATTATTAGAGGTAGCAGACATATTAGACGCGGCGGTAGTATCTGCTCCAGTAATAACTTCGGCAGTAGCTGATCCGCCCGGATATGTTGGAGAACCAGTAGAGTCCTCAACGCCATAGGCGTATACGTACACATTTGTGCTAGAGCTAGCAGTAAACGCACCAACAGTAACCTTAACAGAGATCATAATATCTGTAATGTTATTTGTAGTGCTGACATCACGTGCCTGAGCAAAAGCGTACTGTGTAGTAGAGCTTGGCAGGTTGTTAAGACTAGTGCAAGTTAGCGCGGCAGAGGTTCCAAAATTAAGTGCCATGAGTTATACTCCTTTTTCGATTGCGTCGCCGCATTGTAGATATGTAACCGGATCTGCTACAGTACCCATTGCCATTAGAAAATCTGCTTGCTCCTGAGTGATCACGGCTGCAGCGACCAGTCCACCGAACATTTGAGCAACAATCGGCAAGCTCATATCGATGTTGTTGTATCTAGCATTAGCTACATCCATTACCGCATCGGCGGCCGCGAAAGCAGCGTGCGCAGGATTAGCTGCTACAGCTTTAATATCCCACCAAGCTCCGGTAGTTTGAAGATACGCCTGGACGTCTTCAATTGGAGTCTTTACAGTCTTAACGCGATCAACGTTAACTTTGGCTGCGACAACGTGGTGATTACCGGCAGCGATCTCTTGTGGCGTACATTTAGCCACGATTTCTTGATATAGCGTCATAATTAAACTTCCTTAGCTCAATGTTGAAGAATAAGTCACATTAAGTGTATCGCCGCTAGAGACAGATTTAGATACGCCGAATGTTCCAGCCGAATAAAGAATAGCAGAAGCAGTGGCGGTATCGGCGACAACACCTAAGTTACCGGCGGCGCCAACGATCACATTAATCGCAACACCGGTGACTGTTCCAGTTCCGATAATAGAAGCAGATACCGCGGCAGAAGTAGCCTTAACACCCGCAGAAGATGCAGCCCAAGAAGGAGTTCCGCGAGCAGCAATTACACCAGAACCGAGTTCTGCAAAGCCAGCATGTGTTGCGTATGTATCACCAATAACCGGAGTGCCAGAAGTGATAAATGACATACGTGAAACAACGGCAGTAGCAGGACCGGCCAGACCATGATTCAACAGATGATCTTTACCCTGCGTGGTAACTAGATTGTCGAAATTTTCTGCCCACTTTAAATTACCCAGAGCATCTAAGCATTCGACAGAATATCGACCAGCAATTTCCATGTCTTCGTTCATATTACTTCCGCGCGTAACAGATGCGCCAAGCAAATCTTTAGTTTTCGTGTTATCCATTTATTTTCCTTTATTTAACGGTTGTATCTAAAACAGCAATAGAGAATTCTTCTGCCACTGTATTACCTGAAACGCTTTCCCATCTAAAGTTCCAAGTTCCTGGTTCATCTAACAGAATAGAAGCAGTAAATTTCTCGTCTACAGTTGGTTGCACTTGTATAGTAACAATTTGCCCAGCCGGCTTTTTGTATTTAATATTGACTGTCGTTGGGATGATTCGAATCATCGATTCATTTTTGAATTCTGCGGTACTAACTAAAGTTGTACCCAATAATTTCTGTTCTATCATTTAATCTTCCCTGTCTTCTTTAGCTTTTTATAGAGAGCACCGGGCGATAGATCATTTTCTCCACATGTAAAAATTCCACATAGTTCGGAGCAAAACCATCTATTGTTGTCAATATTTGGATTGAATCCGAAAGCAGAACAAATCGCACCAATATGATCGTACTTTTCTTCCGCGTACGTCTTAAACCAGTATCGAATTGCACCCTCTGCCTGAACTGTCTCTACATTAAAGATGTCCCAGTGGCTCGGATGCAATTGTATCATCTTCAGACGCACGCCATTATCTCTGATAGACGATGTTCCACACATTCCATCAGAGAATTGTAATTCGCAATGCGAGTACTTGCTGAACGTCGCAACAGAAATTAGCTTATCCAGCCACGTGCCATACTCGGCTTTGTAAAACAAAATATTCATAATAATGAGTCTGAGCCGAAGCTCAGAATTTCAATTAAGCAGCAATCGTTACCAATTTCCAAGCGGAGCCGGTGCTGAAGTACAGAGTGAATGGAGCGGCCGCGCCAACTTTACCAAATGCTGCTGGATAAGTAGCGGCAGGATAAGCAGTTTGTAGAGCGCTAGCATCGACGGCAGAGAAAGTAACTGGAAAGCCAGCTGCCAGACGCTCTGCATCTGTAGTGTCGGCCATGAACGTTGTCAGAGGCTCGGTAAGACCGGCTTTCATAAGTTTTAGTTCGTAGGCATTGTTAACGGTGTTGACGGTTTGTGGCATATTGAGTCCTTAAAATTGGGTTATTGCAAGAATTCGGTCTGAATTCCTATTGTTATTTAATCAAACGAAAAACCGTCAAAAGCAGACGGTTTCGGTTTATCAAAAAATGTATCGGCCGCTGTCTCTATTTTGCTAGTTTTCTTTGGAGTAAACTTGACCGAAGATTCTTCTAGATCGAACAACTTCATTTTATTGTAATCTACGCCAAGTAAAAATTTATCATAGCCCAACCCGGCATACCTATTTTTGATAAGTTTAATCATTATTTGTTTTAAAGCTTTCAGCTCATCGGTATTAATGATGGCAGCTATCATATCAGCGGTCATCGCACTGCCTATCGATTCAGAAATTTCAGTCATTTCGATAGAACTGTTGTTTATGCCGGCACGATTAGTTTGAATCGCAGAAATTACTGCCATGTTATTTTCTACAGCTAGTGCTCTTAATTCCTCTGATACCGATTTACCTATAGTGTAACTATTGGCGCCAGCCGCGGCCTTGTATTTTTCTGATGTACAGATACCCATATAATCTACGATGATCAGATCTGGTTTGAAATTCTGCTTAGTCTTCAGTTCTTCTAATAGTGCTTTAAAATGACCGGCGTGAGCAGCACCCGTCGGATATTCTTTGACGATTAGCTTACCCTGAGACTTTTTGACTACTTGGCTGAACTTGTTCTTGTAGATATCTTTTGGCAAACTGTCAAGAGTATCAAAATCGACGTCCATAAGGTTGACGTCAAAACGTCTAGACATTTCCATATCAGACATTTCAAGTGTGATAAATAGAACATCAAATCCGGCGAGCAAAGCACCACAGCCCATATTGACCATGATAAGAGATTTACCTCCGTGCGGAGGTGCCAGAATAAGATTAAGTGTTTTACGCGAAAATCCGCCTTTAGTCACTTTGTCAAATTCGCGAACTCCGGTCGGAATCTTGGCTTCGGCCGCATGATAGTATTCATAACGAGCATCGGAGTCTTCGATGTAATCATGACCGACCGCGGTATCGAAACAAACAGACAGTGCGCTCTGAAGTATAGATGGAATCGCGTCGGCAGTTTTCTTTTTATCTTGACCATCCGCGATTAGAACTGCTTCTCTTAGAGCATTATAGACCGCACGTTCTTTACAGAACTTCTCTGTTGTGTCGATCAGATATTGTAAATTTTCTGTAAAGGTCTCGGTTTCCTTAGTCACCTCGATCAGAGATTTGTAGATATCGACAGAACCTTTGAGATTCTCGATCTCTACGAACATTGCCTGACGGCTTGGAATGCAATTATGCTTCTGAAAGTAACGGCTATAGATCTTAAAGAAAATCTTATCTTCATCCGACGCAAAATACTCTTCGCGAACATGCGGAAGTACTTTTCTCGAGTACTCCTCGTTCGACATTAATTGAGAGAAAATAAGTGATTCTGTTCGCATATAAAATAGAAATGCCCGGTATGACTTATTATATCATACCGGACCGAGTTGGTAAAATTATTTATTCTGCCGAGCTAGACTCGTCTTGAGCATCTTGTAGACCTTGCATTCCACTTAATTCAAACTTAGATTTGACCCATTGTTTAAAAGAATCACGCTGAAGAACTACACCGAGAAATTCCTCTGATTCGGTATCTTTAGCTCTAACTTTCTTTGCATCAATTTCGCCAGTTGATTTATCTACTAACGAATACCATCCATTAGACGGTTTCATAACTTCGCCCGCTTCAAGCGCTAGATCCAAAATACCAGAATATGTATTCATACCATAAGCGTGAGTAACTTGTACTGGAATTTTACTTTTTTCTCTAGTAAAACGAGATTTTTCGACATTGATAATAAAATTGTATCCAGCGAGTTCAGTGCCATCTTTTTCTTGTTGACGTCCAATAATAAAGATAGCAGACGCCGAATAATAAATCCCAGTTCCGCCACTCACAACTGCTTTGCTGAACATTTCTTGCGTCTGATATGTATGATTCACTACAACCATCGGAATTTGCTTAAGTGTTAGATGCGGGGTGATCATTCTAAAAAGCGATTTTAATTGCTTTGCACGCGTCATATCACTCACTGATTTACCTTCGATTGCGTCATCTACTTCTTTTCGAGATGCAATATTTCCCGCGGAATCAAGTGCAATAAAAACTTTGTCTCCACGCTTTATATTGTCTAATTGTTGCATAATATCAAACTTCAATTCTTCGATATTTGTCACTGGCGTATGAACAACACGAGATACATCAATACCGAAACTTTCGAAATATTTCGGATTTGCGCCAAACTCACTATCATAAAACAATGCAATTGAATCTGGATATTTGTCCAGATACGCCTTCATCATTAATAGAGTAAAATTCGTTTTAAAATGTTTAGATGGACCGGCCCACAAAAACAATCCAGAGCCAAATCCTCCATTTACTGAACCACTTAAAGCAATATTCACCGCCGGAACAGTAGTAGTGACAGTTTCATTTTCTGTAAAAAGAATACTTTCGTCAATTGTTGAAGTCATCTTAATTGTAGTATTCTTTTTTAGTTTTTCTAATAATTTTGCATTTGTAGCCATTTATTTTCCTTCATAAGTTTAAAAAAATGAATCGAGATCGTTCGATTCTTCAAGTTTCCATTTCATAGCATCCATGATTTTAATCAACGGATCAAGGAATGCTTTCTGAAATTGAGTATCATAATCTACATATCGATGTAGATTGAATTGTTTCGGTAACTCTGATGGAAACCCGATAATGTTTTCTTTGAGTGTATTTGGTTCGACCAGAGCAGTGTAGAGAATCTTCTGACCTTCTTGAATCATTTCTAATTCTGATTCAAGCTTGAGCTTTTTGACTAAATTGTTGTATAGCAATGCTGCACGAACTGCAATTGGAGTACCGCCGGCGTAGATATTCTCTGCATCAGAGAATTTAGACAAATTATTCGCAGACCGAGGAAATGCAATCTCTTCGACAGAATATGATCTGAATTCACTTCTACGCTTCTCGATGTATTGAATTAACATCTCACGATCTGAGTGTTCTAGAGTCAATTTAATGGCATCCATAAGCCATTCGCGAACTAAGTCTGGCGTGCTGCTACGATTAGTTTCTACACCAGTTACTTTTATTTCTGGTTCTGCATATCTCACGCCTTCATTATCTAGAACGCGTTGCATGTTACGTTTCTTGGCCAAAACGATCGTCGTACTTGAAATTGCTTCAGGCTTAAAGTATAGCGTATTGGTATAAAAGTTAAGCAGCTTAGCTATAGATTCTGTGGTGTTGTTAATCTCTACACCCAGATAATCTTTATTGAACTTCAGTATGAAATCAACTGTTTCATTTTCTGTCATGACTCGCTTATTCATCTTGACAAGTTTGTCAAAGCATACGCATAAACTATCTGTATCGTTGTATACAACATAATCAGACTCGGATTTGCAAATTTTAGACATGTACGCATTGGCAGCCATAGATACTTTTTGAATCGCATATTGTCCGGTTGAAGTAATACCTTCGGCGATTCTATTATCAAAGAAGATGAAATACTGATTAGCCATTGCACCAAAAAGCGAATTTAGTGTTACTTTAAGAGCTAGCTGTAACACACCAAAACGAGCAGATTCACGTTTAGTTTTTTCATCATGAGTTTTTTCATACTCAGATTTCAACTTCAACATTTCAGTCTTTGCTTGTTTTCTTTTATCAAACATTGACTTAGTTAACCTCGGCATAACACCATAGACGTCTTTACGATATCTAGAACCATTTGCTGCTAAACAATAATCTGATTCGTTGACAACTTTATCGTTCAGCAATAAGTCTACACTGACGTCCGGAATCATATCTACAATTGTTTCAGGCGACATGTTCAACGCCATGATAAACGAAGGATACATACTGGTAGCGTCCATAACACCAGTCCATTTGTACATTCCAGGCACTGGTTCTTTAACGTATCCGCCAATAATTTGATGATCAGATTTGTTAGAATGCTTCAATTCACAAAATACATTCTCTTCATATAACTGCGAAAGAATATATGACTCCCATGTACGTACGGGTGAATAGACGTCATCGAAATTCACCTTAGTCAAATATGCCAAAGTTACTGCCAGATACACTAATCCAAGCTTAATCTCGAGTTTAGATACTAGAATTACGTCTTGAATGTTGTATGCAACAAAGCCAGCTTCTGCTACGGTTCCATCCCAATTATTGGTGTACTGATCTTTAAAAGAACCAGCATATTCAAGTTTGGTATCGCCAAGTTCAACTTGAGAAATGTAGCCCAATTTGTACGACGGGCGGTTAATGAAGCGGAACTTTTTATAAAGCTCGAGCAAATCTAATACAGTGCGACCTTGAATATCATAACGCAGAGATTCTTTGTCCATAATAGTATCGATCTTACGATCGACATTGTTAAATGGACTAATTCTATCCCATGCGCGCTGACCTAAGACTTTAATGATTCTAGAACCAAGATACGCAATGTCGAACTTAATTACGTTCCAGCCAGTAATAATGTCAGGATCAGTTTCGATAATAAATTCAATGAATTTGGTCAGCAAATCTGATTCATCTCTGCATAACACATAATTAGTATCTGTTCCGGAATAAGGACGACAACCAAACGTGGTTAGCTTAGAAGTATTAATATCTTGCAGAGTAATTAATAAAACTTCATCCCATGGATCAAATACATCTGGAAAACCACTAGACGCACCATGTTTCAAACCCTCATGCACCGTAGTTTCTATATCTAAAGATAATACGGTCAGATCTGATATGGTTACATGCTGCTCGCCTTTGAAGTTGCGATGAATAAAATCATATTCAAACGACGAGTTGCCGTGTAGATTCTTTACATCGCGAAATTGTTTTATGTGAGCCTTAGCCTCACCGATGGTGTCGAATGTAGTTTCTACAAGGTTCTCACCATAAAGTGATCTCGGGCCCATCTGGTCACCCGAGGGGGTATACAGACTCGGCTTGTACGGAACATTGGATGATTGAATTCGTTTCCCGTCTTTGTAGCCACGGAAAAATAGTTTATTGAACTTTTGAGTAACCGAAGTGTAGATCACAGATTGAGACATTATTACCTTCCATTGTCATTATGTATTAATCATTATAACATAGCGAAACCTGAATGTAAAATTAAAAAAGGCTCCCGAAGAAGCCTTTTTCATCTTAGCATAAGTTCTCTTATTAAATAGATATGTCTATCACGGTATGCGACTACCCATAGACTCTAACACTTTCAAGGAGTATCAGCGTGGATATTTATCATCCAAATTTTGTTATCAACAAATATTACAAAACGTATATAAATTTAGTTGAAAAAAGAAAACTAGAAATTCTCGTCAAAACTAAAACACAATATGTAGAAAATCATCATATCATACCAAAATCTATGGGCGGTGATAATAATCGTTCTAATAGAATAAATGTTACAGCTAGAGAACATTTTGTGCTGCATAAATTGTTTAAATCAGGATTTTGGGTGACTAACGGAGTAAACAATAAAAGAGTACAATCCGTAGACGATATAGAATTAGGATATGTTGTTGGATGGACTACTATAGTAAAATCTGACGTAGAAATTGCAAAAAAGAAAAAACAATTTTTAGGATTCGCGAATCCTAAAGCAAAAACTATTCATATTTTTGATGCAGACGACAATTTAAAATACGAATGTTTAGGAAATTTCAAAATAGTATGCAAATCTAACAATTTACCACAAAGTCAGTTAGTGCACTCATATTCAAATAACGGTGATAAAATTTTGCTCAACAAATCTCCAACCAACAAAGTTTTATTAAGATGGATAAATTTCGTTGGTTGGTATGCTAAAATTATTGCTTAAGCATAACGTTTAATAATATCTGCCCAATTAGAAATGCCAGAAGCGCGAATGTTTAACCCTCTAACAAGATTGCGTAGTGATAAACCTGTGCGTTTACCCACCATACTTTTAATTAAATCTGTCACTTCTTTACGCTCTTCTAATGATAATGATAATCCGTCTTCTAGTTGAATAGAAGGAGCAAGTTTTGACATATATTCAACTAATTCCAAATCAGTCGGGTCAATATTCACAACGAAAGATCTAGTTCTAAGCGCACCGTCCGGATCTAATTTGTTCATTGGAAGATTCGTGATCATAATGAACTTGCCAGTAAAAATAAAATTGGTTGGTGTCCGTTCTTCTTCAGAATCTCCATTTTCATCATCGCCATCTTCAACAGATGGGTCATAAAATTCTTTGCCACCCTTTTTCATCCAATTTAGTTTGCGTTCTTTTTTGGTATCAGTAGCTGCTTTAATTAAATTTCTTGCTTCCTGACTATCTAATAGAGAATCTGCGTCATCAACTAAAACAATACCCGTTCTATTTTGGTATAAAGCTTTATATAACCCAATCGGTGAACCTGAACCAGATATCTTAAAATAGCCATCACCATCAGTCTTGCCAGCAGCATGCAAGACTTTCTCTAATGTATATGTTTTTCCAACGCCACCTTTCCCTGCGACGAACATACTGTATGCGGCGCCAGAGATTAGCAATTTGGTAACAGATTCTAGATCTTTAAGTTGTTCTTCAAAGACTAGACGATCACCATCTTTTTCTAGTTGAGTTTCTGCGGCAGTATTGCTTACTTTTTCTACAGATGGTCCCTTGGTGACAGTAACTTTAACACCGCCGGCCGAGCCTAATACTGCGTCAATATCAATATGGCTATTGCTGCCAACGAAGAAAACTGCCACGCCACGTTTTTCAAACGAGTTTGGATAAAGTTCTTTAAGACGATTTAAGATCTTAACGCCTGCACCACCGAAGGCTTTAAGAATTTCGACAATTTTTTTTCCGTCTTCTAGCTGATCGACGAATTTTTGAGCAACGTCAAGCTTTACATTAATAGCATTCTCGGTCAACACTGATGCAGCGGATTCTAATAAAGTTTCTCCGACGTTTTCGAAAATATACTCTGTTCCAACTTTTGGATCATGCATAATAGAAACAATTGAAGGAAGAGCTTTTACTAGAGAGATTTGCTTACCAAAATCAATATGAATATCCGATCCACCGCCGGTCTGTAAATTACCATCGCCAAGCCAAATGTCGGCCGATCTAATGTTAGAAGTCGCTGTCGAATTTACTGCCCAGTTAATGCGAACTGAATTAGCAGCACCGTAAAAGTATCTAATACCGATGCCGATTTCGTTGGCGTTCTTGAATGGCTCATAGCCAGGCATCTGCACAATGTTTGAAAATCCATTCTTCTTGATGTACTGAAGAATTAGCGTCTCAGACTTTTTAAAATCTTGCGGGCGAATTGCTTCGCTGATCTGCTTTAAAGCAGATGCGACTGCATCGGTATAACTTTTATTCATGTGGTTGGTTCTCTCGGAGGTGATAATTTATTGTTATTTAATGCATCTCAAAAATATAGGGCTCGGAGCCCTATATCATTTATCAAGCACCAAGTAGATCAAGTAATCTGAATCAAATTCTTTTTCTTAGCTTCTGGCATAACTCGTATAAGCTTGATCTTTAGCAGCCCGTCTTCGAACGTCGCAGATCCAACAACGATGTTCAGCGCCAGAGTGAACGACCGAGTGAAATTGCGATAAGCAATTCCATGAGTCAGATAAGTAATTTTATCTTTGGTCTGATCACGAGGTTCGCGAACACCAGTGATTGTCAACAGATTATTTTCAGATTCAATCTGAATCTCGTCTCGGCTAAATCCGGCCGCGGCAATCTCGATCACATACTCTTTACCATCTTTATCGATCATAATGTTGTATGGAGGAAAATTCGCTGCAGTCATAGACCAGATATCTGGAAATTGAGAGTCGAAGGCATTAAATGCATCATTAATAATAGAATCTACACTCTTAGAGGCAGTGTAAGTATTATTAGCTGGACGCAGATATTTAGGTGCGGTTAAAAACATTGTAGTACTCCTTATAAAGGCAGTTTAATTTGCGACAGACCCACGAAGGCATCTGTCGATTTGAGACAAAATCATCTCAAATTAGTCGGTCTCTGTATTTAATACAAGATCTTGGGACAGAATTCGTTTAATTTCGGAAAGCAGTTTTTGTTGTGATACAAAAATTCTGCTTTCATTTTCTCCAGTTTTCTCACAACTGTTATCCAAAATATATCCGCCATCAAGTTTGCGGACGCTTACATATACTTCTGCGATCATAATTATTCTCCTGTACCGAAAATCTTTTCATAAAGTTCGATGATGTTTTCATTATCGACGGCTAATTCTGCGACATTCTGTGCATGGTAAATTCGAGAAATTTTGCGCAAATATGCGGCAGGCAATTCAGTATCTTTAGCTAGCTCTGTAAAAAGCTCTTTAAGAAAATCTTTTTCTCCTTCCATACGCACATAACTCGCCGAGCATTCCTTCATTGCATCGGAGATCTTTTTGATCGTCGCCGGATCGCTTGGAATGTTTAGTTGCTTGGTATCAACAATTGCCATAATATATCACTTTCATGCTTGCATTAACAAATGGATGAAGCTATTTGCCTCGTCCTCTGAGTCGAAGAACTTCATTTTAAAATTGTTCTCCAACAAATCCCTGACCACTATAAGAATACTAGATCTAAACGCTCCAGTATTTAATACACTTGCTTTGACGGCAAATCTATCGTTTAAGATCTTTTCACTCGAAGATCTTAAAAACTTTGAAACATCAGATTTATTTTCTTTCACCGTTTTTGCCGATCGTATATTTCTGAATCAGCGCCCAGTCTTTTTTCTCTTTATATGGAACAATCTTTATATCGCCGGGTTCGGCTAAAAACTCGATGTCCTTTTTATTTACTATTGTGCACAATCCCCAGAGAGAAAGTAAACGTGCAATGGAATTACGCCTTCTATAATCATCTTCAGATATATCTGCAAATTTTCCATCTAATTTAAACAATTCTTTAAATTGTAAAATTGCGTACTTTCCTCTTTTATGCAAAATATGGCAACTCTGATAAAGAGTTTTACTAGTCTTAGACTGAATGCCAATTCTAGATAACGTTTCACGTATCTTCAGAAAATCATCTGGCGTTTTTAATTCAATCTCTACGCCGATTGGCTCACCATCTTTTGCTTCCATAAATAACTTTCATTTTTGTAATAGTATGAAAGTTATTTAATAGGAACTCTTCCTCCCTTTGATTCCATCTCCATTCTAACTACTTCTTCGCCGATCTGCTTTAAAATGGCGGTTGCTCGACGAGTGTTAACATTCATCTTTTCACAGACGTAATCAATTATTTCGCTATTATGAGAATTCTCTTCCTTCTTGCTCCACATTTTCTGATATCCGCGCGCTTTTGGAATTCCTTTTAGGTAAAAGTCATATTGAAGCTTTTTATCTATAACGGTAAATCGATCCATCTGCTCGGCGAACAAGACAGTATTACTTGCATTAGACAGAATCCGATTAATCATGAATGGAGAATATTCTTTATTGAATAGCTCCTCGGTAGTATAACAATCCTCTTTAGTGTTGAGAATTGTTTTCGCGATGTCGAAAGGGCTGCTCATATGATCTCACTTAAACGAGCAGCTGCTCATAAACTGAACCAGATATGCCATAGAGTTGATCTCAAGATCAATGCTGTGAGCTGCTTTAAACTGAGCATCACCAATAAGCAGAATCAACTGAGGAATAGACTGAGGAACTAGCAACAGAGAGATTTTATCATAAAACATACGATAAAACTGAGCCGTATCCATCTGATTATTAGCCACCCATTGACGGCACTTATTGAAATTCTTTTCTTTTAGTGCCGCTACTAGTTCAGCCATTCCACTGTCGTCAATAGTAGCAAGAATTCCAGAATCGATCTCGCCAGAACTAGAATAACGCTGAAGCTCTGAAATAGTTCGACGAAAGTCTGGAAAATTCTTCTGTACCAAAGCAGCAACTGTTTTCTTATCATACTTTACTGATTCTTTGTCTAGAATTAAGCAGACAGATTTTAGCATATGCATCATAGCAGATTGCTTTTCGTCTTTATCGAATTTAAAATCAATTCGTGTTAGTCTAGACTGTACGGCTGGAATTATTCGTTCTGGATAATTACAAGTAAAGATAAATGTAGCATTAGCACTGAACTCATCAATAAATCCACGCATGGCCGGCTGAGCCGACGTCGAGCTATAATCAAATTCATCCAGTACTACGATCTTCTTAGAATCTGTGAATGACACGGAAGAAACAAATTGCATCAGCTTTGTTCTGATCAGATCAATGTTACCTTCCAAAGAAGCATTGATGAACAAAACATCGGCAGCCAATTCATTTGCGATGGCACGAGCGACCGTAGTCTTGCCAGTACCAGGGCTTGGCGAAGACAGCATCAAATTAGGAACATTGCCAGAAGCAAGCTGTTCCTTAAGCATCTTCTTGGTGCTGGCGGGCAAAACTACTCCGTCAATAGTCTTTGGTCGATATTTTTCTGCCCAGATCAGATCACTTAAACTCATTATGTTCTTTCATTATTGTATTGTTAATGAATCATTATGTATTAAAAGTTTACTTAATGATACAAATTAAGACCATGTTGAAGTTTTTTCGTTGGCGATAAAATAATTGTAGTCAAGAGTCTTAGACTTGAACTGTGCAATCTTCTTAGAACTTAGATTGACTTCGTAGATTCCGGGCAGCATCTTCAAATTCTCAAGCTTAATGTAGGCAGAGAAAGTGCGGGTGGTTTCGCCGACTTCAATAGAAAATGTATTCGAACTTGGATTCTTTGGATCGAGAACAATACAATTGATGGTACCATCTTCACCTTGAATCAGCAGATCGGTTGCCGATAGAACTGCGCCGGCTTTAAGCAAAGACTTCAGATTTTCTTCGGTCAATTCAAAAGTAGCATCTGTCGCCGGCATTTTAATCGGCTTATCAGGATAGTCCAGAACTTCCTTGGAAGCAAATACATACTGAACTTTGTTCTTACCCTGACGAATAACGACAGAATTTTCTGATAGTTCAAATTCTGGGTCAGAGAATAAAGAAACGATGCCCAAAAATTCTTGCAAATTATACAGGCACATGGGAACTTCAAACACAGTATCCACCAATGCCTCGACGTAAATATTCTTTGCTACTGTTCGAGTAGTCAATTTGCTACCAGTTTGAATCAAGATGTTTTGATTAACTGATGCAAAATTGCGTAAAACATCTAAGGTCGTCTTTGTGATTTTCATGATAAACTTTCTAGTTAAAAATTAATTATATATTGAGAAACGAAAATGTAAAATCTTTTTGTATTAAATAAACAGTGGCCTCGCGATACTCGAAATATCCAGGACCTCTAATCAAACCCACTTAACCCACTTTAAGGATCTATATGACCAGCAAACCTATTTATTTCTGCGTTTACCGTATCACTAACCTAGTAGAAAAGAAACACTACTACGGTTATAAATCTTCCAGCATTCACTCATCTAAAGTCATCGGCGTGACATATTTCAGCTCTTCAACGAACAAAGAATTTATTCTAGATCAAAAAGAAAATCCGCAAAATTATAAGTACAAAATAGTTAAAATATTCAGCACTAAAGAAAAAGCATTGAACAGAGAAATTAGATTACATAAAAAATTTGATGTAAAATCTCATCCCAATTTTTACAATAAAGCTAATCAAACTTCAAACAAATTTAGTGTAGGTACGATGACTGAAGAAACAAAAATTAAAATTGGGATAGCAAATACTGGAAAACGCAAGACTGCGGAGCAAAAAGCAGCTCAATCTAAAATTAGGCCGACGAAAGAAACGCGCGATAAAATGTCTAAAGCACGAAAGGGTGTATCTAAATCAGAAGCTCATAAATTAGCATTAAGTGGTAGAAAACATACAGTAGAAGAAATTGATAAAATAAAATTAGCATTAACTGGAAAACCAAAATCCAAAGAACATTGTAAAAAATTGAGTGAATTATTAAAAGGAAAATGTTCAGGTAGTGAAAATAGAAATTTTAAAAATTATTATGTCACCCCTTTTGGAGTTTTTGATAACCCTGGAGCGCTAGCTCCTTTAATATCAAAAACTGCACTGTGGAAATGGTGCAGTTATTCGTCTAAAGTTATTCATCTAAATTCTTATAAAGGATGTAAATGGTTAAATGAAAACTTTAATTGGGAAAATTTACACAATAAAACTTATAAAGATTTAGGTTTTTATCTAATAAAGAATGATTTGTGTGAATGTAAAATTTTTATACGATCTTTGCTAGCAAACCGACATTGTCTTCGTGATTTGGAGAAACAAAATCTGCATTTTTAATTAGATCGGGTAGCCCAAATTTGTTTGGACGAGATGCTTTAATTCCAGGACTCTTGGTCATATTGGCATCAAAAACACGATCCCATGCTTTAATTCCATCTACATCAAAAGCGTCTAGAGTTCCACTAGCGACGACAATAAGATCGGTGATGCCATCGACTACTTCAGACCAATTCTTTTCTTCTCGCGCCTTCTTAAGCTCATTTAGCTCCTCATCCAGGAAACGAATGCGGAAATCTAAAAATTCTGCTAGCATCTCTGGACTAAGTTCGCGAACTGCTTTATTCACTTTAAACTTAGTATGCATAATCTTCATGTCATTGTATAAATATTGACTCATGTAATTCCTTTTAGTTAAAATATTCTTCAAGCGTTGGTTGATCTGATTGTATCATTGATTTAGCATGTTGTAAAATTTTATCAGTATCATAATCCACGATAGTCATGTTATGATTATTTTGTTTTACATAATCGTTATTTAAAAATTCAAGTTCTCCATTGATAAACTTAACTGCTTGATCGACCATTGACGAAGCAGTACAGACTGGAACATTCTGACATATTTTATTTGCGTTTGTTAAACCGCCAACTAATTCAAAATTTCCAGGTAGACCCATCATATGCATCGCTTCTCGTATTGATAATGATCTATTTTCTATTGGATGAATAGTGCTAGTCATAGCTCTACCTACAACAGCATTCATCGTTTCACCAAAACAATGCTGGCTTGAATCCCAAATCGATAGGCCGTTGCTAATTTTTTTAATTGCATGATCTGATAACTTAATTCCCTTTTCGTTACATGTTTCTTTAAACCATTTATTAGCTTCTGCCAATAACCCTTGTTTGTTTATCCATCCAAAAGCTGTCGCGACACCATATTGCACACAAATTTCTTTTGCAGATTTCCCAGTTTTATGTTTGATATACAGTGCATATGGCTCATCGATCAATTTTTTGTTAATAATTAAATCATGTTGAATTGACGTATCAGTAGTTTGCAAATAATCAATAAAATTTAATCTAGGTTGTCTAAACCAATCCATTTTGGGAACTGATTTAGATTTCCATAAAAATGCAAATGTTCTCATTCTAGCTTGAGGAATTCCATGGAATTCTGTAGATGTTGCATAAAGAGTCAGAGAATATCCGGAAGATTTTGCAATTTCATATAAATGATCAGCAACAATCTTCCCCTTGTTTGTCGATAACGCCGGAGCATTTTCAATAATTATCACATCTGCGTCAAAGCATTTAATTCCTTGCTCAGCAATAATATACATAAATTCATTTTTATTACAAGTAGGTCCAGCTGACATCTCAGTTTTACCGCTGTTTAATCCGCTTAGCGCTGCGCACGGAGGCAAACCGACAACTATGTTAATCTTTTCCTTATATGATCTATCATTATTATCTAAAACAATATATTCAATGTTTCTATTCAAAGTTTTATTTTGATAATTCATACACTGAGAATCATTTGCCCAAAATCCTGGCAACGAGTATACTCGTTTTGGAGGTTGGCCAATGACACTTTCTGCAGCAATAACAAACCCGCCGATTAACGGAATATGAGCAATCCAATTTAATTTTTTATACATTTGAGTTCTTTAGCTTACAATTTTCATTATGAAATCGACTTAATATATGCGGTGCGCAAAGAAGACCGCAATATGTGCAAGGAGTTTTATTTTTAGGTTTTCTAGAATTTGGTCTAGGACCGCTAATCGCTAGTCTAACCTTTTCTACAATTTTTGGATCATGCATTGGATTATTAGTTTTCCAACGTTCAGCTTGTTCATATCTAAATTGATCAGTCTTAGTATGATGATTGTCTTTATGCTCTTGTCGTTTTGCAGGATTATTTTCGCCAGTCATCTTTTCAGCATGTTCAGGGCGCTTTTTGCCATAAAAAGGATGCAGTTCTTTTGTTCGACCATAAGCTGGGTTGTTTTCACCTGAAACATTACGCCCAAACATACCTTTCGTTGCATAAGCGTTGTTAAAAAATTTTTCAGAATTTACAACATCATTTAATTTTTGATAGAAATATTCTAATTCTATTAATGCAGAATGATTATCGTCACCTAGTTGTTCTAGAATCTCTTTTGTAAAATTTGAGGATTATGTTTTACTTCGTATTCCCACCAAGTTTTCCATCTTTTTGACTTAACAGACCCGAAATATTTTTCATAAAGAATTCCTGATTTACTAGTTGACCCAATATACATCCACGGATTGTTATCAATGTTATCTATCCACGGAATATAAGTAGTTTTATAAACCACTCCCATACTAAACCTCCTTCATTCAAATTCTTCCAATGTTAAAATTTCAACTGAATCTATGACTTTCTTAGACTCTTCGTTACTCAATTTAATAATCCGCTTTAGATCTACGTTGGCTCTCATTGCGCGTTTGATTGTAAACCAATTAATCTTGGCATTGTAGAGATCCTTCTTGGTGTCAAGCCGAACCAAGCCAAGACCCCATTTGGCAATCAGAGCATTAGTGTTCTTGATGCAACGTTCTTTAAGCGCGTCGGCAGTAGCCGACATTGCCGACACTCCTGATTTAAGAGCTGGAGTATTGTAGCTAAAAATAATCGCCGTAGAACCCTCTGCATATACACATTGTTGAATGATCATGTCATAATCATCCCACCCAGATTCTTCATCAAAATACAACTTGTTTTTATAGCAATTCACTGTGTTGATGTGCACGGCTTGCACAGTCTGAGAATATGGTTTGATGAATGGATTTTCGTCTAGATTGCGGAACGTAAATTCCATGTTGTTAACTGGCCCAGAGTACTTCAGATTATAAGTATTAATCAGATATTCCCACAGACCGAAAGTGAGATTTAAACTCATCACGAATTTGTTGTTTCTGAAGTTTCCCGATTCTTTGCCGATTGCTCCGATCGGCAGACAGAAGTCATAGCAATCATCTTCTATGAAGAAAGCATTACTATTCTGATTATAAAGATTCCAATCGAGAATGTATTGTCGTTTACCCGACAGCGTCAAATGATTTTTAATTAGAGGAATATAGATCACTTCTACATTCTGAAGTTTCTCAAATCTAGAGTATAAATCTTTTTGATCTGCGTATGTAAAGATAAAGTATCTGTGTAGAACTGGATTTTCTACTACTTCTTTCTCTAGATTGACTAAGAACTTAGATCTGCGCTTATCGAATTTATGCGACAATATACAGACAGGAATATCGTAAGTCGGTTTATCTCTAAATTTCTTCAGATGTTCTTTAACTTGCCTGGCGCCAATACCGTCTGTGTCTAGATATCTCTGTATTTCGTTTTTTAATTTTTCATTCATACTGTAAGCCAATATTGATTTTCAATGTATTCTTCGTACGTTCCGAGTGAAAAGTATTTATCTAGCTTGACGAACTTGACAACCAAATCTTGACTTAGCATAAGTTTAAACGCGTCATCTAGATAATACTCATTGTTCGTTTTTAATCCACGTCTAAAAATCTCTGCAATTGCCGCGATAAGCACTTCATTCTTACGAACCCAGAAACTGCCAATAAGCACAGTTTGATCCGTCAGAGGAGCATTTAATTCTTTGATCGATATATTGCCGATAGAATTATTCGAGCCAGGAGTTACCCAGGCAAAACTGGCAGTATTATTCTTTGCATACTCGGTCGGATCGGCCGTAAAAATGATTACGTCGGCAGTTTGTTTTAGTTTATAAAAATCGGCGGTAGTATACTTAGCCACCAGATCACATGGGACGATCAGTGTAGATCCACGAATATCTGAACATGCTTGCTGATATGAATAAGCAGCACCAATTTTATTAGGAGTCACAAATCGCGCATCATATCCATTCCAGAAATGTTTATGATCTTCTGATCCGACATAAGTAATTCTCGTGTCAACTTTCTTAAAAGAATCTGTGATGCGAGTAATAAAATCAGATTCACCGAGCGGAATGAACGGCTTTGGTTGATTATAACCAAGATTTAAGAAACGCTCACCTCTACCGGCAGACAGAACAACAGTGTTAGATAAAATCGTCGAACAATTGTCTAGATCTTCTAGCATGTTAAGCTTTTTCTTAGCATACTCAAAATCTACGGGTGTTCCAAATTGATAGAACTTTTCAATCTTATCGTATACACCGACACTAAAATCTTCTACAATTTCATTGTACGCCAGAGAAACATAATACTCGCCATTAAGCTTGACTCCCTTAGCAATGTACTTTTCAAACGCCAATTTCATTGTCGAGAATTTAGAAAAGTAATACAAGCCGGCAGACCAATTCTCTAGATAGCGTCTATCACTTTTATATTTCTCGTATACCGCATAAACATGTTCGTTAATGTCGGTCTTACAGGCGGCGTATACATTCTCTACATTTTCAAGATGCGGATGATAGCCATGATAGCAAGGAATGATGCCATCAAGTTTACTTTCATTAGCAAATTCTAAGAATTCTTCGTAGTTCCATTTCATGCCATAATCACAATAACTGACTATAACTTTATCATCGGCAGATATAAATCCAGACAGCGTAGTTTTCACACCCATAATGGCGCCGACTGGCCCAAGCTTAGGACCCGCGTACATTAGATGCTTATAGTTGAGACCAACACACTCTACCAGATACTGATCTAGATCATAGAATGTTTCAGGAGAACTGATAAAGAAAAACTCATCATTGCTCTTGTCAAAACAATTGATGACATAATCGATAATCTTGACAGAAGAATTTACATCAATCAGTGGCTTAATGTTTTTGTAACCAGCATCACGAAATCTTTGGCCGACTCCGCTGGCGGGAATAATAACTTTCATTTCACTCCATTCTATACTGTTCGTTTGGATCCGATTTGAGCATTGCTCTATCTCGTCTATCAATATTAATCAACACCATATCTTCTCGAATTGCTATCAACTCAATGTATTGACGAAATAGCCAAAGCTCTGGGTTATTCTCATCTACTACATCATCGGGAGTATAAGGTGTCAAATGTTCTACGAAATATTGAAGCTTAATTTGTTCATAAAGGTCGATCACTCTATCAACAGAGTCAGACTGAATAACTACACCATGATTTTTAAGCCAAATAACTTCTTCTTCAACTCCGATTACAGCCTTAGCCAATTCTGGTCCTGGATTGACATAATTAATCACCCGGCCGTAAGTTGGTGCAAATTTAGTAGAACATAGATATGGAAGCACATACACCGGATGGTAATGAAAAACATATTTAGCTTTCAGGTTCAGATGCATCTGAACCTCCATGCTAGGCTTAAGTTTGCTAATCAGACATTCGCGTTTAAAATCATAACTAACTAGCGGGCCGTCTTTTACATAGCAAATAGTGGCTACATGTCTACTCTTCATGTCTTGACCAGAAGATTTAATCAACAACATATCACCATATAGAATGTCATTGTATTTTACCGAAATATTTCCACCCTTTCCAGGCGCATCTAGCAAAGTAATCAATTTACAAAGCTTGCTGTATTCTTCAATTGCCGAGTTAAGGCTCATAACGATTTTCCTTCAGATCATTCATCAATATTTTAACCATTCTCAGTAAATCTGAGTAGTCTCCAGTAATTATAAGTTTACCATTGACATGTGTAAACTTTTTAAATTCTAGTTCATCAGTTATCGTGATAGTATAGCGACGATCTGCGTCGACAGAGATCAGAAAATTTGCAAATTCTTTCTGAATAGCAATGTACTTTCCAAAATCATCTTCTCGATCTTCAATGCTTTTCTGTACATCAGATTCAGATTTTTGTCTAGAAGCGACGTCTCTGTTTATTTTTTGTCTGTCTGCTAGCTGATTATCAATATAAATACGAATCTTGACATAATCTCCAGTCACTTCTTTATACAACGAATGCAGACCATCGATTACTACTACATCCAATTCATCGTGTTGTAAACTAATCGGAGCATCAAATGTTCCATTGTAGTGATTGTAGATAGGAACATCAATACGATTGATTCCATGATAAATCGACTTAATGTCTAATCCGAGTTGAATCAGATTATTAGACTTCGGATTGTAATGAGTTAGTTTTTTCCATATCGGATTGGTACGTTCAAACCGATGATAACCATCGCCCTCTATAACAGAGCAGTTCCATACTTCGCTCAACGCTTCATTAATCGTAGACTTGCCGGCGCCAGATTTTCCAGAAATGCTGATTAGCAATTTAGTGCAATTGTACGGGTAGTAGGTGATTCCTAGGTGATTTGTATTATCCACCATAGAATCGCCGAACATAATGACTCGGGTGGGATCTGGGCTTCCAGCTAGCGTTAGAGCTCGGTCGAATAGCTTTCTATCTGGTTTTTCGACTTCAAATTCTTCGCTTGTCACCAAGTGATCAATGTACTGCGCCATTCCAAGAATTTCAAGTTTCTTGATCTGTGGAAGAATATAAAAATTAGTGATCGCAACTACAGTTTTATCATTTTCATGAGCATACTTTAACATCGATAACATGCTTTTATCAACATACATATTGGCATGGAAGATGTCTTCATAGCAAGAGTACATCTTAGAAGTTTCTGTAAAATGTAGATGCTTGTTTTCACAAATGATCTTGAATCCGAATTCCTTACGATGATCATTGACTTCTAGTTCACGCTTTTTAAGTTGCTTCTTGGCCAGAGAATAATCTGCCTTGGTAAGATTCCAACGACGAAGTACTTCTCTTAAAGCTTTCTCATGTGCATAGGTGTAGTTAAACAACGTATTGTCGACGTCGATAAAAATTGTCGAGTAGTTTTCTACTAATTTTTTCAGGTTAATCATTCACAAGTTCTCCAGTCTTCTGGATATTTAGTGCACACCGAAAACACCGGTACGAGCTCACGAATTATCTTTTTCACGTCAGAGACGTATTCTAAGTAATCTACTGAGTATAGCTCTGGAGAGACTACGATAAATCTCTGATATTTCGGCATCAAGTACACAATTCTTCTAATGAATTTTTTATATTCTGCAGGATCAAAATTACCAAACCCAGCGTAATCCAACCACATGTATGATGGATTTACTATGCTAAGCATAGTCGTTGTAGGATATTCAACATCCGATACTCGAATTATAAATCGATGACTGATAGAAGTAAACTTTTTACACAGTCTAAGAACGTCAGGTATCTGAGAATCTAGAAAATAGTAATCTAATTCTAGATCTTCCATTAGATCGATAAGTTCTTCTTCGATGCCAGATTCTTTAATGTTTAGAATAATCTTCTTATCTTTCTTAAAGAATTGTAGCTTATCTTTTAGAAGCGGATATGTCGCGCCATGATTCAGCCGATCATGATTTAACACTAATCCATTGATAGAACTTCGAACATCAATCTCGATACCGTCTTCTACTATGGCAGAAATGTTATTTTGGCGGTGTAGAAAAATCTGTGTCATAGATACTCTGAATTAGGATATAGTTCGGCATACTTAGCTTTAGAAATGCTGATTTCACCAGTCTTAGCATAATGATCTATCAGATAGTAATGTCGATCATAAATGTGCTGAGATGAGCCTGTCCATATCAAATCGCCAACTTGAATGTTTAAATCTTTTGCTAAACGACGCTGAACTTCGGACGCCCAAAAAACGTCACCCTTGTAACCATATACTGAATCATTACTACGAAAAATGTAATGACTGACCAATTTATTATCGCGTATAAAAAACATATTTGCGATTGTACAAATAAAATCAGACATTCCATCTTTATTCCATTCACTGTGAATACTAGGACGAACGTAAACCATTTCACCTCTTCTAGAATTTCGATCTTTTAATAGAGTTTCTAATACATTTTTATACTGACTTCCGTTTTCTTCAGACCAAATCATAAATCCATAATTTGAATGTATTCGACCATCTGGCGTTGCAACTCTTTTCCATATTGCAGGGATGTTACCTTCAATGTCATTGACATTTCTTGATATAGATTCATACCATTTTAATTCTCTCTGATTCCAATCATGATTTATTTCTCCAAATATAGAAGGTTCATTAGCAAGAAATGTCGCTCCAACTATCTCAATCGTATTTCCGACAAATTCTTTATCTAGAAACTTTTCTAGGAATTGTTCTCTAATATCTTGTACTGTTTGCATTTATAGCTCCAAAAACTTAACTACTGTCGGATACAACTGACCAAAACCACCGATGTCAGTGATATTTAGCAATAGTTTATCCTGAATTGTCGACTTTTCATATTCAGAAATGAATGCTTGGCGAGTCTCTTCATACTCTTCTGGCGTCGATTCAAGAGACCCACCATCATCGCGATCTTTAATGCAATTTGCATAGTCTGTGATCACGATCAAATAAACTTGATCATCTTCGTAATATTCAAAAAATTGTTCTAGATCTGCGCAGGTATAGTCTTTCGGATAGCCACGAAATTTACGTCCATAAACTGCCGCTCCAAGATGAAACCTATCTGCAATAACTGTCGTATTCTCGTTAAGATCTAAAAACCGGCTAAACAACATAGAATAATTATCTTCTTCCCATCGTTGCATGGCTTCTATCGAGTCAAGTTTAGGTGGTGTTCCAGAATGATGGCAGATAACTCCTGGCCCTAGTAATTTTGATAGCTGAGACATTAACGTAGTTTTTCCGCACCTATCCTGCCCACATAAGATAATAATTTTATTTTTCATTTATTTCCTACTTAGTAATTTCATTAAATAATTATATCACGAATATGTGATGCGTAAAATTAAAAATGTTCTTCGCGGTACTGGAAATACCCAAGAACTCTAACGATCAATAAAGGATCATCAGCATGAATATTTATACTTCTTTAAACTTAGATCCAAATAAGTTCAATTTATCAGATACTAAATATTATGTATATGTGTATTTAGACCCATTTACAGAACTTCCGATATATGTTGGAAAAGGAAAGGGTAAGCGCATGTACGAACATTTAAAAACTAATAGCAAATATAAATCTAAATTTAAAAATAAACTGATTAGCATTTTGAACACTGGATATTATCCAATTATCTATAAAATTCAAGAAAACATTAATGCATATGATGCATTAAATTTAGAGCATTTTTACATAGAATTTTTTGGTATTAAAAGCACAAGCAGTGAATTTGGAACGTTGTATAATTCTACAACTGGTGGATTTGGAGGAGACACCTATACACATTCATCTGAAGAAGAAAAAAGAAAAAGATCTTTAAATCAATCAATTAAAAATGTTAACAGATTTAAAGATATAAATGAGCGAAAAAATATGAGCGAAAAAATAAAGAAAGAGAGAAAAGAAAATCCAGAAAAAACAAGTAATTCGATGAAACTTAGACATATCAACATGAAACTAAATGATACTAGTGAAACATGTTATAATAATATTTCAAATGGAAATAGAGTCAACGTTTTAGCTAAAAAAATCTATAAGTGGATCCATTGTCTAGACAATGATGTTAAACTTCATGAATCAGAAAATTTTAAACTATTTTTTAATGAAAATAAAAACATAATAACAAAAAATTTAACTCATATAGAAGATAAAAACTTTTTAAAGTATACTATTTCAGTATATAGATGGATGAATAATTTGAAAAAAAATTCAAAATTATTTACAACTAATAACTATACAGATTTTCTTAACAAAAATAAAATTATTTTACATAATAATTTCTTATCTATTAATAACATCTAAAATATAATTAGTCTGATAAACTGCATCATCTCTTGCATCATGATATGTTCCAAGTCTAGAAATATTAGACTTGAACATTGCTTTAAATGTTCTGAAACACCTTGCATGATAATATTTCCATGGTGTGTGTTTAGAAATAGATTGATATGCACTTTCTAATATAACTAAATCAAAATCTGGGCCGCATGCCCAAGTATCAACAGATTTTGGACCGTACCATTTTGAAAAATTTGATAAAGCATCAGCTAAAGATACTCTGTTATTTTTTAATGAAGCATATGCTTCAGGGTTTTGACTCTTCCACCATTGCAATGTTTCTAATTGAAAATCTAAGCCCACTTCTTTACACGACAACGGATCAATATTTATAGAAAAAGTATCTATTATCGTTGTATTGTTAAACTTTACTGCACCTATAGACGCAATTGCTGCATTTTTCTTTTGACTAAAAGTTTCTATGTCAATTTGAATTGAATATTCTTCACTCATCTATCAATCTCCTCGTAAAGTATTAAAATCACTATTGCTCATCTATCACTCTCCTAGGATTAATCTGATCTAGATCTTCTGTCTGAATTTCTTGCCAACGAAGACAGCTATCTATCGCATCTTGTACGTCGCGGACAATATCTTTGTGTCCGCGACCACCGGCTACTAACAATTTCTTTAAAGCGTGCTGTAAACATGGGTCTGTGACTTCAAATAGCTGGCATACTCGATAAACATCGATGTAGTCTAGATGACTCACATCTTTGAAATAGTGGTTATGTTTTTTGTCCATAAAACTCTCCAATTATCATTTATTCATTATAACACATGTAATTTACATGTAAAATTTTAACTCTTGATCACGAATCGATCTTGCCATAATACTGTTAATATTAAATAAGAATGGTAACCGCGAAACTATCAATTTCCGTTACCTCTAGACAACCCAACGAAAGGCTATTATGTCCAGCGATACTATTTATCATTATGTTTATAGAATTACCAATATAGTAGAAAAGAAACACTACTACGGTAAAAGAAGTTCTAGAATTGAACCAAAATTAGATCTAGGTAAAAGATATTTTTCATCTAGCACAGATAAAGAATTCATATTAGATCAAAATCTGAACCCGCAAAATTATAGATATAAAATAGTTCAAGTTTTCAAGTCTGAAAAAGAGGCGCTAACTAGAGAAATAAAATTACATTTCAAATTTGATGTAAGTATTAACATAAAATTCTATAATAAAGCTAAGCAAACGTCTACTGGGTTTGGTTCTGGACATTTTGGCAGGCCTCATACGGATGAATGGAGAAAAAATCACAGTAAAGCTATGGCTGGCGAGAACCACCCAAGATATGGAAAAAAATTATCAGAAGAATCACGTGCAAAAATCAGCAATTCATTGACTGGAAAAGTTAGATCCGTGGAATCTAAAACCAAACAATCCAATTCTTCTAAAGGAAAATTTAGATCAGAAGATACTATGAAAAAAATGAAAAAACCAAAATCTGAAGCGCATCGTCAGAATATGCGGAAAGCACAACGCCAAGTTAAATGCATACATTGTGGCGTTGTGGGCGGAGTTAACTTGATGTCAAGATATCATCATGATAAATGTAAACTTAATGCTCAAGATAATATAGAAAATCTTTCTTTCCAAATATTCAACGAAGATTTAAAAATTGTTTCTGAAGATTTATCTAAAAAATAAGTTATAGCGCTATCGTCTGCAGATCTAATAGATCTACCGATTCCTTGTAGAATTTTATATAGCGCAATTTCACGGTAGATAGATCCATATTGATCTGCGATCTTTTTAATGCGTATATCGCCTAAACTTGGATATGGCGTCTTACAAATAATCTGCCAACGCGAATCATCACCGGCAAAATCCATACCTTCAAAAATAGACGGAGAAATTAATACTCCGTTTTTAGATTTTTTAAACTCTTTAGTTAAATTCGCAATAGTAGTGCCTTGTTCATGAATAAACCAGTTTACATTTTTATCCAATGACATAGTTAAACGCTTTATGGTTTGAAACGAAGGGCACAAGAATGATTCCCTTCTCGCCTTTATGATGTGATGCGATCATTCCTATAACTTTTGCCATATCTGTGAAAGTGGCACTTTCTTGCATTTTTTGATAATTGAGGTTCTCTTTACCAATGAATAGAAGCGGCTTATTTGCAGCTGGAAATACTCCTGGCGCTTCGATATACGCAGTCTCTTCATGATCTAGTTTCATCGTAGTCTCAGCAAAACTAGGACTCAGCGTTGCCGTCATGAATAGATTATATCGTCCTAGCAAAAGATGCATCATGTCGCCGATAAAGATAGGCTTTACCGAGAATGTATCTTTAACTGTATCGTCGAATACGTGATCATACTTATGCGTGAATAATCCACCAATTAGACTAGCCAGACCTAGAAAACGCTTTCCAACTTTCTTGGTCTTCATTTTAGCTTTCATGTCAGGAATCATGATCGCAAACGTGTTACACTTCTCTCCGATGTTATTGTACAGATCAGCCAGTTTTTTCAGTACTTCTAGATAATTGCGAGAATGTATCTGCTTGTTAATGAGATCGTTTTTGATAAGAATTAGCGAAGCTTTTTCATTCTCAAATTTTCCGTTCAACGAGTCTAAATCTTTACACAGTTTGTTAACCAGATCTACGGAAAATTCGATACTGACTTGAGAACAGTATACATCATTTAATAAATGCGCTTCATCGAAAACTTGAAGATTTCGATCCACGAGATGCTCGGACTTCAGCTTGCTGATCATGAAGTAAGCATAGTTTGTAATAAGATTCTCGGTCTTATTAATGATCTTTTGCGCATTTTTATATTCACAACCGACGCAGTACTTTTGCTGCTCTATCTCTGATAGTTCTTTAGTGACGCAGTCTTCGGCAGTAGCTGTGACATTTCCCTTTTGTTTAAAATATTCGCATGAATAAGTCGCGGCACCCTTGACACGAAAGAATTTCATATCTGACAGATTCTTAAATGAATCCGCATATTGTAAAGTCAACGAATTCGTAGAAGATAAAAATATACCTGCCAGTTTCTGATCTTCAATGATGCTCAGCACTTCTGACACAACAGCGCCAATCAGTGATTTACCGACGCCGGTATCTGCAATCAGTATTACGTTCTTTTTCTTTTTATCTACAAATTCTGACACTACATCTGAGATAATCTGTACTTGGTTATCTCTGGCTTGATAACCAAGTACTTTAAATGCAGCTGCAATTTCTTGTTCACGTTTTATCATAATAAGCGCCTTAAAATTTGAATTATATCATCAAATTTTAAGGATGTAAAAATTATTCTTCGACTACAGTTTCAGATTTCGCTTTCTTACCGGATTTTGTCTTGGCTGATTTTTCTGCAAAATACTTTTCTCTCTGTAGCAGTCTCTTCTTAATCTGCGTAGAATCAAACCATAGCTCTACACCCATCTTCATTTCTTTTAACTCTACATTAGATAAGAAGCCTTCATAGACAGTATCGAGTAATTTATGAATATGTTTGGTAGAAAAATCGACATGCTTCTGAATCATACCTGCGTTTCCACCTGTGCCATACGATGCAGTATGAGCTAGCATATGCGCATTGTCTGTTACGACGATATGATTACAGCTCAGAGCTAAGAAGCTTGCCGCGCTAAAACATTCGCCATTGATGACTCCGACGACCATGGCAGGAGTCTGTTTAATTGCTTCTATAATTGCCATGGTCGTCGACAAGTTTCCACCTGGCGAGTTAATCATGATATTGAACACGTCATTAGACCCGGCAGAGTAAAGACTCGCGATCAGATCTCTATACTTTTTAGGCTCGCCAATCTCTTCGTCAATGAAGACTTGGTATTGCGTAATCTCTTGTTTCAGAGACTTGATCATCGAAGATCGCTGTTCTGGCTCTTCTCCGTTGGTCAACAGCTCGATAATAGAATCAGACATAAGTCTCCTTTAGTTTTATAAGTTCTTTTGCGCGTTTGATGGTCGGTTCAATGAAGACATGAATCTTCGGATCACCCTCTACTACCATCAGTGTCACCAATTGTTTACAGAATAATCCGTACCTCTCTTGACACATTAAAGCGTAAGCTGCTTCTTGAAGATAGTAGCTATTGATCTCGTCAGAGTATTTAAGTCGACTCGAAGTCTTAAAATCGATAATAGACATAATACCGTCATATTCGGCAATTACGTCTACTGTTCCCGCTAGTCCGATCTTTCTCGAATACATCTGATGCTCTAGAGCAAAGATATTGTCTACGTGCTCGATAAGGTGTTTCTTCATTGTCTGAAAATCTTGCTTATAGAACATTGACACATTCTGCTCGGGCTGATTTAATAACAATGATTCGCATGCTTCGTGGATGGCAGTTCCTCTAGTTCCGGCAGCTTTTAGAACTTTGGTAGCTTCGACTTCTCCGATAGATTCTTTCCATCTTGCAATGTCTGCCTTGCCGGTAGAAAATTTACCAACGAATGAAGTTACCGATTCAAACACCGACCCATCTGGCAATCTATACACTCTCGATGGGCCAGAATCGTCTCTAGTGAGTTCAAACCCAGTAGTCTGTTGGTTACACCATGTAAATCGTTTTGTCACTCTAGAGACCCAATTTCTCACATGCTACAATGAATGATCGCACAAATTCTGATCGCACAATATCATCTACTGTGAATTTAAATGATCTAAATTCTGGCATTAATCTAGTGACAGCTAGGAAATTATGAAAACCAGATACATCATTTTTTGATTTAATCAGGTCATCTTGTTTACCATCACCGCAGCAAATTAATTTAGAATTTTTCCCGATTCTAGAAATAGTGGTTGAAATTTCATGCCAGTTAAGATCTTGAATTTCATCTACTAGAATGATACAATCATTAAATGTAGTTCCGCGTAGAAAACTGGAACTCATGAATTCTATTTTGCCGGTTTCTTTTAATTTTTCATAAGCAAATTTGTTATTTGTTAATTCTGAGCAAATTTGAATATATGGCATTTCATACACAGCCATTTTTTCATTTAGATCACCTGGCAAGAAGCCCATATCACGAGTAGGAACGGAAGAACGTATAATAATTAGTTTTTTGAATTCTGCCTCTGGCATCAGAATTTCTTGCAATGCAAAATAAACTGCCAGGAAGCTTTTTCCAGTTCCTACAGTCCCATGCAAAATAAATCCATCTGCATCGTTATTATTCCAAGCTTCAAAGAATGCTGATTGAGTATCTGTCAATGCTGTTATTGGCTTGATATCCGAGTACTTGACCATCTTGCCTGCGTTTGGCGCAACTTTGACGGTCATTTCATTAATAAGTGTTTTTTCTAATTGTTTTTGTTGTCTGGCTATTCGTTTGGCTGTACGTTCTGTTTGATCTGTACCAGAAGTTAATGAAGATTTACGTGGAGTTACCGGTGCTCTTGCCATGAATATCCCTTTTAAAGGTTGTTATAAGAATGATGACGTTTTATCTAGCTGTGACCCTGGCGCTGTAGAATGAATTTTACGTAATACATCACGGAATCCGTCTGGCGGTTTCCCTCCCCCATTGATGTAAGTATGATAACCAATTAATGGTGAACACATTTGACGGACCAAGCTTCCCTTTGATTTGCATTGAAGACAAATCATTTCATCTGTCATATCTCGGTCAGTAATTTTTCTAAAAAGATCTGCATCTTTTTTGCAGACCGAACAGTTGTATGAGTATGTAGGCATATACATTTCTATTTTATTAAAAAATAATATAACGATGAACCAACGTTATAAACAAAATGTCATCCACGGATCTCGATAATCCTGATGACTCTAGTCAACCGATCTAAAGGCTTATATGACCAGCATTAAAAGATATTTAACTACCCAAGCTAAAGACAAAACTAATAAGTTTCGTTTTTATGTTTACGCTTATCTTCGCTCTAAAGATTCAGCGACAGCTAAAGCCGGAACACCTTATTATATCTGGTGAAATTACGCATCTTTATCAACCAAAAAGATAGCGCATTATTTCAAACATAGGTCGGCATGTAGTTTTCTCCTGATAGCAAGTTTTGATTTTTCGTTCATTGATATCATGTCAATAGTTTGGCTCGGAATCTGAATCATTTCTAGCATTGCTGTTGACAGAAATATAACCATGGCGACCGGAATCATTGCAATAGAGCATGCAAAGATCTTTAGCTGAGTGAGAAAATTTACATTTTCTGATTTGATTTCGTCTAAAGTGAGTTTAATAGTTTCAGTCATATTAGAGAATAATCTCCGTTCCATTATTTTGTTTCAATAGTAGAATCATTTTCTTCATCCTTTTCATAGTTAAAAATAGAAACAGTTTTTCCTTCGACCAGACCACACCGATCGCATTGGAATCCGATATACGCAATTCCACTTTCATTCCAGCCGATTATGCGTCCTGTGTTAAGCTTAAACAAATGCGAAATTTTATGTAATAATTTTTTGATCATAATGTAGGCGAAAAAAAAGGACTAAAAACATTAGTCCTTTTTTCAAGAATTGCTGAATTCTGTTTATTTATTCGACAAGAATTCATTGATAGCGGCATACGTATGGCGAATGCCCAGAGCTTTGCATACTGCTTTTACAGCTCGTCCTTCTTTATTATAAGATTGACGAATGAAGGCAGCTTTCATTCTCTCTGCAACTTCATGCACTTGCTCTGGCTGAAGAAAACCCCAAGCATATTCTTGCGGGTATTTCTCGACAGCAATCTCCAGTTGTGTTTCGTACTCGTCAAAGAACAATTTGGCTTTTTCGGCGGTCATAATAAGTTCCTATGTTTGGAAAATTTATTATAAGCTAAATTGCTATTTGTGTAAATTATCTACGAAACTAAATTGCGAAAAAATTCGGCGTCATCCTCGTCATCCGTCGTCACATCTTCAACCTTAGGCATTGGCGGCGTTTTCTTAGATGGCTTTGGCGCCGGAGTTGGTTCTGCAGCGATCTTGGTCAATTCATCTAGCTCTTCATCGTAAGCTTTAGCACCAGCTTTCTTAGCAGCAGATTTGTCGTCTAGACCCAAGACCCAATTGAGTTTCTTTTCCAACTCTTCGGCAGTCTTGAACTTATCAGCGGCTACTTCGAGATTGATATCGAAGCACTGAGACAGCACTTCATCAATACGCTTGGCACCACCAACAATAGGTTTCTTAGATGAGAATTTAGAGCCGTCGTAATTCGGAAACCCTGCGACCTGAGTCTGCTTCAGAAGAAAGTCGGCTCCAGACTCTGGATCGAAAGCGTTGATTGGGTCTTCGCCGAGATCGGCATCTGGTTTGGCAGCGGCAACAATCTTATTAAAGATTTTCTGTCCAAACTTGAACAGAAAAACTTTGCTTTCATTCTGTGGCGCTTCTGGATCTTTAAGAACCAGAATATTCGAAATGAAGTTTAGTTTACGCTTACGTGAACGAGCAAGTTCTTTACCTTCTTCAGTCCCGGTATTCCAATTCTCTGAATTCAGATTACCGATAGCATCTGGCAAACCCAGAGAAGAAAGTGAATTCTCGATGTACCAACGATTAGTCGATGCATCTTTGAACGAATGTGTATAAATTCGTACAAATGGAACGTCGGTAATTTCTTTGTTTGGGAGAAACCGGATAACAGCAGAGGCATTGCCTGCTTTATCTTTAGTCATGCGCCAATAGTTTTCAGTACCATTGTCGAAGGTTTTCTTGGCAGTGACTGTGTCGATCTGCGCAAGCAATTGTGAAAAATCAAGCATTTTATTTCCTTTTTAAGTTTAGAAACTGTCTAGTATAGTCCCGACAGGCAGAGACAAAAGTATTTAATAGAGTAATTTTAATCCATTTTTACGGAATGTAAAATTTTATTTATTCCTCACGATTGCTGTATTGCCCAGACGATCGATGTGTACTTTAGGGCAATACAGCTTTACATTCCAGAAAACACCGATAAATTCATCTGTACATTCTTCAGGCTCAATATATGCATCAAACTTTTTCATTTTCTTGATCTAGCGATACAGTCTTTTGCAATCAGAAATAGAAGCATGTTCAACAGTCATGAATGGTCTCATATCAATAGACTTCTTTGTCCAGATAGAATTGTTCTGCTGGATACTTTTCTTTGAATTCGTCTGTTTTGACGTATGAATTTAGATCGGCCATCTTGAAGAACACTTTTCGAAAAACTACTTTTCGCGTTGTGAGATCAGTTACGCTCAGATACACCGACTTAGCTTTGCCCGCCATTATAAACTCCAGATAGTTAAAGTGTTAAAGAAATTATTTCTATGAACCAAGTTTTCAATAATCTTGATGACTCGATTACGATCTCCACCGGCTAATCCACAACCAATCATATCTGGTAGATGAATATCGTTATCAGATCGAGACGCATAATTTATGACAGAATTTAAGCAATTATACAGAGCATCATAATCTAGATGAATGTCATTAGTACCATAGAATTCTTGTGTTAATGCATTAACAATCCAAATTTTTTCTGATTCGGCATGCCAAATACAATCACCAAGACTACACATCGGCAGTTGCTTTTTATATGTCTTATAGCATTCTGGGTATTTGAATTTAATCTGCCTGGCGACGCCAGACCCCATCTTGCCTTGCATATTACAGCCATGGACTATAATGCCATTGGCTGCATCAAGCAAATTCCCTTTACGAAATTCGATAGTCATTTAAGAGTATTTCTTTTCTTCAAACCAGCGAGAATCTTTACCACATTTGTCTTTATCATTTCGAAGATCAAAACAGTTTAGCATACAATAATGCCCATCAACCATATCACGATCTTTATCATATGCCGGAGATGCGCACTTTGAATCAATACCGATTCGCAATGAGCTATAGCGAATCCATTCACAATCTTTACAAAACTTCATAATTCATTCCTTTTCATCTAGCTGACACAAATATTTATTCGAAACTGATTTCCAAGATACACGCTGATCAGAATTCATTTTGAAAACCAGACCTTCTCTCAGAGTATCGGTAAAATCAATAACAGATTTACCATCAGCATAGGTCAAAATTGCATCAAGAGTAGTTTCGAATGGAAATACTATAAAATTTTCAGTCAAAACTGGAACATTAATCAGACCTAGTTGTTCAGTCAATTGACGACGCTCGGTTGGATTTAACCAAGATTGTGTATCGATATCAAAAACATCATATACAAACATTTGATAATCTTTTAGACCATATATGTTCCCAGAAATTCCTGGGCCGCATTGCTCGCCCTGAATCATCAGATTACGACCTAGGGTTCGCATTTTGTTTTCAACATCGTAAGTACGAGAAACATTCCAAAATGTATTGTTTTCAGAATCTTTTAGAGACAAGTTACGAGAGCAAACCTGATATTCATCATTGTACAAAATATATGATGCAGACTGGCCTTCTAGCTTTTCTGTCATTTCCCACGTATTTGTACTGAAATACATTTTCATATCATTAAAGCAATTCTGAATTCGCTCTTGATCTGATTTAGGGCAATATGACGGAAATGTACCTCTGGTATCAGCAGATTTGAATTCTGGAGGCGGTTCCCACTTCTGAATTCCTAGAGGAAATGATACGTCCAAACCAATCATCAATTCAGATTCAATCATATCGCAGACTGAAAGCGGCAAAATCAATCCCTGAGATAATACTTTCTTTAGTTTAATTGTGCGCAGCTTTTCGCCTTCTACTTCATTATAAACTTTTGGACAGTGTCCCGGTTTAGTGAGAAATGGCGCAATTGCGGTAGGAATGAATGAATCAATCGAGCAATAAATAATAATATCTCCGACTTGATAAATAATAATATCTCCGACTTGATACTTCCCAACTTGATCAATGACCCACCACCCTAAAACTCTATATGAACAAATTTTATCTGCATTAAGTATTGGTTTAATTTCTTCAATTTGAAGAACCTCTGCCATTTTTCTCACATATTCCACAATAAACACTCCTATGAATAAAAACGATAATAGAAATTGCTATACTTACCTTATAGGATAAACGCCATTAACTTCTTGAATAGAAGCCATTTGCCATTTTACGAACAAATTCACTCATACTTATTCCTTATTAATGCTTATTAGCAATTATAAACTAGTCCATCACTTGTGCAAATTAATTCCAACGCGTTTCGACATACTCCAAAACTTGAAACAAATCATCTTCCTCGTCAAACGGCGTAACTTCGCCATAACGAGCAGTAACAGTCATCTTTTCCAAATCGACCATCACACTTCCAGATTTTCCAAATCCCATGCATTCAAACGAATAACGAGAGTGCATCTGAACAAAATGTGTTTTAGCGTATTCTGCGAGTTCATTGTAATGTTCGTTGCTTGCCATTTTAAGTTTCCTTGTTTGCGTTTTAGAGTATGGAGTAATTATAAACTAAGTTCTCTATTGTGCAAATTAATCATGCGCGAGTACTTCGGCAGCATCGGTAGCATGTATTCGAACTGTTCGTCTGTCATGCAGTGATTATGAGTGAATAAAAGCTCAGAGCGGGTCGGTGCATACGGCTTGTGTAGTAGAACTAAGCCGCACTCGGAAAGCAAGAAGTCATCCTTAGCGCAATTGCAATCATGACATGCAGCCACGACATTAACCCAGACGTCTAGACCACCGCGAGATTTTGGAATGATGTGATCACGAGACAAATTCTTTGGATGAAATTCCTTGCCGCAGTATCCGCAGCGAAATTGATCGCGTTTGAACAGTAGCTGATTAGACACAGGAAGTTCTTTATGAATCTTGTCCATGGTAAATCCCGACGCGGCACGAATTGCTATAATCGGCGCAGTAGAGATTTGAGATTGAATACCAGACTTTTGATACCCACCGTGAGCAGTGTATAGAACAGGGCCGAGCGACCACGCCACAGATTCTTTAGCATGATAAGTCACTGCTTCTTCTAGAGACAACCAAGCGCGTGGATTACCAGAAACATCTAGACCTAAGATTTTTTTCATAATAAATGCTGTTAGAAGTTTCTTTAAAAATTCATCTGATTGAAGTGTGGCGGAAAGCTGAAGTATCGATCTCCATCCCATATTTCAGAGACCTTTGGATTAGCAATCCAAGTTAGCAACCTTGCTAATTAACTTTCCAAATAGATAGCAGTGATTTAGGACTTGAACCTAAAGTCTAACCCATTCTTCCGAGCCTATCTTTAGTGTATCCGGAACTTACTAAAAACTATCGGTGTTCTCGTGTAGTCAGAATCACTGCGTTATTGGAGGAAGCGGTGAGATTCGAACTCACGGAGCATTTTAAGACTCTCCAGTTTTCAAGACTGGCGCAATAAGCCGGACTCTGCCACGCTTCCTAATTCTTATTTGATACGGAGGGATTCGAACCCACACATTGCGTCAGGTTTTTAATCTGATCATAAGTATCCCAGTTCCTCTGTTATGCAAACACGTATCAAATTCTTTTGGAGTGTGGTAGGAATTCTGCCATCCTATAAACCTGTTACCTGTTTTGCAGACAAGTGCCTATCTTTTCAGCCAACCACACATATTCTGGCAGGGAATGATAGTAATGCTCCATCTCACCTAGTTTCAAAGACTAGTATCTGCTCTTATCGATTTATTCCCTAAATTTGGTGTGAGTAGGCTGGGATGCTCCGCCGACTTCTGTTTGGAAGACAGATATGTTACTGCTACACTATACCCACGATATAATTGGTGGGCGGACGGTCAGGTTACGATCCTGAGATATCTCTTTCACAGAGAGATGTGTTGCCATTACACTACACGCCGCATAAATTCTGTGAATGTTGTTCGGGTTATAAAGTACAACATTCAAAACTTCAGATTGCTCATGCCATCAAGGCGTAGCTTTCGTTAAGTGCATATTCTGCATTTATTTTTGTTTACATCTTTTAACGACGATCGTTTGTCGAATAGTCTGTTCTGTTACTTCTTTACGTAATCGATAACTAATCAGCCCCATCAAAAGTACACTTTAAAGATCACCACTTTCGCCTCTCGTTTCGTGATCGCCTAAGGCATTGGCAGTGTACTTTTGGTGGAGCTGCCGGCGACGAAGCCGGGTCTTACGCTTATTTTCTCTTCACTTCTTTCCTATTTCTAGGCATCTACTATCATCAATTCTTTTGTGCCCTCGGGGAGAGTCGAACTCCCAGATAACGGCTTCTGTCGAATACCCTCGTTAGAAGATATTCTGCATAAGACCGCTGACTTTACCAATTTGTCTACAAGGGCAAATACTTTACATTTTCTTAGCAATCTTGGCACGTTGCTTTTTGGCAACCAATCCCATCCTGTCCAAATACTCCAATTGCTGAACTAAGCTTAACTTAGCCCACTCACTATTGCGAGTATTTGCTTCCGACCGCTTCACACTTTTTGTCTTCATTTAGGTTCTCCTATCAGACGGTTAATAAATTGAGATGAAGTCCTGTTTGACATTCTAGTACAGGCAACGTTGTCGTTCTTCAAATTTGTTGGTCAGAGCAGATAGATTCTAACCTATATTTCTGAATTGTATAAATAGATATGGTAATAAAGATATAATAAAATCTACTCTGTCCGTAATGCTGGATTTGAACCAACGTTATTCTCCGCCCCAAACGGAGTGCCATACCAGACTAGGCGAATTACGGACAGAATAGACTCTATTATAATGGTTCTCCCAGAACGACTTGCGCGCTCCTCTGAGGTTTACAGGACCCCTGCATCGCTATCTATGCTTTAAGAGAGAAAATTCTTCCACATCGGAACTCAGATGGAACCGCAAATGCTGTGGACACATAAAGTATTTATGGCGATCTAGCGCAGAATCGAACTGCGATCTACGGATAGACAATCCGCGATAATGACCATTATATGACTAGACCTAATTCTGGCAGCCCCTGTTCGATTTGCACGAACCCTAAAGGTTTTGGAGACCTCCGTGCTGCTGCTGACACTAAGGAGCTATAATTGGATGCAGATCTTGGAGTCGAACCAAGTTCTCAGGGGTATGAACCCAGTGTAGATCCGTTCTACTAATCTGCTGTAAATCTGGTACCTCTTGGTGGTTACGCTCCACCGATGACGCGTTATCAGCACGTTAGTATACTATTTACTTAAAGAGGCAAAATTCTTGGCTCCATCTGAGAGGGTCGAACTCCCGACATCAACGTTAACGGCGTTGCGCTCTACCAACTGAGCTAAGATGGAATAATTTTTGGTGAAGAGGGTAGGAATCGAACCTACTGTACCGAAGTGGCGGGGTTACGGCCCGCTGTCCTACCATTAGAACATCCTCTCCGTTAAGCTAATATTTTCTTGTATCCCGATGTTATATTTCTAAAAACATTAATGCAATTTTTCTGTTTTACCCATTCACCTGATTCTAAATCTAGATGATATGATTTTAAAATTCGTTCTTCTGTATGTCTTCTATTAAGAACGAATTCATAATGTTTTACTTTAAATCTCTTCAGAGGATCATATGTTTGGTATGAATTTAATCTAGCATCTAGATCAACCGTCATTCCAATTTTATAATGCTCATGAAATATTTCATTTTCTATGACATATACAATACCTGCTTTAATCTCATTAACAGATGCACCTAATAGAACATTGTGTTTCATTAGCGAAAGACCTGCTAATTTTCTTGCATATCTATATTCAGATGTATCCAATTTATATGAATTTCTATTAAACCCATGAACATATGTATGCATAAAAGCAATTAAATGTTCTTCGTTAATATCATACACTTTACTTGGAATAGTCTTCTCATGCAACATGATTGCAAGTATTCGGTTTTCATTCTCCGTCAATAATTTCATAATAATCACCTATTTTTATTATATCATATTTTAGAATTCTCGTGATCCCAGACTCCATCGGCATATGACCTCCGATTACTAACTGGTTCTATCGAGACACGTTGCTCTCAAGGTGAGTCTTCAATCTACCACATGCTTGGCTGCAGCCAAGAGCTTCGTTGAATGAGAATTCTAAAATATGATGATACTCATAGGAGTATCCAAATATATTTTACGTTATTAATAAATCCACATTTTTGGTGGAGCATCAATAATCTGAACCAAAACATATTTGGAGACCGTCGGTATCGCTCCGAGCTAGTCAATCTGCGTGCAAGGCAAATCCGCAACCTTTTGCTGTCCCCAAATTCTATCATATTGAAGCATCCTAGTCTCTCTAGGCTTCGCGCTGAGGGTAACGAACCCAATGCTTCAATATGAAAACCATCTTAACAAACCCTGAATCGAACAGGATACTCCGAAGCACAGAGCTATACCAACACAGGTCTTGCAAAACCCTCTGTTTGTTATTGTTTATAATGTCCGAGATTCCGAGCCTCAGTGCATACCTTTTATATCAGTCCCATAAATGACTCATTATAAACTTGAATATGATTCCTCGACAACTTTCATTGCCATCCCGACATACAGAAGAATTTAACCTTCGTATCGAGGAAAATCAATCAGATAAATTTGTAAAGAATGTTTCTAAATAAATTTCGATGAACTTATTTAGCTTGTTTGTTTTGATGGATTAATTATAACCCATCGAGTAGTTTGTGCAAATTAAAATCTTTAACTGTTAGTTGAAGTTACGATCAACGTACGTTTCTCATTGTGTCCACGTATGATAATCTCGGTTTCAACCAACAATCAAAATTTTAAAGAACTATCATTAGAATCCACGATGGAATTCTAAGCTTGCCTGTAGGTTCTCAGGTTACCTATCAATTTTGTTTTGATAAGTAATTATAACCTAGTGCATCATTTGTGCAAATTAACAAAAAGGACTCTTGTTAGAGTCCTTGTGATCTTTTCTAGAAAACAGAACTCTCGTCAGATATCATAGCCCTCTGGCGCATGATAGCTAATGACGCTCGGGAGCGAATTGGTAAGTGTAATTTGTTTGTCCATACTCTTATTTATGGCGGATAAATTTTGTCGTAAAATTCTTTCATTCGAACCTCGTACACGAGCATTCGATCTAACACAGATGGATAGAACTCATCAAACGCGAAATCATGTATGTCTTGCAGTTCTTGCATAAAGTCTACGAATTCCGAGTACGTTTTATCTGTCTCTATGTTAACTAAGAACTTACGCGCGAACTTTTTGATCAAAGGCTTTTGCTCTGGAGCAGAAATAACTCCGTAATGCTTTCGAATTGCTTCGAACCCAAGCACTAACCCAATCGGGTCAAACGTCTTGTTATAGTTATTGTAATAAGAAGCGCCATAGTTCGGTACATTGCAACCGCATCCCTGCTTTTGAACCAGTCTTAGAACATCCCGAATTATAAGCGCGTATCTGATACGATTATATTCTGACACTTCTTTTACACGAGCCAGTTTCATTGCGAAAGTTTACTACGCAATTCGTATCCCATCAGAGGCCAAATTTTCTGCACCGCGTTTTCACGTGCAATCTTGCGACCAATCTCGGCGTTGAAATTCTCAGGACTAGCACACGCAGATTCTGCAGTTACAGTAAACCCATTTTTCAAGACGAGAACGCAAAATGTTAGCAGTTTAAGCGAGCATTCAATCATTGTTAGATCAGACGCGCTTTTAATTGTGTCGTGTACGCTTCCTGTATGATTGAACGATCCGGCGCCGTTCAGACCATCGAGCGCCGTGAAGTAATGCTCGCTGGCGATATTAGACTCAATGTTTGTGGGTGTAATGCGAGGTGCAACTGCCGCGCCTTTGGCAACGATTTCATCTTCAAGTTGTTGTGTTGGATTTGTCATGTGTTTCCTTATAAAAGGGTAGTTAAAATTTTCCGAAGTCGATTCGGAAATCGAGGATATTTTTCTTTAACGAACATTTCTTTCGAGAAATTGAATCCACGAGAAGAAACTTCCTTCTGATAATCATTGTAGATAGTGCGTTTAATTGCGTAAGAGGTTTTAAACTCATTTACATACGTCTGCATATCTCTAGTCATCACAATATTCATATTCAAGTCCAAATCGCTCGTTAATAATTCTAGACATCCATTCACCGTAGAAGCAATCTTCTTCAATCATTGCTTCTGAGCATTCTTTGATGATCAGCTGAGCAAATTTTATCTCTTTAGGGAATAAAATATTTCGATCAAATCCGTTGTACTCAGACACTATAATGCCAGCTTCGATCACCAATTCTTTAATACGGTTATTCATTGTTCAATTCCAAAATGGTCTTTGATTTCACGATACGCTTCATACAGGCCAAGACAATAATCATCATGTCTATTATTATTTCTGCCAAACTCTTCTTCTTTTAAAACGACTCCGATACATTCTTCTATAATCAATTTAGCGAATTTTTCTTGATCAGTTTTAATAAAATATCCACTTGCATTATCATACACGGCAGACTGTTCTAACAGTTCTTTAATCAGTTCGTACATATTCAATTCCAAATCGCTCGTTAATAACTCTAGACAGCCATTCGCAGTAGTAACAATCTTCTTCAATCATTGCTTCTGAGCATTCTTTGATAATCAGCGAGCAAATTTTATCTCTTTAGGGAATAAAATATTTCGATCAAATCCGTTGTACTCAGAAACAATAATACCTGCTTCAATTGCAAGTTCTTTAATACGGTTATTCATTCTTAAGCCCAAATTTTTCTATAATATGTGAGCATACATCAACTTTTGCTTTAAACCAATCATCTCTAGAATAGTCATCTGGCAATGCACACGCTAAACATTCTTTGATAATCAATTCTGCAAACTTTTGCAAATCTTCTTTTTCGAATATTACTAAATTTTCCCAGGCTGCATCACCACCCTCTGAACTTGGAACTCCCATTGGGTACCAAGCATTAGATTTATCAGCAAGTTCTTTAATTCGGTTATTCATCATTTTACATGCAATTGCGCATTACAATTTGGGCAAACAATATACTTTATGATATCACAATCACCTCGATAATCTGATATCGATTTAGTCTTTACATCAACATATTCTAGAGTTACACCGCAGCACTAGCAAATTTTTTCTCTAGTAATAGATTTATCCGGATTCACATTAATAATTCTCATTGCATAATCACTTTTTGGTATACATTACATCATCATTAGCAGCATAAATCCAATTAGACATTGGAATAATGACTGGAACAGCTTCTTGTTTGAAATTAACGAATTTGAAAATCCATTGTAATTTATTAAAAATCATAATCTTCATCAATGACATCTTCGTCGTCGTCGTACTCGTCGGTGTTAATGTGTACATCGCCAAATTTTAGCAGGCCATCTTCGCTTCGGCTGCAATAAGTCGGAACTGAAAATGTAATTTTAGTGCCCAGAGGACGATCACCGAACACTTCTCCGAGCTCTTTTTCACCCATGTATTCGACGGGCGTCAATCCGATCAAGCCGGCATCAACACCATATGTGAATCCATCGGTTCCACGATATGATCCATCGCCATACATCGTATCAAAAGCATAAACTTTGAATCCTTTAATTGTTCCAATTGGTTCATTAAAATAATCGCATGAGCCAAGTAATTCCATCCAATCATCATCTGCGACAGCATAGCAAGGATCGCAGAGAGCATATTCTCCGGCGGGAACATAGAAGCCAATAGTATTAGAAGTTTTTTTCATCTGTATCACTTTCTTTGTTTTTTTCATCTGTATCACTTTCTTTTGTTTGTTTCGATAAGTAATTATAAACTAGTTTAAACTTTGTGCAAATTATTTTATGTTCTTCCTAGAGTACCCAGTAATCAATGTCGAATACCTCACCAGTTGATACATCGCGCCACCGGACATTCACGGGACGCACGATTGGTGCGCCGTCGCTATAAGTCGCTCCGACTGGCACTGGACCTTTCACGGCCTCCATGTCATGCCCGAGGAACATGCGGCGATTTATCTAAGCATCGTTGTGAGCGTAGATAACCCGGACTGGGCAAGAGGCACTTGCATTCTGGCAAAGGCTGCTGTGCCGTATTCGATCATCTGCTTGGGCGTGTAGGACCAGTCGAAAGTCTGGTTTATGTCGCGCTCAGGTAGTGGCGGCATCATTCTGTTTTCTCCTTTGCACCAGCAGCGCGATAGAGTGGTATAGGACTCCAATCATCTTGAGAGTCGCATTCCGCTCCTACTTGCGATCCCCAGTAGCTATATCGCACCCCATCAAATCCGATCCACAGTTCTGGCTCCTGCGCCTGAAGCGCTGCGAGTTTTGCTTTCAGTGCGTCTCGCTCAGCCACCAGGGCTTCGACTTCCTTTTCAAGCCTCATGATTTCTCACTCTTGGCCTAAGCCCACTTCGTACAGGGCTTCAAATGCATCAGCCCTTTCAGATTGCGCGAGTTTGCGCCGTGCTAAATCCATAATTTCACGTACTCGGCCGATCAAAGTTTTTTTCATCTGGTTTTTTTCATCTGTATCACTTTCTTTTGTTTGTTTCGATAAGTAATTATAAACTAGTTTAAACTTTGTGCAAATTATTTTATGTTCTTCCCTAGAGTACCCAAAAGCACTTTCGTATGCACGTTGTCGCCAATTTTACGAGAGTACATGTGATCTTTTAGTTCAGGATGGCGTAGCACTTCTGGATCGTTATCGGCCGGTCTAGAGATCTCGTCTCCACGAGCTTTGTGGTACTCTTTAGCTTGATCAAACGTATGCAGATGATCAGTTAAATTTGTATGCTTTTTAATATGAGACAAAGCTTTACCAGACAATTCTGTGTGAGCGCGTTTTTGCTTCAGATCGGCAGATAACATTTCTGTCGCAGACTTTTTACCTTCAGGAGTTCCGTCTGTTGCAATTGCAACCATTTTTCTACCCGTATGATGCGCGTCTTTGTACAACGATACAGCTCGAATTTTGCCATCTTTATGATGTAATTTCCACATCGGAACGTTTTTGATCATATCTTCTGGCGATTTAAACCCGTTGCCATGAACTCCGCCCTGATCTTCATATGATTTTTGAAGCATGCTAAACACTTCGTGCGCATGCTTCTGCTTACCGACTACATTATGTGGCAACAAATTTTGAAATGATTCATTAATTCGAGCCAATTTCACATAATCACTAAATGATAAAGGAGTAAAATCTTCTAATAGTATTAACATATGTAATTACGAAGCCTTCTGATTTCTTCTGTTATTGTTTTAATATCGCCGACTCTATGACCACCGGTTGAATAAACTACTCTGGCTCTACTGAGATATACAGATTCTGCAACTAAGTGATCGATAACATCATCATCCGAGCAGAGAATAACGATTCTGCTCCGAGTAGGCAAACTCTTTGGTGTAATCTTTTTATATTTAATCGCAACATCAGAAGAAACTCCTAATTCTAGCAAAGTCGTCGCCGGATCTGTCGCAGGGTTGTACAAAACAAATACAGCAGAAACAAATTCGGTCAAACGTTCTGCATACCACCCGCCAAGTGATGACCCGATTATAACTAGTTCGCCCGGATATGAATTAATTTCGGCGGCAAGTTTTAATACCGATTCTTCGGGAAAATTGTAATCGTACGTCAGCGCAATCAAATTTGGATAAACTGCGCGTAATTTGTTGGCAGTCTCTGATAAGACTGAAGAGCTGTAACCGTGAATGTAAAAGTAAGTTTTCATATGTTAATTATAATCACTATGCTCTTTTGTGCAAATTGTTTCAGATCCCAATTCTTTTATCTCTCCACCCAAGCATAGCTTAAATACTTCGGCACATTCATAGACATAAAAATAAACTTTTTTCTGCTCGGTAATTAGAACATAATTCATAAAATTCACTCTCCGTTAGTTACAGTGTATTCTATTAATTTAATACCGGCTTCTTTTATCATCGATTGGCAAATCGGACACGGCTTTGCAAGCATAGGTTCACCTTTAGCATTAAAGCGAAACACTCCAATTCGATAAGCCTTTGAGAGATCTCGAACCTTAACGATCGCTGCGCATTCTGCATGCATTACTTCTTTCTTTAGAATTCCTACTTTAGTCCCATGAACTTTCATTTTTGGGTGACTTTTTTCATAAGAATTCTGACCTATCGACAATGTCCGGCCGTGCTTATCGTATATCACGGCCGTGATATGCTGTCGTTTAGTCATTTTGAATCATATCTTTAGATTTTTGAATCAATTTTGTAAACTGATACTTCCGATTAGATTCACAGTGACCACAGCTTCCATGATTTCGGAAAGAACGGTCAAAAGACTTTGAACCACGATATTCTTTGCGATTTTCTTTACCGTGTACAATTGATTTTTCGAGAGACATGATACTATTTCCGTTCGATCACTTGATCTACGAAACCAGCATAGACCTTTTCAAAGAAGTCCCATGCATCTTCTTCATTCAAAGCGCGAACCGGAATGACAACGTCTTTACCAGTCGGGTCGTAAGTGTAGAAGTCGAAAATCTTGCGAGAATCTGGAGTTTTTGTAGTCTTAATCATTTTAGTTCCGTTTGGTTGTTTTGGAGTATGGAGTAATTATAAACCAGCGCATCATTTGTGCAAATTAAACTGAATGCTCTCTATTCACTTTGTTTCATTTTCCATAGTAACCCATGGTCAGAATCGAGAATCATCTCTAGCACGATTCTGACCCATGCTACAATGGTTGTAGCTGTATAATTAATTTAGCTAGTGATCCAATACCGGTTTCATATACTTTCCACATTTAAAAATGCTTGAATCCAAGATGACTATCGGTGCAATAAGTCCATACGCCATCTACGAAGATATAGTTATATTCTTCTGAGCATCCGCGTGCAATATATTCAGCAAAATCCTCATATGTCTTGGTTGAGTTTCCACAATATGACATTCCGCGATTTTCGCCATCACGGCAGTAAAAAGTAGTAACACCCTGTTGATGCATGAACATATCATGCCGTTGATTTGGGTCTGGGCGTACTCCCTCACGCAAGCATTGAATATCGCCAAACATTAACAAATCATCTACAATGGTTTGAGTAGTGTAATAATTTTTCAATGTAATACCAACATGACCCAGATAACCATCATAATGGCAATATACAGAAGTAACGGATCCATCTAGATTGAGAGTTGAAATCGATGCATGAGTAGACATTTTAAGTTTCCTTGTTTGAACTATGCGTGTGTGTGTTTATGTAAAATAATTATAAACTAACTCAGGCTTTGTGCAAATTAAACTCTTTTGCGAATCGCAACTTCGTCTTGATGACTTTACCAGCATATTCTGATCTAGCCGACCCGTTGTAGCATCTAAGCATCTCGAATTCAGTTTTGTTTTTGCATTCCGATAAGATCTTCGTTCCAATTAGAATATTCTTATGCGGGTCTAGCAAGATCTTCTTTTGCTTCTTATGAACCGACGCGACTACTTGCATCAATCCTGTTCCGAACCCGGCGTCAGCCTTCGGGTTGAATCTAGATTCAACGTAGATGACAGCCAAGATGGTCAGCGGATTCAGCTGAAACATTTTAGAAGTGTATTCGATAGTAGTAGCCCAGGAGACGGCGACGTAATGAGATACAGTCGACTCTTTTTCAATTATAGATGCTATGGCGGAATGAGACGGCGATTGCGGAGCTTCTATTATAGCCATTGGTGACTGAAAAATAAAAAGGGAGCTAGCAAGAACTAGCTCCCTGAGGAGTTTGGTCATATTTAGTTCTTATTCAACTAATTCTACAGTAGTGAGATCAATTTCTCCATATTGGTTCTGATAGAATTTAATTTTTACATTCTCTATGATAGCATATCCATATCCATCTTCATCTATTTCGTAGAAATAGCCAAGTTCCTTAAGGCATGGAACTTTCTTCAAGATGTGATAAGATATACAGTACGTCATGCTATTATTTAATCAAAATGAAACTTCGCAAACTCCGCCTGCACAACCGGCAGCTGCCATGGTATCAATATTGATATAAGTCTGTTTACTAAGCTCTTTAGAAAATTCGATATGTTGCATTGTTCTATTGATATTAGACCATTTATGTAAATTATAACAATCTTTCAAGCAATTAGTCATTTTATCTAAATCGTCAGAAAAATAATTTTTAGCAAATTTATCTGCACGACGAACCCAATCGCGTTTTAATAAATCTTCAGATTCTTCTGTTAATTTCAATCCAGTGCCTGCTAAAGTTTGACACGCCAGCCATAAGTTTTCATTAAACGCTCTTAGAGCTTCAACTATTAATCCAGATGCAAATAACGAACCTTCACCATAAGTGTTAACTATTTCACTGAACGATAACACTTCAGTGAAAGGCGCTTGAGCATATGCTTTGTCTCCTGCTGCAGATAATAGAGATACACCAGCAAACCATTGTCGATTATCAAATAAGTACTGTTCGACTTCATCCCAATTATCTACGGTTATTGTATTACTTACGTTATGACGAAGTTTTGGGTGAACGCATAGATCAACATTTGTTCCATATTCTACCCAATATTGTTGTGCAAGTTTAACATATTCTAATTGTGACACGCCAAGTAGATCTGATTTAAATCTAGATCCATCTAAAGTAGTTACTGGGAAAGCAACTACTACATCAGTGCCATTTGAACTCCAAACAGAACGTTCCACCATTTTTGGATTAACTTTTTGAATATATTTCGCAACTTCATCATTAATATTCATTTGCACATGTCTAAAATATTGTTTAGAATGTTCTCCATGAATTCCTGATGCAGTGCCTAATAATGTACTAGCATTTCCGCTTGGTTTTACGCATGTCGTACGTGCAGCTTGATTAATATGCAGTAATTTAGCAATTTCTTTATTAGTTTCTTTAATCAATTCTGCACCGGCAATCATATTGCTTTTGTCAAATAACACTTGCGGATTATTCATCCAACCAGTAATCGAGCATCCGATCAGAGCTTCTCGTTCAGTGATTTTCTTAGTTGCAGCCGACAGATATTTAAAATTTGTATACCCTGCTTGAATAGTACCAAGAATAGCAGATGCTTTGCATGCTCGCATAAATGTTTCTACAGAAGAACATTTCCCTCCGTTAATTTCTGTTAAATTGCAATATTGAAACCCTGATTCATCAGTTTCTGTTTTTGGACGCATTCCCGTCTCAACGCATGGGTTCCATAAAAATTCATCTGAATCTGAAAATATAAATCCAGGCTCTCCAAAATCTTTAACTGACTTCATGATATTAGACCATTCATCACGAGTCAATTCATCTCTTAAAATCATCACTGAATTATTAGATCTTCCACGCTGTGGATTAGTTACAAACCAATCTCCAGTTTTGGCTGTTAACATATCATTATCATCTTTACCAAAAACGCAAATCGTGGCAGAATTATGTGAAACTCCAGTCGCGCCTGATATTGGATGTTTAGCAATAAAAGCGTGTGAATGACTGCTAACTTCGATATCATAAGTTTCAATATCTCTAGATTTTGTAACAGATACAATAAATTTTAATTTTGCAGTTTTAGCCATGTTTCCAATTCCT